TACAACTATGACTACCGAGTTAAGTATCTTACGAAATATTAGAAAGATGAAGATAGCCCTGCATCATATGCTAATGTGGAATTCTTGCATGGTACACGTAATGACTTTGTAAGAGATTGGCTAAAGAAGAGATTGACATTTATGGATGGAGTATTCTTATTTGCTAATAATAATATTATCTATCCGTACAATGAAAAAGGTTCTTTCAAGTGTGGTGGAGCTTAGAACAATAACTCTAAGTTAACTATTAAGATGAATAGTCCTGCTATACTTACTGTGAATATAGGTAATGCAGCAGGTAGTGAAACTAGATATTACATAGAAGAGAATGTGGATACAGATATATATCTGCCATCTTTATCTTCATTTAATACTCAGATTACAGTAAACAATATGTCTGAGATAAGTAATATGAAAGGACTGGACGAGATTAGATTTCAAGGTTTCATGACATCAATGTCGCTACCTAGTATGTCCGAAATAGATATACAAAATACTAGTACATTATCATCGAACCCTATAGACTTTGCTACTATATTCGTTAAGAGATAGGATGGCAAGAGTGTTTCAGATATTAGACATATTAATTTGTCTAACACTAGTTTTTGGTCAGGAAACAGTGGTGTTAACTCATTTCCAGTAGACATATAGAACTATAACAAATTAAAGACAATAGATATATCAAATGGATGTGTAACTTCATTAGCACTACCTAATGCCGCATTATCTGCTCTTACTTTAACAAATTCTGCGATAGAAAGAGTAACTCTAGCTGATCAACCTTTTATTAGTAAAATTGATTTTACAGGATGTAATAAACTACAATCCGTAGAAGTAAGTAATTGTAACTAGATAATAGAATTAGACTTACGTAATTTGAGTGACTTAACTAGTATCAATATTATTGGTTGTGCTAAGCTCGAAAGAATTTATGCACCTAACTGTAATAAGTTAGCCACATTTAATGTGTCAAATGCTAATGCACTCAAGTCTGTAACCCTATCTAATTGTAATAATGCTAACTTAAGTATTAGTTTAGTAGGAGCTCCTAATCTTGAAGAATTGAATTTAGATAATACAAATACTACCGATGTAATTGAATTTGCACCAGGATTCAATAAATTGAAAACATTAAATATTTCTTCAAGTAACATTAATGCATTTCAATTTGGAAATGATCCTGTAGCTACTACATCTACAGGTGAAAGAATACTAGATCTTAGTCCATTTACTTTTACTAATCTGTATATGTACTATAATAGTTCTAAGTATGTAAAATTTAAGAATAGTAAAACAAATCCTTTCGCAGTTAATAGTTCTACTTTTAATAACTGTTCTAGTTTAACTAGAGTATTCGGACACATAAAACTAACATCAGGAAGTGTATTCAATACTTGCCCTAACTTCTTTATACACGATGTACTAGAAGACGTGACTATTAAACCAACTAGAGGGCAATGGTACGGTCCAGATACAGATACTACAGAGGGTTAGGAATAGTGGGATAACAATCAAGGATTAGAGACTAATATATCCATAGGTACTACTAATTTAAGTAGCTGCTTTGTAGGAACTAAAGTAAACATATATGATGTATATTATATATTGAACATGTGTGATGATGTCGAAAACATTGTTTCTATATTTCATTCTTGTTCAAATGTAATTACAGATTTTAGTAATCCTCTAAGTAGAGACACATTTAAATATTGTGGTAATGTTACTAATGCTTAGCATGCCTTCTATGCTACTAGACTGACAGGTCCTATGTATAGTCCTACTCATACTGGAGATACAATTACTGAATACAATGGTTTATTAAGCCCTTTGAAGAAGTTAGTATCCTGCAGCAGTATGTTCGAAACTGCTGCTGGCAATTTCTACATAGATGATTTATTCTTTGCATAGATAGGTGCTAATCAATATTTACAATTGGCACATCTGTCTAGCATGTTCAATTACGGTGGTAGTAATATAATATTTGTAGATAACTGTGATGAAACTTTAACTTCAGCAGAAGTAGCAGAGGGACGAAGAGCATATGCTAGAGCATCTAAATTATTAAGAGATCTTCCCAATCTAGATACTATAGCTAATATGTTCAATGGTTGTTGGTTTAATTTCGATACAGAAAGTACCGACGATAGTGTAACATATAGTCCGTTGTTTGCTTATAATAACAAACTAAGAGTAGTTAGTTGGAGTTTCAGAAATATCAAAGCTAAAGGTTCATTGATTAATCTATTTGGTGGTAATTCAGTATTTGATAGTAGTAATTTATTCTCTAGGCAAATAACTAAATTATTAGGATGTTTCTATATAACTTCTAATGATGGAGACAAGGTGTATTTCCCTATACACAATAGTATGTTTAGATAGATTAAACTTACTTTACAATACATAGGTAATACAGAAGATACTAATCAGATTCCAGATTAGGCTGCTACATGTTTTCATGGTGCTGGTATAAATAGAGTATTTGTTAGAGAGTCTGATGAAACATATCCTTATGATGTATTTAAAGGTGTTGTTAATCTGATTGCGTGCCCATGTTTCTTTGCCAATATGACTGTTCCTAATTCTAGTGGAGTAGTATACGAACTACCGGGAAACATTTTCTAGGACTGTTCAAATCTAGTACAGATAACAGGTTGCTTTAGAAATCAATTAGTAAAGTATAAGTTGACAGGTAAGGGATTTACCAATTGTAAACTTACAAATGTTTCGTATGCGTTCTATGAAGATTCGGAAAGTTATACAAAAGAAGGAGGAGTTCCATATGGTTTATTTTATATGGAAAGAGATGTAGTAAGAGCCTCTACTGGTTGGAGTCATGCAGATGCACTTAAACTAGGAATAACTGAAAACTTTGGTATAACTGAAGAAGGAAAACATGATCCTGATGCAGTACTTCCACAAACTATTGATTACAGCGAATCAATAAAAGCTGTTAGAAGTAGTATAACTGATATGCGATATGCATTGGCAAACTTCTCTAGCCCTAATGCAGAAGGATACATTAGAAAGCAAGTAGAATTAAATACTGTTGAAGATGCAGGAGATTTGATAATAACTAATGAAAATTATAATGTTTCAGAATTTATAGTAAATACTGCATATGATCCTAGAGATCAAATACCTAATCCAGGGTATGATCCTAATAATCCTGGTTCTACCCCAGAATATATTGATAATCCCAATAAGGATATACATAGAGTAATAAAGAATCCAAACTATAGTCCTTACAAGAAAATATGGAATATTGATTATTATGATGGAGTATATGGTCTAGGGGATCTGATATAGAACAGTACTTTGTATCAGAACATACAATCTGGTGTTATAACAGATATTGATCCTAATATTCCATCAGAATTCTTCAATGAAGACGATATGCGATACCCTCTTAGTCCTACAGGATAGAATAGATTAGATAGTATGAATTACATAGTTCCATCAGATCTATTTAAATATTGTGTCAATAATACTAATACTAATATATCAAATGTTCTCACAGGCAGTGGTAGAAAAACTGTTAATGGAGTGCAAAGATATAACTACGGTATATATGGTAGAATACCAAATAGAATATTCAAAACTCTTACCAACATATCCAGTTTAACTAATGTGTTTGCGTATTGTCGTTGCATTAATCCATATACTTGGAATGATGATAGTAATAATGGACAGATGTTTCCTTCTGATATGTTATCTAACAATACTGCATTAAAAAGCGTTTCAGGACTATTCTGTGGAATATATATACCTGCAAAAGTAGTTATACCTTCTACTTTACTTAGTAAGAACTTGGCTCTTACAGATATATCTTATTTATTCTATGATGCTACCTTCCAAGGCTCTGCTGATGATGTTCAACAGTTAAGTGATACTACATTCTAGTATAATTATATATTACAGAATATATCATATGCATTAGCTAGTACCAATTCTACTGGAGGATGGATGGGTCAAGGACCGAAGAAGATAGGATCAAATCTGTTTACTCAATCTAAACATAAGAATCTTACGAAGATAACAGGTTTATTCTATGGAGATACTTCTACAACAGGTTCTGTGCCAGAATTCTGGACATGGCTAAATAATCTTACTAATACGAATAAACAAAATGTATTTGCTTACATGAGTAAGAGTCTTATTACTAATAGTGGTAGCATACCAGAACAATGGGCAACTAATATGAGGGATTAATATGGATGTGAAGTTATTAACTGATAGAGAGTTATTAGAAGGCATATATACTATGTTGTAGTATGTATTAGTCAAGGTAAACGAAATAGATAATGACGATAAACAATTTGGCATGAACTTAGCTGCTGACTTACTCGGCAGCATAGTTTATGACGCTCAACCTAGAACTACAAGATATGCAAATTAAATGGTTAAAAGAGAGTAATAGAATGAAGCACCTGAAGTACGCAATAGTACCAGGTGCTCTGTTCACCATACTATTCGTAGCTGGTCTAGCATCAGGTATGGAGTTTAAAGATAAAATGTATGGTGGTAAATGGGATTGGTTAGATTGGATAGCTACTATAATTGGTGGTACTATAGGTCAAGCAATTCAAGTAGGTATAATATTATTATTGAAATTATGCATATAATATCAGAAAGAATAGCAAAAAGAAGTACATATACTATAAGTAATATGTATATAGATGGCGTTAAGTTCTGCAATGTTCTTGAAGATACGGATAGGGGACTTACACAAGATATGTCGATAGAGGATATATAGAAAGCCAAAGTATATGGTAAGACTGCTATACCTACTGGTACATATAAAGTTACTTTAGATATCGTATCTCCTAAGTTTAGTAAGTATAAACAATATAAATTCTGTAGTGGAAAATTACCTAGACTATTAGATGTACCTGGTTTTGATGGTATACTAATTCACATAGGTAATACAGAGGAGGATACAGATGGATGCTTATTAGTAGGAAAAAATAATGTCGTTGGTAAAGTAACAGAAAGTACTGTGACGTTTAAAGCATTATATGATAAGATGCAAGAAGCAGTAGAGAATGGAGAATAGATTACTATTACTATTAAGTAATACAGAGGAGGATACAGATGAAAACAATTTTATATAATCCTATATTCATTAATCCTTAGGCATACTATGTATTTCCAAGGCTAACTAGGTATCTGCAGCCAGACAATGAGTCTACTGCAGAACCAGCTAACTATATAGGTACAATTGAAGTAAAGGTAATAGCGTATGGAGATACTACTTTAAAAAGAACCTATACTAATACAGATTCTATAGACCTAAGTGAATTTAAGAATACGTGGATACGTATTAGTCTATTCACTAAAGTAGGTTCATGTGTCTTAGGAGAGTGGAAGATTGGCAATATGGAATCAGATCTTCCTTATATAGATCCAGAAGTATTAGCTTCTCTTAAAGCTGTAGTTATAGTTGGTAATAAGACTAATAATGATTCTGATAGAGCTATTATCAAGAACTTGGTGGACCCTGACAACCCGTTTATCATAAGTAATGCTGCTTTCAAGCTTAATAGTGGGTTTGGAAAATACGAGGAAGATTTTACTGATTGGAGGATATATCCAAATATAAAAGTTACTGATAGTGTAGTTACTACCGATGGAAATTTTAAATCTAGTTGGTTTATATATAAGCACTCTAGTGAAAGTAAGATAAATGAAATGAATATAAAAGTTTCAGGTATTCCAAAAGGAGGAAAAATCTTATACTTTTATATTTCAGATGAAACAGCTAATATGCCTATTGCATATACTATACCAAAAGATGGTATTTATCATTTACCTGAATCTAAGATTAATAATAATCGTGCTAGTGTAGGATTTACAGTAGAAAGTTCTTACGATTGGAATAATATAAGAATCGAGCAAATCCCCTCTTTCGAAGGCGCATTCGTCACCGACGGAGTTGACGACCTGATTACTTCCACCAAGACCGTACAGGAGATGCTGGGAGGAAGCAATGAACTAACAATCGTGTCCATGGTTCATCAAGTTAAAGATTCAGCTAATAATGTATCTTTTACCAATTATATAAGAGGTAGTGCCAATGGCTATTTCCGTAATATCGTGAATAACTACGACAAGACTGGAATATATGGATATACTTCTTCTGACTTAATGGGTTTGTCAGTTGTAAATAATATATTAGGTGATAAGAATGATTATACGTCTAATGGCGACAATAGAGACTCCATAATCAATGGTAATTTTAGCGTTCAAGGATATTCGTATAATGACGGTAATAATACTGGCGATTTTAGTTCTGTCGCTTGGTACTGGACAATCATCGCCAACAAGGTACTGACTACCGACCAAATCAACCAAGTAATCGATTACTTCAACTTGGATAGGACTCTTAACCCTGATATACTGTGTAATACCATCAAGCAGGGAATCACCAACGAGAACCACGCAGAGTTTGGCGATAAGCTGATTGACTTTTCCGGTAATGGTAGGGATATTCAGTTGAATAATCTGGCTTGGAAAGGCGGTAGTGGTATCGCGGCTAAACAATATGAAACATTTAAAGATTGGACTAATACTCCTTATCAAACTTCGACAGTAACAGAAATAGATGAGTTTACTAGAGTAGTAGATTCTACTTCTAATGCTTATTGGGTAAGTATGATTAATAGAACTTCTGATTTTGATAAAGTTCATGATTCTATTAATATAGTTCTATACCAAGATGATATGCTATTAGTTCATGAATGTAAATATAAGATAGACGAGAATGTTACAACTAAGGCATTATACGAAACTTTAAAATCGGGTGTAAATACAATAACATTAGCAACTATTGATAAGTTTACAGATATACCGGAAGATGCAGAAATAATGAGTCTTGGCGAATGGGTTAATCCTAAAAGTAACAAAGGTTCTGTTAAGATAACTCTATTACCTAGTTATGAAGGAGGAGTATTACTTGATGGTATCAATGACTTTGGTAAGGTGACAGGGATGCCGATTTACAAAGATTATACTTTCATTATAGATTATGAACGTATAAGTTATACAAGCGAAGGATGGGGAGGAGCTATTGTTTCTAAATCTCCTATCGCTAATAATGGAGCTTTTATTTCGATGATGGCTAATTCGGCTGGATTAAATAAACAATTATTCTCTTTTGGAGGTGTTACGGCATTTATAAAAGATGATTTATCAAGAATCTTGTTTTGGCAGACTAAATATAAATCGGAAAATACTGAATTAACAGTAGGAGAAGGAGTTGATGGTGATACTCTTTGGTTAGGTACTTTAAGAGATAATGATTCTCGTTTCTTCAATGGAGTTATTTATTCTCTTATGTCTTTCCCTTATAGTATGTCAGAATTCTTAATCGAGCGTCAGTTGAAGAAGTACAAGCTGGGTACGCTGTATCCAAATATGGTGGAGTTTAGACCGATAGTGAAGAGTAATTCAGAATATACTATTACAGCTTTTTCAGGCTCTACCCCAATGGTTATAGGTTCATATTATCCTATTAATACTCCTATAACTTTTCACGTTAAGCCTAAAGGTTTAGTGGATGAAGTTGTAAAGCTAACTATTAATGGGAAGGAAACGGTATTTAATAAAGTTAGTGGTACTACTTATATATATGATTATTCTTCTTTACCTAAGTCCCCTCAAAAGATAGACATCACTATTGACGAGTACATAAGGTACGAGGATATTGTACAACCTTATCCAGAAATGTGGGTTATCACCCAAAATGCGAAAAAAGTTTCTTGGGGAGATAAGCTAAAAGTCGGAAGTGAATTTGGCTATAATAGTAAAATCAATTTATTGTCTGGTTTATATAGTACTGCAAATAGTTATTATAATGGAAAGGTGGTAAAAGCCGGAGATGTTTTAAAAGTAGAAAAGCAAATGGTTTTTGCCTGTGATTACAGTTGGATAGGTGGTACTAACGAACCCAAATGCATCCTATCTCCTAGCAGGCTAAGAATACCAAACTCTAGCTATAAGATACTAGGCTACATTCCTGATATATCAGGTCACGGTAATCATGGAGTTATTCATAATTCTGCTTATGCACTAAATAGTGGGGCTAATGGATATACAGAAGACTTTACTAAGTGGACTTTATATACAGGAGTTAAATGTACAGATAGTATTATTAGTCTTGATTCTAGTTTTAATAAACAAGACCAATGGATTCTATTTAAACCCAAAGGTTCTAATATAAATCAATTCACTATTAATATTAAAGGAATACCTGATGGTGGAAATTTATATTTACGTTTATCAACTGATTCTAGTATAAAATTAGAAAATGGAATTAATGAGATAAGTAGTTATACAAATGTCACAAATTCAACTGGATTTTTTATAGGAGCAAATGGTCTTAATTTAGACTGGTCTAATCTTGTTATTGAACAAGTAGGAGAATACGAAGGAGCCTACTGCTTAGATGGTGTAGATGACTTTGTTACTATTCCTACTACGGTCGGTGGCAAACAAGTGTTGATGAAGGTGAATTGGGACAAGACGATTGCAGATGCTATCTTATACGATCAAAGAGGCTATCCTAATGAGTTTGCTATCTATAATGCTGATAATGATAATAGTGGTAATCCAGTTTTTGCTTATCAGGCAAGAAATAATGGGCAAACATATATTGATGGTATTTTGAATAAAAATATCAAAGCATCCGAATTGAGGGCTATTACTCATAATATAACTATTACAAATGAACTGCAAGCAGGAGTAAATCAATCATACGCTGTTATAGGTTCAAATAGAGTGAATGATGCATACTTTACTAAGATGGCATTATATGATTTCATGCTCTTCGATGAAATCTCAACAGACGATAAGATTAAAGAGTTGAACGAGTATGTGGGAATAGAAGGAAATACATAATGGAGAAAGACGGAATAATTGATTTAAATAACAAAATATTTATACAAGAATGAAATATATAGTAGTACCAGCCGAAGTGCTGATTGATATAACACAAGATACACTAGACGAAATGCATTTAGTATTTCGTTATAGTGTAGATGGAACTGAAGTAATCATGAAAGTTGCTAACTATGAATTACTATTCCCATCAGCAATGACATTACCTTTAACAGAAGAAGATGAAACTCCGGAAGTAGTATATCCGTATCCTACCTATGAAGGAGAAGAATTACAGAAATTGTTAAGCAGTGATAAATGGACTAATAAAGAAGAACAACTATGAGAGAAACTATAAATTTCGTACCTAGTAAGTCAACCCCCAATCACAAAGAAGTACAGTATTGGATAGACTTACAAACTGATCCATATGGTAGATGTATTAAAGCATGGACTGGATCTGAATGGAGTACTATTACTGATAATGATCTAATTGAATCTATTAACAAAGAACTAGCTAATAAAGCAAATAAAGCTACTACTTTGTCTGGTTATGGTATTCAGGATGCATATACTAAGGAACAAGTAGATGCTAAAGTAGCATCTGTATATAGAGTGAAAGGTTCTGTAGCTAATTTCGAAGCACTACCTACCACAGCTGTAGTTGGAGACGTATATAATCTAACAGATACTGGTGCTAACTATGTATGTATTGTAGCTAGTCCTGCTGAATGGGATAAGTTATCTGAAACAGTAGACTTGAGTCACTGTGTAACATCTGATGAAGTATCTACTGTAGTATCTATGACTTAGACAGAATATGACACTTTGTCTGTTAAAGATTCTAAAACACTATATTTAATTCACGAATAATATGAAATTAGGAGATAAAAATATTGTAGCTGCATATCTTGGCGATGTTAATGTATTTACTAACTATTATGGAGTTAGCTTTCCTATAGAACCGTAGAGTACATTATTGACTAGAACCGGGTATATGCCTTGGCATAAAGAACTTCCTATACATTCTAAGATGAAGTCTTGCACGATTACTTCTGATGGAACAGTTAAATATCTTAATGCTACAGATAGAACCAAGTATGAAGATGGTACTGATAGAGACATGACATTAAATACTATGGTAGAAATACCAGAGTTCTGGTATAAATGTATGAGAGATGATACTACTGTATATTTGAACTTATATCCAGCAGATCCTCATATTCCAGAAGCTGAACATGTGGAGAAGTTCTATATTTCTGCATATGAAGCATCTAATGTAGATAATGTGTTAAAATCTATTAACAATGGATCTATTACTCCAGTAGTAAACATTAATAGAACTACTATGCAATCTAGAGCTAGGGCTAATAACTCCAGTACTACGAATTGGAACATGTATACTTACAGAGCTCATAGAATACTTACTGTGCTTTACTTAGTTGAATATGCATGTACCAACAGTTAGAAAGCTTTCAATGCCGAATTAACTGCAGAAGGTTATCATCAAGGTGGTCTTGGAGATGGAGTTACTACAGGTAATATTAAAGTAAATGGAGTAGATACTTGGAGTTGTGTACCTTGCGGAAGTACAGACGAACATGGAAACTCTACTGGTATAACTTCTGTTACTGTCAATAGTACTGATGCAGAAGGTGTTGCAACTCAGAAGTCTTATAATGTTCCTACTTATAGAGGTATTGAGAATCCATTTGGTCATGTATGGAAAAATTGTATAGACACACTTGTACATTTTAATGCGCAAACTAATAAAAATGACGTTTATATAAATACCGACTTAAGTACATTTGGATCTACTAATATATCAGATTATGACTATCAATGTAGTACTACTATTACTGAAGGTTATAAGAAGAAGTTAGTATACAATGCAGCATTTGATATATTGCCTCCAATAGATGAAGCATTTGGTGGTAGTACTACAACTTATTGGTGTGACTACAATTGGACTAACAATAGTACAACTGATAGGTTAACATTAATAGGCGGTCGTGCTGGTGCTGGCGCGTCTGCTGGGTTGCTCGCTGTTCGTTCTCTCGATGGGCTTGGCTATGCTTATGCTTATGTCGGTACTCGGTTAATCTATATACCGTAATTTAATTAAAAATATAGATAGGTTGTTCCTCATCATTAAGCAGTAATGCTAGTAATAGCACGAATGCTAGGTTACTCAATGTTAATTCTAACAATGAGCTTAGCAATGCTAATGCTAATGTCAGTACACTGAATCCGTAATTAAACAAATAAAGAAATTAAGAGACTGTAGAGGAAGACCTTACCCCTTGGTAAAAGATAACATACTAATTAACTGTGTTAGTAACTTTTTTCGTGAAAACTCGGTAATGGATTACAGATGAAAAGATATAATAATTTATTTGACAAAATAGTAACTTTAGACAATTTATATCTAGCAGATAAAAGAGCTAGAAAACAAAAACAACATAGACCTGAAATAATTAATTTTGATAAGAATAGAGAAAAATTACTTTTAGATCTATAGAAGAAATTAATAGATGGTGAATATAAGACTTCTGAATATTATATATTCAAGATATATGAACCTAAAGAAAGAGAAATATTCAAGCTTCCATACTATCCAGATAGAATAGTACATCATGCTATTATGAATATTATGGAACCTATTTGGGTATCATCCTTCATTAAAGGAACTTATAGTTGTATAAAAAATCGTGGTATACATAAAGCTCTGAAAGATGTTAAGTTCGCACTGAAAGATGAAGCCAATACAAAATACTGTCTTAAGTTAGATGTCAGAAAATTTTATCCTTCAATAGATCATGATATATTAAAATAGTTAATAAGAAGAAAAGTAAAAGATAAGAAACTATTAGTTATATTAGATGAAATAATAGATTCTGCATAGGGAGTACCTATTGGCAATTACTTATCACAATTCTTCGCTAATTTATATTTAACATATCTAGATCACTGGATCAAAGAAGAAAAACATATAAAATACTATTTCAGATACGCAGATGATATTGTAATACTTCATAGTGATAAAGACTATTTAAGATAGTTGTTTAAGGATATGAAGTAGTACTTAGAAGAGAGGCTTAACATTAACTTTAAAGATAATTGGCAAATATTTAAAGTTGACGATAGAGGAATAGATTTCGTAGGGTATAAGATATTTCATACTCACACTCTGTTAAGAAAGCATATTAAGAAGAACTTCTGTAAAAGAGTAAGTAAATTGAACAAGAAAGATAACTTAGACAAGAGTGCTTATCAATAGAAAATATGTAGTTATATAGGTTGGATTAAGTACTGTAATGGTCGTAATTTATTTAGTAAAATGACTAAATATAAAGAGCTATTGCAATACATATCAAAAAGTAAGAAGAAGAAAACCTAACACAATAACATACGTTTTTAAGGTATATCTCAGATAAAATATCATCCCTGTCAGAGCAATCTCTCAGGGTTTTTTACTTTCTCAAAATACTTGCTATGATTCACAATATAGGAGATTCAATAATGACTTTGTTCAAAAGTATATTCAGTAGCGCAGGAAGATTCGCTAGCAGTTGCTTTGCTGGAATAACATCTTTCTTAGCACCAGTTTAGGTAGCTATAATTGCGGCAACTAGTTTTATACTGATAGATGTCATATTAGGTTACAAAGTATCAAAGAAATACGGGCATAAACATATCGAGTCTTATAAGTTATGGAAAACTATTAATAAAGTATTTGAAGCTACATTATTAATAGTAGGAGCATATGTTATAGATACTCATATAGTTACTTCATTGAACTTACATGCCGTAGAGTTTGTATCTGGTATGATATGTGGAACTGAATTCATATCCTGGCTAGAATCAATGAAGGATTTACATCCGGATTGCAAAATATGTAAAGTATTAGAAAAAGTACTAGGCAAAGTTATCAAAGCTAAAGGTGAAAAGTATCTAGGAGTAGATTTAGATATAAAAGATTTTAAACCAAATAACAATGATAACAGCAATAATATCAGTAGTTAACTGGCTTGCAACACATTTCAGAGCACTTACCATAGGTTTCATATGTATACTGTCGGTAAGTGCTTTTTTTATGTACAAGCAGCTACAAAAGAAGGACAAGGAAATAGCTAGACTATCCAATAATAGTGAATATTATGAATCGTTATTAGATTCAAGTAGAAAAGAAAATCGAACGTTACAACTAACCATATCTGATCTTAATACTAGTAGAGATAGTATAGTACAATAGTTGAACGATACTAAAAAGAAATTAAAAATCAAAGACAAGAATCTGGTATAGGCACAGGTAATCAATACCGAAGTTAAAGACTCCGTTAAAACAGTAATTAAAACCAAAGAGGTTGACTTTACTTAGGAATTAAAATTAAATGATTTAACAACTATCATAGTAAGTAGAAAAGACTCAATCTTAACAGCCACATTAGATTTAAAAAACTAGCAAACGCTGTTTGTAGAAGAAAAGAAAGAATATCGTAATAAGTATAAGACGTGGCTAGCCAGATTCTTCCACTTTGATTTTAAAAAAGATATTCACAGAAAATATACGATTAACAACTCTAACAAACTTATCAAAGTAACAGATACTAGAATAATAGAGATTAGTAAATAAAATCAATCTATAATATTAATCAATAATAATATGCATAGAATAATCCGTACAAAAGCTTATGAAGCTAAACATGGTCCTCACTTTGATGAAGAACATGCACGTAAAGCTGTAAGTAAGATGGAAAACGAAGACGGATCTAGAGGCCAACATTGGTCTGTAGAAGAAACCTCTGCTCTTGCAAATCAATACGGAATTCGCTTTGATAGCAAGTTCAATAAGTATGATTGGTATGTTGCATTGAATATGGTTTACTCAGATTACTACAAAGTAATTGTTAACATGACAGGTTCTAATAACTCTAAGTATTTCGTAGAGTTAGCTAAAGCCTGGATATGTGACAAAGACATTGATGAAGGTAAAATGTGGTACTATTATATTTATGTAATGTGCGATAAGCTGAGAGATGCAGAAGAAGAATACTTCGATAGAAACTACAGCAAATATGAAGATGAAGATGATGACGATGACGAACCCTATGGAACTTACCGTAGAGGTGGAAGAATGGGAAGATCTTCATATGGTAGACGTAGAGAATATGACAGAGAATACGATGAGAGGGATTATGAGAAGGAAAGAATGTTTCCTTACGAAGATGAACTTAAACGTGGTCGTTCTGTACGTTATATTAGATATTAATCAAATTAAATCAATCCTAAATAAAATCAATTATGTTAGAAGATAAAATTATCCTTCAAGACCGCGGTTTTGACGCTGGTCTGGCTGCTTTAATGCAGAATGCAAATAAAGGTATGGACCCTGCTGCTTTGATGGCTATGATGAATAACAATGGCGGATTCGGCGGTAACGGCGGATGGTGGTGGATCTGGATTATCCTGATCTTCTTCTGCTGGGGTGGCTGGGGAGGCAACGGCTTCGGTAATAGAGGTGGCGAAGCTTCTCAACTTGCTTCTCAATTGAATACTGATGCTAATACTAGTCTGTTGATGCAGGCTATCAATGGTAATAAAGAAGCTATCAGCAACTTGTCTAATACTTTGAATTGTGACTTTAACTCAGTATAGAGTGCATTGAATACTATTAATGCTAGTGTAAATCAGATTGCTTGTGATACTAAGTTGTCCAGTCAGCAAGTAATAAATGCTATTACTTCAGGTAATGCATCTCTTGCTTCTGAATTGGCAAACTGCTGCTGCACCACTTAGAGATCTATAGATGGTGTAAATCTTAACCTGACTAAGATGGGTTACGAAAACCAGTTGGCTGTATGTAATCAGACTAACAACTTGGTTAACACAATGAACAGCAATACTTTGTCTCTGCGTGATAATGGTACTGCAAATACTAATGCTATTATAGCAAAACTTGATGCTATGCAAAATCAGGCACTACTTGACAAGATTGACTCTCTGCGTGAGAAAAATTCTACACTGGTATCTCAGTTAAGTCAAGAACATCAGACTGCTACATTTGGTACAATGATAAGTCAGGCTACTACGCCTATTGTTACTAAGTTAAATGCATTGCAATCTGACGTTGATGGTATCAAGTGCAAACTTCCTAACACTGTAAGTGTACCATATCCTCAGCTGTCTGTTTATAATCCAGAAGTTTTCAAAGCTGCTGCGTATGGAGCTTTTGCTGGTGATACTTATGCAAACTGCGGAATAGGTTATAACAACTGTGGTTGCTAATAAGAAAGGAGGTAATTATGTTTCCTTTCTATAATACACAACAAACATTATTCCCGTTTGGTCCTTTTAATCCGTTCTTCTTCGGTAGACGTCGCAGAAGATTGAATACTATTTCTGGTATACCGGTACTTAGAACTACAGGTGTATCTGCTACTACTACAGAAGTAAGATATGATGTAAATCATCAGGAATTCCTTAGTTTACCCAAAGAAGGACTGTTTTTCTTGGATGTAAGACAAGCATCTGCTACAGCTGACGCTTCTCTTCCAGTTGGTTTATCAGATGATAATGCAGAGAACAATACTACTCAAAGCATGCTTCGTAATGCATTACAAGAAGAAGTACAAGCCGGTGACTTACAACTCAATTTCAGATATTTGATTTACTATAATAAATGTAATAACACTTATCAATTAGTAAATGCATATCCTACAAACATAGCTGCACAGGCAGCTTAATATTAACAAGGGCTCTTCGGAGCCCTTAAACAAATACTTATTATGATAACATTTTCGCAATTGAGTATAGGCGATCCTATATATGTATTAGAAATCATAGGTACATTTAAGAAGAGTACTAATTACTTTGCTGGTAATATAGTAAGTGTATCTAAAGTGTATGACGAACCACTACCACCATAGTAGTTTCCAATGCCTAACTAGAATAGAAAGAAGTTAGTAGACATAGTTATAAGTTGTGGTGGTGAACAAAAGAAGTTAACAGTAGAGGAAGGCAAATCATTAATTAATGATACTCAACTAGGTCTTACTGTAGCTACAGACAAACAACATATAGTTAATATGGTTAAATCTAGTTACAATGAATATAAAGCGAAAAAAGAAGCTGTTGCTAGGTATGACGAGGAAATGACTAAATGTGAAGCTATACTTAAGTAGTTAGATTATACAGAGAAAGAACCTGAAAAGGAAGATCCTAGAATATAGGAATTACAAGATTAGGTTAGAGAACTTAAAGATTTAATAAAACAGGCAAGTAATATGGTTCCACCTTAGATGAAATAGATGTTACCATAGAATATGCAGAAAGCAATGAATGAGGCTAGTTAATAACTAGCCTTTTTTTATTTTAAGACTTCTAGACAAACGCTATTATATTACTTGACCAATTGTACTACTACACCTATAAAATGGCTTAGAACGCATCTAAATACGTTATAAAGATATTTAATAAATAATGCATTATGAAATTAAACACACTGAATACTATTATTGATGATATTCTACTTGAATTGCGCAATAGTTCTGTAGCTGAATCAGAACATATAAGTAGGATATAGATTGAACAATGGATTCACAACTATAGAGCTGTACTCATCAAGTAGGACATAGATAAGGGTAGAGATATAAATCCTATGTATGTTCAAACTATTCCATGTGTACACATTGATAGAATAGATAGTACAGCAGGTCATATAGAATATAGAAGTGACATAGAATTACCAAAGTTAATAGATTTTCATTTTAGAACAGGTCTAGTATATGTAAAGGACATGTCTGGCAATCTAATTCAGCTAGGTAATGAAACAAAGATGAAATATCAAAAGTATAGAAAGTATACTTGCGGAGACTATATAGCATACATCAAAAACAATAGATTGTATGTGGAAGATCCGGGTAATGATCACCAGCTCGAATGGGTAGAGATAGGAGTAATAGCTGAGAATCCTGCTGATATCAATGAATGTTTCGATCCTGATAGTTCATATCCTGCACCTGCGCATATGATACCTGTAATCAAAGATATGATATTTACTAAAGAATTGAATATCATGCATCAGATGCCGTCAGACGAAACTAATAACTCTAGAGATGATATGTAGAACATTAATGTTAGATAGCAATGAAGAAATCTTATACAATAAGCGACTTCTATGAGTTCTACTTATCTTATATCGAAAGGGAAACTGTATATGATGTTGATTACAAAACATACAGACAAATTGTTGAAGATTACTTTAAGTATATCGTAGAAGAGATAATGGAAAATAGTAGAGAATTCAAACTACCATGTAGACTTGGAAATCTAAGTATAGTAAAACGATAGCCTAAGAACTTTGATAATAAGAGTCTTAGGATAGACTATCATGAAAGTAAAGTACAAGGTAAAGCTGTATACTTCATTAATGAACACAGTAATTACTATAAGTTTAGATTCTTATGGAGTAAAAAGGATTGTTTACTAACAAATAAGACGAAATATTAGTTTGTAGCTTCTAGAGCGAACAAACGCAGATTAGCTCAAATAATTAAGAACAGAGAACACGATTATACTACAATCAAATAAGGTTATGATAGATAATAAGTTAATTAGTTCAAAGGCTGTGTTAGCTAAGATCATAGCCGACTTGGATTTAAAAGAAGATGAAATAAGAATAACTGATGTACGCGAATGGATTGGTGAAGCAATGGAGAAAATTGGAGCAGTACAGCAGTTAGAACATAAAGTAGCAAACATATAGGTAGTAGATTACCAAGCCAAATTACCTTGTGATTTATATAGATTAAATCAAGTAGCGTTTTCTTTTGAAAATGGATGCGGTTGGTTGCCAATGAGAAAGGTTACCAACTCTTTTGGTGTATATAAGAAATGTGGTGAATGTAATCCTAAGATATTAATAAAGGATAATGCGCTTATACCTTTAGTAAAGAACATATTCAACGTTAATACAGATAAGGAAGCTATTGATATTCTTAATGAGGATGTTAATGTTAAGTAGACGTTAAGCGCTTTAGTAAACCAATATACTATACCTAGTAATAATGGCAGACTTATTATAGGTAATCCTGCGACATTTAATACAAGCTTACAATACTCTACTAAACCTGGATATATTACTGTTAATGTACCATGTGGATGGTTAAAAATATCATACCATGCTATTATTACTGATGAAGACAGTATGCCTATGATACCTGATATACCATCATACTTTGAAGCTATATTCTGGTATGTAGCAATGAAGATGTCTTATCCCAAATATTTAAAAGGACAGCTGAATTAGAATATATACTACGATATGAGAAACTCATGGAACTTCTACCGTAGATAGGCATATGCAGAAGCTATGATGCCTACTGTAGATGAATTGGAAACTATTAAGAATGTATGGCACAAACCTTATACTGAGATGAGAGATCATGATACATTCTTTGAGAGTACAGGAGATGAACAAATACTTTATAATTGGAATAGATAATGACTAATACATTATAGACAAATACTTTCGTTGGTGGTATGAATCTAGATACAGATGTAACTATGATACCAGACAATCAGTATAGATATGCGGAAAATGTACGTGTGATTACTGATACTGATGGTACTACAGGTGTGTTACAGAATGTATAGGATACTAGAATGGTAGAAGGAGGAGACTTCTTGAACCCCAATGAAACAGTGCTAGCCACTACTACAGTTGATAAGTATGGTGTCATACTTACTGTAGATGGTACTAAAATATGCAGAATATATAGAGTAGAAGGTTATGATGATCTACCATTAAAAGCTACAGTAATAGTCAAAGGTGAACTGGGTTATAATGTAAGTTCTAAAGTAAAAATAGTGGCTAATTACGAATCTGCTACTATTATTAAAGTTTACATAGCGGCTCCAGATCAGACTATTAAGACTCTTAATATAATGGATGGTAGATATATGCAAACTCCTAATGGCAATCCTTTATTAGATTCTAATGGTAATCTAAAGAATACTAGTCTGTTGGATATACAAATATCTACTTTACTCGGAGCACCAGAAGTAATATCATTGGGAGGAGGTTCGCTGACTACCGGTATAGTACAGTACTCTTATCAGTTATTTAATGCTCGTGGTTCTGCTACTAACTTCTCTCCAGTTAGTAATGCTATACATCTTACTAATAGTGAAGTATCAGGAGGATAGAAGAACTATATGGGCAATAATAAGGATGTAAACTCTGGTAAAAGCGTTAACTTTAAAGTTAAATTAAATGATGTACCTGAAGGATTATTTGATAATATCAGATTAATTCGTATAAAGTATAATGACTTTACTGAAAATCCTTAGATTGAAATATTTCAAGAAAATGAGATATCATCTTCTACTAATGAATACATATTTAATGATACTGGCGGTAATGTAATAAATACTATTACTATAGAAGAATTTAATAAGATACAAGAGAGTACATTTACTGCAGCTACTATAGAATCCAAGGATAATATATTATTCGCAGCTAATATCAAAGAATCTACATGGAAACCACAATACGATGCTAGATCGTATAGATTTACTGCCAGTAACAAGTTAATACTTAATGGTTCTAGTGAAGATCAGAATATAGAAGTAATAGTAACAAATTCTAATCTTAATAGCACCTTGAGTTCTATACCAGAATCTCATGACTGTATTAATCCGTATAACAGTCAAGATCCTGATTTTAGTAATAGAGATGTATGTAAGTATTAGTTTGGTAGTACTACGTTAGGAGGCACTGGTCTAAATATAGACTATGAATTCGTTACTACAGATGTAATGCTAGACGATAACTTCACAAATACTCTTACTATAAATACTCCTGTTACTACTAGTGATAAGATTACCATAAACAATCTTAATGGTTCTACTGTATCCTAGATATCTCTAGGAGCATCCGGCATAAGCAGATTCAGAAATTATGCTGATCCTTACTTTGCTAGTAAGTATAAAGGATATCAGAGAGATGAAGTATATAGATTTGGTATTGTATTCTTTAATGAAAGAAATGTTGCTACTCCAGTATATTGGATTGGAGATATTAAATTCCCTCATTGTTGGGAAGCATGTCCATGGTATGTACAAGATCTTACTCTTTATGGAAAAGCAATTGGTATAAACTTTAAAATAAAGAATTATCCTGATGGAGCTAAAGCATATCAGATAGTAAGATGTAATAGAACAAAGGAAGATAGAACTATATTAACTCAAGCTCTATTATCTGGAACTGTATCATACCCGTATCATTCTGTTAGAGATGCAGATTATGATATAGCGTCTGAGAATACTAGAAGACCATATACGTTTTTAGGTAATAGTTGGCAGAAAGTAGGTTAGATAACTGATTCTATTATTGGAAATACTAGTTACTAGTGGATGGTATCTGAAAGAGTTGACAACTATATATCAACACTTATTAGTCCAGAAATTGATGCTAATTAGGATGACATGGCGAAGAGTGTCAAAGGTTGTAGAGCAGATATGTGTTTGAAATTAGATCCTAGAACTAATCATAAAGAACATATAAGTTCTGTTGGTGGACAAGCTACAGCATATGGCTATTACGTTAAATCTAATAGAACATAGTAGGTAAGAAGTGGAGTAGCAGTTACTAATGAATACGCTAGCCAAAGTTCTAGAGTAGGTTCAATAGCAAGTTCTAGTTCAGAGGCTCTTAATGATATATTCATGGTAGGAAATGCAGCAGAGTGGACTGGTATAACTAATTTGATAGGAAAGAGATATATAGCTCACTATACTGGATTTGGAACTACTAGGGGTAAATTTGATATAAATGAATCTGTTAGTCCTATTATAATGGAAGGATTCTCTTGGCCGGATGCAGCATCTAAACACTCTTCTATTTCTGGTAAAACTTATCTTAATGCTACTGTAAGTATGAATGGTAGATAGGATAATCAAGAAATATATAATAAGACTGGTTACTATGGAAATTGTGTTGTTGTCACTAGAGATAACAATAATATAGGTGTACAACAGAATATAAACATAGATAGAGCTGGTACAGAACCTATGAGTCCTAGAGTTTCTGGTACTATTGCTGATCTTATTAGAGAGTTTAATTATACTCAATTTACTACACCAGTAGTTAATATAAAAACTAACAATATACCATACAGTGGAAACACTTATAGTGCTCGTAGCAACTCTACTTATATAAGCACATATACATATCATGACTTATCTGATCGTAATGCTATAGTATTTGGTGGTGATACTTATTTAGGAGTATTAGATCATAAAACTGTAATGTATATTCCTCAATTCTGGGGAGGTGTACAAAGTCCTGATGTGAACTGTGGAGTTACAGTTTCAGACTATATTCCTTTTGAGACTACTATTAATCTTGCTTTATTGTATGGTAGTTCTGCATCTAGAGTTGGATCCAGTGATCTAGATTATGTAGACCCGTACTTATCGGTATCTATCTCCGGTGCATCATATGGCGGTCATACATAGAGTAAACCATATTTTGCATATAATGATGCCTACTCTAGATAGCCAGATGCTTAGATGTATGTAACAGATTCTAATTACTCTATTAGCAATTTGCAGTCTGGTAATAGAATTAGATACTCTGGTACTAAGACTGCTAATGAGATATCAGATAGTTGGACATCATTTAAACCAGCAGATTATCTTGATGTAGATTCATCTCATGGAGATATTACAAACTTAAAGCAGTTTAATAATCAGTTATTATTCTGGTAGAAAGATGCCGTAGGAATAGCATCTGTAAACGATAGATCACTTATAACAGATAACAATCAAGCTCCTCTAGTATTAGGTACTGGTGGTGTACTGGATAGATATGACTATTTAACTACATCTAATGGATCTGATACACCAAATGATAAAAGTATTGTAACTAGTCCTAATGGTTTATATTGGTATGATGATAGTAAGAATGAAATATGTTCATATGGTAATGGAGTATAGAAATTATCCAAAGCTAAGAGTGTTCAATCATGGTTAAATACAGATAAACAAAAAGCAAAAGTAAGTATATATGATCCTAAGTTTAATGAAGTACAGATGGGATTTGAAGATAAAGTGCTTACTTATGATGAACAAATTCAATAGTTCTCTTCGTTTAGAACATTTAATCCAGATAATTACTTATCATTCCCAGACAAACTCTTGTATATTAAGGACTAGATAATAAAAGAAAGCGCAGATTTTCCGTTAAATGAATTAAAGTCTAGATTATAGATAGTAATCAATAAAGATCCATTATTAACTAAGACGTTTGATAATGTGTTCTTTAGTGGAGAATTTGATGATGTTAGAAAGATGATGCAAGTTATTAAATTCACTACAAAGACTCAAGAAGGAACTATATTTAAAGATAATACAGAAGTAAATAATCCAATAGAACAGCGAGAAGATACATTTAGGTTTGCTGTTGGTAGGGAGAAAACTAGTGTAGATGACATGTCTCTTCCTGGTAGAATGAAAGGTAAGTATATGATATGTGATTATATTATTAATTGCAATGATCAACACAACTTCAGACTCCCTAATATAAACACAACATATAGATATTCAATGGTATGAAAAAGATAAATAAAAGAAAAAAATATGTAGGTGGAGGTATGACACCATATATGCGAACCGATTTCAATTCTCAGCTACCTACACAATTAACAGCTCCACAGTCAGTATAGGTATATGCTCCTGGTAATGCTAAACCTACTAGTTCTGCTAATTTCTTGCAATCTAGTAATTTTGCGAATATGTTTGGAGGATCTGGTGGATCTGGAGGTGGTGGTATGGCAGGAATAGGTCAAGCTGGCGATGCAATTAATTCAATGATCAGTAATGTTACAGGTCCTGCTACAGCTTCTACTGTAAGTGAATCTAGAATGCAAACAGCAATGGGTACTATATCTGGTACTGCTAAAGGGGCAGCTGCAGGTTTTGCAGTAGGTGGTCCTGTTGGTGCTATAGTAGGTGGTGTAGCTGGATTAGCTTCTGGTATTACTGGTAAGAAAGGCTCTGTATCTGTATCTAAGAATCCATATGATGATACCGTTGATATTAAATATGGTACAGGTATTAGAGGAGGAGCTAGAAATAGAAGAAAATTACGTCGTCAAGCTGAACAAGCACAAGCTAATGCTAGAAGTAATTAGGCTAGTTTGTAGATGGGAAGTATTAATGAACAGGAGTTTTACGACGATTATGATAATGATATACAAACAATGGCGCAAGGAGGAATGACTAGTAGTTTAGCATATGTAGATGACGGTGAATTACTTAATACTCCACAAGGAGTCATTGCAGAAGTGCCAGAAGAAGGTAAACCTACAGATAGTAATTTGGTTGATCTGCCAGAAGGTACTAGAATACTTAGTGATAAAAGAAAAGTACCAGGAAGTAAAGAAACATTTGCGCAGATGGGTAAGAGATTAATGTCAAAAAAGAAAACAAATAGAACAGATAAGTATGCAGAGAATGCTGCAATGCTTAATGAGATGAACGATCAAATGATCTACGATAAATTATTTGCTATATAGGAAGGAATGAAAAAGAAACAGCCAATTCAAAAATTTCAAGATGGTGGAACAAAGCGCGGTTTTAGATATAAAGAAGAATAGACTGGAAAAGAACATTTCTATGAAATTGGAGAAACTTTACCCTACAAAGGAAATAAATTCAAAGTAATTGATAGAAATACTGCAGTACCAGTAAGAGACTACTCTAGTTTTAATACAAACATGAGTGCTGACAGAGTACTTACTCCTCAATATTAGTTATCTAGTATAGATATCAATTTACCGCAGGTAGATGTTTCTAATAGATTTAAAAGAAAAGTTACTCCTACTACTGTAAATAACATAAATAATTCTTTAGACCTTAGCGGTGAAACTGTTAGTAGACCAAATAGTAAAGTAATACCAACTAGATCTGTACAAAGGACCGCACCTAAACAAAGAATTATTTCTGCTTATACTGTAGACCCTGTAGAAAATGCATTAGATATTAGTGGAGAAACACAAGCAAGAGTTGGAGATGAAGTAGCACCATATATAACTTCAACTGGATCTACTGAAGAAAAACCAGCTACTAGTACTACTGGTAAAAACAATTGGTTATCTGGAGTAGGAAACTTATTTACAGATACTGCAGCTCTAGCTCCTACCATATCTAATATGTATGCAAAACCAGAAACATTTAATGCTACATATAATCCATATGAGTCTTAGATCAGATAGACTATGGCTAATCGTAAATTTGACATTAGTCCTGCTAAGAGAGCTATTAGAGAAAATAGATCTATAAGTAATTACAATGCTGCTAATTATAATCCGAGTACAGGAGCTAACTTGGCGTATAGACTGTAGAGTTAGATAGCAGCTAATAAGGCTATTGCAGATTTATATTCTACTGCTAGTAATGTCAACAATCAATATGCAGGAGAATATGCTAATACTTTAAATAATTTAGGACAACAAAGAATACAGGCTACTAATATGGCTGTAGACATGAATGCTAAAAGTAGAGCTGCTGCTAGAAATATTCAGAGAACAGCTTTAAGTCAATTGAGTCAGTATGCTCAGAATAAACAGTTAATGAAGAATCAGAAAAGTATAGATATGGCTATGTTAGATATGTATGGACCATTTCTTGAAGCTGGTTATAGTTCTAAAGATTTTGCATCATTTATGAAAAAATTTAAGAAAGGATAATTATGGCAGCAAATATGTATGATCAAGCCGCATAGGCTCAATTTATAAATACTTATGTACCTATCAATTTTGGAGAATTATATCGAATAGGTGCAGCATAGAAAGCTGCTGTAGACGAAGCAGCTCAATAGTTTGGAACTCAACTGTAGAAATTCGGTGAGTTCCAATCACCGTCTTAGGTAGATACACAGAGATACTATGATCTTACTATAGGTAGAGAAGATTTCTAGAATGCTATAAATCAGATGGTAGCTAATCCTGATTATTTAAAAGATGCTGCAAATAGATCTTCATTGCAATCTATGATAAATAGTATTGATTACTCTACTCTTAGTTAGCTAAAACAAAGTTCTGATAATCTTAATGCTAGACAAAAAATGATTGCTCAAATGAAGGCTCAAGGAAAGTATAATCCAAATTGGGACGATATAAATATCAATCTATGGGATACTTCTAATAAAGGCATCATGACAGAATTATCTCCATTAGAGTGGATGAATGCAAATTAGCTAAGTAATGTATATTTTGATAACCTTAAACCTAGTACTTTACAGAGTGTATATAAAGACGGAGTTAAATATCAAAGATAGGGAATTACCTATGATACCTTAAAAGGTATTGCTGAAGCTAGATTCAATGACTTAATAGCTACTCCATAGGGTCAAATGTATTATAGAGATGCGTTACGTGCTTCTGGAGGAGATGAAGCAGCTGCAAAAGAAGCTTTTACTACAATGATAGCAGATTCACAACGTGATAGAATAGTAGAACAGGAAACTATTGATCCATACTGGTTAGCTATGGCTAAATAGAGAATGTCTGCTGGTTCTAATCAACCATATTCTGTTATGCCTACTAGACAACAAATGCTAGAAACAGATTGGTCTAGTAAAGTAGTACCTAAGTTTAGTAATATTCCAGAGTCTTCTAGAAAAGAAATAGAAAATCTTGCTTCAATAGCTAAAGCAGAATACGACAAGTATTAGAAGAGTGGTAGTGATGAAGATTATATTAATTATCTAAAAGCTGCTAATAGAGCACAATAGTATCAGTCTGACGCGTATCAAAAGAATATGCAAAAACTTATGAAGGAAGATTTTTAGAAAGCTGCAAACTTTAAATTATCTGATGATCCTAATAAATCTAAAGAATATAGTAGAAAAGGATATTTAAGAGGAATATCTTATGCTTTAGATGAAGCTAGTTCTACTGCTTCTTTAATAAAAGAGGATCCTATCTTAACATCGTTAGGTGCTACATATCAAGATTATACTTAGGCTAATGGATAGAAAGTAGGCGTGTATTAGTTCAATAACTCTAATGGGTTTATGTTACCGGAGACTGTATTCTAGTTTGCTACAAATACTGGACAATCTAAAGTAAAGAGAGACGCGGGATTATTTAGAAGTGGTGATTTCCCATTTAAAGAATTAGTTGAAAATGGTAGATTAGGAGATGTACAATTTGTTCCAGAAAATAGATAGAATTTAATACAACTTGGAAATAACAAACTCATAAAAGGTAAGTTAAGAATACCAGTTGAAGAAATAGAGAACACATTAGGAACTGGAATATTATATAGTCTAAAAGGAGATGCTCCATCAGATTATTTGTCTCCAACCAGTTTATTTGCCAGATAGTCTACTAAACGAGCTCTAGAGGACAATTTTGGTAGTAGAGAAATAAAATATGGAGAAGATGGAGAACCATTCTATGAAGTAGAAGTATATAGACAATTACCTGATGATAATAATGGAGATTACTGGTATCAAGTAAACCAGCTTAGAGAGAATTCACCATCATAGAGAGGAGTAGGTGGAGCTACCCAAGCTCAAGCAATGCAAGAACAATCTGTACGTAGTATATACAACCAATAATGACATATGAGTAAGAAAAAGATACCTGACTATACGTTAGTAGATAGTTTTGAGACAAATAATAATAGGGCTAAAGCAATGTTTAGCCCTAAAGTGGATACTGATGCATATTTGAATGTAGTACATAATCCACCATATGAGGGAACTCCTAATAATTTTAATTGGTTCTCTAATGCTTTCTATGACTGGAATTTAACTAGAAATTAGGCTAGTAAAGAAGCGGCTCTGGGCGAATATGTATATCTACAAGAGGACTACGAAACATTGGAAGGAGCTAAATAGTATTTGTAGGCTATTAATGACATACTGAATCTGCAAGAAGATAAAGATAATACAGACGAATAGAAAGAATAGCATATAAATCAACTTAAAGGAGTTATAGAACAAACTAAACCTAGTTATGATAAATTACTAAATAAAGAATTTAACAATAACTCTATTAAAGACTTCATATTTCCTGAAAGATTAACTACGTTAAGCCCACAACAGCAGATAGATAATATAGACAAATTCCTCACAGGAACACTACAGGAAGGAGGAGTAATAGCTAGAAGAGATGAAGCTTTAGAGAAAGCTAAAAAGTATCAAAATTTTACTGAGTATTGGGAAAGCAAAATGAATTCTGATTACTATAATAGGAAAAAGAGTTCTCCAGGTATGGATCTTGCTGATATAGATACTTATTTGTACAAAATGCCAGGTCTTATGGGTTCATCTGCTTCTAGTTTAGGTTCTTAGTTAGTAGGAACCATAGGTGCAGCTATTTCTACTAAAGGTGGATTAGCTACATTAGGAGGTGTTATTGCAGCTATAGGTGGAAACGTTAATGCTAGAGATCAGGAATCTAAAGCAGAGGTATATTCTAATTATAAACAAAGCTTAATTAATGCAGCAGAAAAAAATAAAATAAATCAAGATGTATTAAAAGAAGCTAAATAGAATATGATAGATTCTGGACAGTATACTCCAGAACAGATAGAAAATGACGATTATGTATATGATTAGATAATTGCTGACAAAGTAAATATTAGTAATGTTAAGTTTAATAAGTTACGTACAGAAAATTTAGAAGGGTTAAAATCTTTATATATGGACAATATGGCTTTATCTGGAAGCGATATTGTTCAAACTTTTTTAGAAGTAACGCCATTACATCAGATAGCTAAAGATGTACGCGGTTTTAAATTACTTAAAAGTTTAGCAAATACTAAAGCTGGAAAAACTGTAGAAACAGTAGCTAATAAGTATGGTACTATTAAAGAACAACTTGCTGATAGAATTGATGATGTAGTATCTTTCGGTATAGATAATGTTGACAAATTACCAAGATTAACAAGAAGAAAACAAATATTAGATATAGGAGGAAGAGTAGTAATAAGCAGTGCCTTAGAAGGAGCTGAAGAAGGAACTCAATACATCAAAGGATAGAGATATATAAATAGAGATTTTGACTCTGATCCTAATTTACTAAAGAGTTGGGCTAAAAATATAGGTACAGGTGCTAGATCTATTTTTGCAGCTATAACTCCTTGGGATCCTGTGTATTCTGATGACGAAGAGTTTTTAGAGAACTTTAAAGGAGGAGCACTACTTGGAGGGATAATGACTGGAGCTATTGGTACTGCTACTTCTATTCAACCTGTTAATAGATAGATATCAGGACAAAGATTCCTTGCAGGTTTATATGCTGATGGAATAGCTAGCAAGGATCAAGTACGTAAAAATATTCAGTATAGTAAAAGCATACGAGAAGGAAAATGGGACACGGTTTATCAAGCTTTTGATGATCTGGAATAGGCTAATATAGATGGAATAGACTCTTCTGTAATACAGGGAGAAAAGAAAAGGGCTAATTAGTTTTATAATACATTTACTTCTAAATAGACATTATAGTAGGCTAATAACATAGGCATTGACCCTAGAACTGAAGATTACGACATATTTGTATCTTTAAAGCAGTATCATGATGAACGATATAGTGATGCTAGAAGATTATATAGTGATTACGCATCTCAAGCGGATAATATATTATATAGCCCTGAAGTACAAGAACATATTCTTAACATAAATAAGGACTTAAATATTGATCAACAGGCTAGCGTTAGATCCCTAATAAAAATATAGGCAGAATTAGAAGCATCTAAAAAATTAATCAACGATGTATTTAATAGTTCTGATAAATTAGATGAGATTCAGAGATACACTGGAATTAAAGTAAATAAATCTGACGTTAATTACTTTTCTAGAATATTAAGATAGAATATAAAAGATCTAGAAGAGCAATATAATAATCTTAAAACATATTTACCAGATACTAATATAAAAGATGAATAGTTAGAAGTTCCTAAAGTACACCAGGATCTTAATGACGCATACGAAAAAACTATTCTAGCCAAATTAGATCTAGATAGAGCTTAGGATGACTATTCTATAATGAATTCTACAGATGAATAGTTGATTAAATCTAGAATAGATAGATGGAAAGGAGTAGAAAGTAAGGATGAAGAGTTTGTTTAGAGATTAAACGACTCTTATTCTGGAAAATAGAAGGAAAAAGTAATAGAAGAAAGTGAAGATATTAAGGCAGAACCTATAGATAATACCTCTGCTCCAGTAGAAGTAGAACCCATTAAACCAGAACAGCAGAAAGAAGTAGAGCCTTAGTCTATTACTGATACTAGAAATGCTGCAGAATGGATTCAAAGAAAATACTTCAAGCAAGAAAGAGATGAAAGAGGTAATAATAAGCAAGTATTAAATGCTGACAATATATATGGACAAGCATATAATGAGGCTACAGAAGCTTTAAGAGAGGCATACCATAAAATAAATCCAAACGCTAAGAAGTTTAACACTTTTTCTGCATCTATTATACTACAAGACCCTAAATTCTCTAAAGACGAAAGAGCTGATTTATGGGAGGATCTAATTAATACAAGAAATTAGTTAGAAGAAGAAGTATATACTAATGGGAACTCATCTAGAGCAAAAGAATTAGTAAATTTAGTAAAAGAAAAGATAGAAGCATTACAGCTAGAGGAAGATATTATAACATCTTACAATGAATTTGTATCATCTAGTGAATAGTATATACATGAAAAAATGCTTCAAATCAAAGATAAAGAACATAAGATAACAGAGCAACAAGATGCGTTGACTCCAGTTAATGTTCCAGAATCTCCAAAAGCAGAGCCTACTCAGAAATCTCAAGAAGAAGAACCAGCTAAGATGGAAGACCTACCATCTCTTGGCTCTTTATTGGGAGGATTAATTGGTCAGGACGCTGCATAGGCCTTAGATACAGCTTATTCTGAACCATAGACTCCAGAATATACTTCTGCTCCTATTAGTGAGCCAGAACCAAAGACAAATGACGGTATTACTAAAGATTTAACTTACGATCAATAGTTAGATCCATATTCTCATGAACTCAATTATAGACTAAGTAATACTACCTAGGATGCAAATGGTAAGTGGACAGTAGTTACTTATAAAAAGTTCTAGGGTATGGAAGACTATCTGAACAATGAAGACTTTTCTAAAGTAAGTGCTAATGATGACTTTCTGAAAGAGGTAGAAAATAATGGGGTATACTTTGAAGTTAAACCTTATACTAATCCTCAAGGATAGATAGAAGATGCTATATATGCTATCTTTAATTACAAAGGAAAGAAATATATTGCAGCGGTTAGAACTAGTAAAGGATTATATGCTAATAGATCCGGTAAATTTAATAAGTTACCATACAACCAACAACAATATATAGTCAATAACTTAAATGATCTTAGAAATAAAATAACAGAATTATACAAGCAAGTATAGACTAATCCTAATTTGCAAGTAGTTCCTACGCAATTACGTAGAACTCCAGGTTCTATTGTTAATGAAAAGAATAGTGACGGTAGTCCAAAAAATAGACCATTAACTGAATCTAAATGGTTAACAGTAAAAGATCCATATGAGATAACTCCTGAAAATACTGAAGTAGGTATTACTACAGGTCCAGCAGGAAAAGGAATAATAAGACTAAGGAATAGAGTATTGTCATATAATGGTAGAGCTATGGGTAAGCCAGCATGGATTATTAAAGCTACAAATTATGATGGTACAGTATATGATAAACCAGTAATACTTAATTATAAGAAATTCTCTGATTCACCTAAAATAGCTGATCTTATACTAGACTTAGTATTAAGTAATCAAAGTCAGTACGTAGATGCAAATGGAGTATAGACACCCATTAATCCTAAAGAATTATTAAAGTTCTTAGTTAATTTTGGTACACATACTGTAGCTAATCCTAATAGTTAGGTGTACTCTCCAGAACAGATACAACAAAGATTAACTAAACAATTCTTTGAGGATGAAAACGGAAACATCGTAATAGGAACTACTACTTATACAGTAAATGACTTACTTACCGATGAAACTATAAGAAATAAAGCTAAGCAATATATAATGGATAATTTTCATTATAATATTGATGAAGATGGTCTTAATAAGAACTATTTAGGTGGTGATCTGCAGTCATAGGATAGAGATCCTCATTTTGAACAATTGTATTCTTACTTTAAAAATAGTGATGTAGAAAAGATAACTATTATACCTGGAGAATTAGAATTTACTAGAAAAGATTTTGGACTAGAGGGTAATCCTAAAGGAATAAGTGTATTGGGCTGGTATATTAAACAAGGTATACTTCTAACTGATATAGCCGATCAATTGCAAGATGCTAATATATATGTAGACGATGTTAGACTTGTAGACAAGACTGTAAAACAAGTTCAATAGGAAGCTAATCAGAAACTATAGGAATCTGTTAAAGATGATACAAGAGAAAAAGTTATAGAATATACAGATATCTCTGGAAATAAAGCTTCAATGAACTTAGCAGATATTTATGCTATATTAGATGGTAGGAAAAGAAGAGGTCCTAATATGACAGTAAATGTTGATACTAACTGGAATATTGAGTATAACCGAGAAGATAAAATGGATGTCCAACAAGCAAAAGAATGGATAGAAAACACTCTTGGTATTACTCCTGATATAACAAATGCTGTGATAGATGTTACGGATTCTGGCACTAGTGTAGTTGGTAGAGTAACAGAAGATTCTATTTTATTGTATAGCGATGCTCCTAGAGGTACCGAATATCACGAAGCTTGGCATAGAGTATCTCAACTACTTATATCAGAAAAGGATAGGAGAAAGATATATGACAGATATAATCGTAAGAATAAATCTGCTTTAAAAGATTCCTAGTTAGATGAAATATTTGCAGAACAGTTCAGAGAATTTATGCTCGATGAATCAAACAAATATGATTTTGATACTAAAAACTGGTTTAGAAGGATATTGAACTTTATAAAGTTGTGGGCTAGAACAGGGTAGTATGCTCTTGCTAAAATATATTCTAACATTAACAGAGGAAAATATGCAGGTATAACTCCTAATCAAAGTAATATAGATAGATTTAGAAGTATCTATGGAGGAGAAGGACCTAATTTTGAAATAGGTGGACATGAATTTAAAACCATAACTAAGTATAAACAATTCGACGATATTGTTAAGAGCCTTACTTATGCTTTCTTTAATGTAGCTTTTGCTGAAGGTAAATATATAAATTATAGTGATCTTAATGAAAGTAAACCTACGTTTGAAAGATTAAAATTAATAGTACAAGCTTAGGCAAATAAATTTCCATCTCCTACTATGACAGAAGTAGTAGATACATTTGATAATATATTTGTACCAGTTATATCTACTAGATTGAAATAGTTAGGAATTAGAACCATAGATAGAAATTCTGAAGATCTAAGTGCAATAGAAGAGGTATAGGAAGGCATAGATGTAGCACAACATACTGTAGAAGGTATGAATATATCTATAAAAGATAATGCTCCAGCTGAAGTTAAATTCTTCTTTCAAACCATACCAATGATGGAAAGAGGAAAAGATGGGAATTATCAAACTAAGATAGACGATGTTACACATTTTGCCAGTTTCGTAGATTCTAATTAGGCTTGGAACAATGTATTAAAAGATTTGTCTGGATGTCGTACTATAACTAATATCTTCGATAAAGTAAACATATTAGCATAGAATGACTCATTCTATATGTCATTATTGTTAAAACTAGGTAATGAAATATAGAAATCTAATTCAGATGATATAAGAATAGCAACTGATGCAGAAGCCTTACTTACTAAACTTGAAACTGTAATAACTTCAGATATAAATAACTTTATTACTGCTAAGATAAGTAAAGATAGAAATACAGGGTTTACCAAAGCATCTTTAGTAGACAATACTGTAGATATTAAAGCTATAAAATACCCTAAGGTATGGTCATAGTCATTATTCACTAATTCTGGATTGTTCAAATACGATAAAGATGGTAAAATAGTAGCTGATCCAGATGCTAAAAAGTAGTTAAAATTAGTAATAGATAATCTAACTGCTATTAGAACTGCTTTTATGAATCGTAAAGGGATACTAAAGGTAGGAGATAGAGATGTTGATTTACATATACCTATGAATCAAGAATGGTTAAAAGATAGAATAGTTTCTTATCTTTAGGCAATAGGTATAGGTATAGATAAACCTACAATCAATAAAATGCTATTATCAGGAGATTATGGTAATCCTAGAGCAGATTCTTATACTCTACTAAATTCATTTGTAGTAAATATTAATAACTTTGGAGGTTTAGATAAGATTACAGAAGTATTAAACACTATAAACAGTGCTATTAAGTTTGATAATACATTGTCTGATATAATAATTAGTGGTAAAACTGTATCTCCTAAGTCTATTTGGAGTAATGTAGGTTATGTAAAGACTTTGGCTAATTACTACGCCTATGTACATTCTACAGATAAAGGTTTAAGTAGTTATGGTCCTGATGGTAATACATATTACATGGTATCGCAGAACAATTTCGTAAAAGATAGGGTTCAAGAAATGATTACAGATCCTTAGGTATTGTAGGATTTGCGTTCTATTAACTATAATCAACACTCTATTATACTTAATGCTATATCGTAGGGTAATAAAAATATTCAAGTAGAAACTCTTATCAACTTCAAAGATGAAACTTCATATGATGCTGGTAGAGATTATTTCGGAATTACAGATAGAGAAGATTATATAGCTAAAATGACAGCTGTAATGAATGATCGAATAATATTCCCTACAGTAGCCGATAAGAAAACCTATCATTTCTTACGTGGAGTTAAATTACCACATGAACGAATAAATTTCACAGTAACCCAATAGGGTACTTATGCGTAGTATGGTGAATAGTCTTTAGATATATTAATAGGTTATTGTCAAGATGAATTAAGTTAGATAGAATTATGTCTTAGACAAATTGATGATGATCCAGCTCATTATGATAAGGAAAACAATATACATTATAATGAAGATGGAAGTATCAACAATGATTGGCTTGAACCAAATAGAAGAATCAAGAACTTCCATACTCCTAATACTTATAAGTATACAGACAAATATGGAAAGAAACATACAGTTAAATTAGAAGGTAATGGAGCAAGATTTTTATTCTTAACAGGAGTATATGCAAATGGTAAATTTATTAACTTTAACGACCCTAAAAAGTCTGCTAAAGAATGTTTACAACTAGCAAAAGACTATTTCTTCAATGCTCCTAAAGATGCTCAAAAAATGTTCTTAAGTGATTTAATAAATCGTAGAGTAAAAGAAGAAATAGAAACATCTAAGAAATTAGGACTTATTACTGGCAATGATAATAATAATATATGGAGCTTACGTAACTCATTATTAGATGATAATGAACTAATAGAACGTACAAAAGCATATACTAATATAGATCCTAATAATGCTGAAGGATATGCTATATTCGACATGATTGCTGACTATACTATTAATAGTATAATATCTGTAACCGAGATAGAGAAATTATTTAATGGAGCACCAGCATATTACAAAGTAAAATATGATAGAAATGGCATAGTTGACTTATCGGTTGATAAGATCAAACGTCTAGGTGCATTGACATCTACAGGATTGAATAATAGACTAGATTTTAACAATGATCCTATTAGATAGGAATATGTAGTGGCAGAATTAAAAGATCACGAAATATAGGACAAATAGTACTATGAGTTTGAACGCCTATTTACTAGAGGCAATATAAAAGAAACCATACAAGAATTAGAAGGTGAAGCAGCGTGGGATAAAGTAAAACATTTAAGTGTACAAGAAATAGAGAAAGTATATCCTGATGCTGTTAAAGTTGCGAAACAAGCAGCAAAAGTAGAAGTAGCTGGTTATAAGGAAGGAATAAACGTAGCAGATGCTGCTGTATATATCAGTCCTACTATGACTAGGGATCTTCTTAGAATGAGAGGAGAATGGTCTACGGAAGTAAAAGAGGCTTTCGATGTTCTTACTAATGATAATACTGCTGATACTTGGGAATCTGATCCAGAATTGTACGCTAAAGCAAATAAGGTTATATTAAATGCCATGAAGTATATGGCGTTTGGTACTAGATTTAATGAAATAGACGGATTAGGAATACCTTACTTTAATAAGATGGCTCTATTTCCATTGTTTAAATCTATTGCTACAGGTGATACCAAAGCTATATATGATCGTATGATGGATCCAGAAAATCCTATAGATATGATTATGTTTGACTCTGCAGTAAAAGCAGGTTCTAGGTCTCCTATGAAAGCTTACAGAGAAGCTAAAGACAACGAAATAGAACTTAAAGATGGTCAAACAGTATTGTCTGCTAGTATAACAGATCAACTTATTAGCGGAGAAGGAAACACATTAAATGATTTTAATAATTTAGTAACTTATAAATAGAAATTTAAGTACTTGCGTCAGCAATTAGCTACTAATCCTCATACGCACGAAGAACAAATGGCAGGTACACAATTTATGAAAGTGAACTTGTCTAATATTCGTATGAATGATATGTATGGTAAGGAAGGAGATTAGGTAACTGGTAGAGATATTAAGAATACAGTAATGGAATCTCTTAATAAGTTATCTGATATAGGTAAGCAATAGTTAGCATCAGAATTATTTACTGAAGATGGTAAAGTAAATATAACCAAATTAGGTACTATGCTCTATCAAGATGCTAGAGAATCTGACGCTAATGATAATGTATTAACAGGTCTGAAAACTAAAGATGATGCCTTTGTAATACCTTTATCTGCTCTGTCTGATAATAAATGGATAGAGAGTAGATTTATTGCTATGATCAATAAAAAAATTATTGATGTATAGATGCCAGGAGGAGCATTTATTCAAAGATCTGCTTTTGGTATAGAAGCTACCTCTACTAAAGTTATTACAGCTAATATGATTAATGATGGCAGAGCCTTAAAAATGAATAATGAAGAAGGTTCTATGGATTCTGTAGTAAGTATAAATCTATTTAAACATTTTATACCTAACTACAAAAAAATGACATTTAGACAGGCACGACAATGGTTAATTGATAAGAAGATAATCGGATCAGAAGCTACAGCAAATGCAATAGGTTATCGTATTCCTACTCAATCTATTGCATCTATATCTGCTCTTAGATTTGTAGATGTATTTCCAGAAATAATGGGCGATACTATTATGTTACCAGAAGGATTTACTAAGCTTACTGGTTCCGACTTTGATATTGATAAACTATATGTAGCTAGATTTGCTTATAATAAAGAAGGAAACAAGATAACAAAGAATGATGTAAATGAAGAATCTAATGCTATCAAAAACGATATACTTGATGCTTACATGAAAGTACTTCTTACTTAGGATAATTTTAACTCTTTAAAATTGTCTATTGATAATGCTACAGAGAATACCAAAGAAGTACTTAGAGATATAGAGAGTAATAGAGATGTTCATTATGCTCAACCATTTGAAGTATATACACCTACTTATCAAGAAGCTAGAAAGGCAGAATATACTGGTGGTAAAGCTGGTATTGGTCCATTTGCATTGAATAATGCGCATCATATACTTACACAACTTACTAATTTAAAAATGGTTGATAATGACTTTACTAGAGCATTAGACATAATAGATCTAGGAAGAATATATGATTATCCTACAGCAGGAACTCCTAAAGGAGGACGTATTCTTGACTGGTTATCTGCTATGATTAATGGTTTCGTTGATATTGCTAAAGACCCTTACATCGTAAGATTGAATGTTAATTCTTGGACTTATAATATGGTAAACTTCTTATTACGTACTGGTAAAGGAAAATGGACATTTTACTTTGTAGGTCAACCCATATTCAAAGAAATAGCAGAAGAAGTTGCTAAGACAAAAGGTAAGTATGGTGTAGATAGAACTAAAACTCCTTCTCAATTAGAGAAAGAAGCTATTAAAAAAGTGCTAGATAAATACGATCCTACTGGAGGGCATAGATCTAGATATTAGTATATAAATACTAAGACAGATTTAATGGCAGAAGAATATAAAGATCTATTTAAAACAGAAATAGTAGATGGCAAAGAAACATCTTATACTAGAGAATTACTATTACATCCTAATGACTTTGAATTCAATAGAGAACAAATAAAGATGTATTATGCTTGGTTAGCTCTTAAACCATATGCAGACGGTTTAGCTGATCTTGTAAAATATTCTAAAGTAGATACTAAGAAAACTGGTAAATCTTTTGCTGAATAGTAGATATATTATAATGGTATGAAAGATTTGACAGATAGTATGGTTTTTGAAGAAGGAGAAGTACAAAGATTCTATGATGAAACATTTATAGGAAGAAAAACTGAAAATAGCATACCGTTTGGAGCTAGTATCTTTTCTAATCTGTTATTCAGAAATACTGATACTTTCATAAAACAATATAATGCTGTATTATCATTACTTGGAAGAAAGAATAATGCTAACGCTAAGTTATTAAATCCTATTATATCTGGTATGGAGTCTCAACTAAAAACAGAGTTCTTTAATCAATTCATAAAAGATAATGACATTGATGTAGAAGGAATGTTTAGAGGAAATAATACTATAGCTAAACGTCTTAATAAATTTAAGACAATGATATTAAGAGGAGATGAACGTTACAAATACTTATTGAATCCTAATGGTAGTATAAACAATGACTTCTTGGAATATTTAATACCAAATATAGATAATGAAGGTATTGATTTTATAGATACATCAGAATTACTTAGTGCAGATCAAGCACAAGGTAACAATCTTATAAATTATTGGAGAGAATTGTTAGATGATCCTCTTCCAGAAGTTAAGAGATTGGCTAGGGATTTAGCAGTTTATGCGTTCTACACATCTGGAGATAATTTTGCTATGAATTCGTTCTTTCAGTATCTACCAAATAGTTATAGACAAGAAATAGGTTACACTGATTTCGTACAAAGTAAATTGGAATAGCTTATTAATGAGTCTCAACTAGGTTACAAAGATAAGGCTGATTTATTCTTGAATAACTGGACTAATGATCTATTAGTTAAGCCTGTAGAAATGGAAGGAGGAAAAAATAGAATGCCGTTTATACAAGCTAAATTAAACGAATAGGCAACTCCTAATATAATTGTCGGAAAAAGAGTAGGATCAGAGTATTCTGATATAAAACCAATAAATTGGGTTAAAGTATCTGTAGTAGATGCATTAGGTAATCCTGTAGTAAGATCATATCCTATGTTCCCACCATATATCAAAATGAGAGATGGTAAAGGTTTTGATACTAAGAATTGGCATGTATACACCCTAATAGGTTTTACTGATCAAGCAGAAGTAGATAAAAGTACTGGGAAATTTACAGGAAAAATGCAATACACTCCTATATATGGTCTTGTTAGTAAAAAAGGATACAAGCACAGAGGACATACTGTTGTTGAATATGGTAGAGAAACTCAATTCGATTTCAATAAAGAAAATGAATGGGATTATAGAGAAGCTCTGAATAATCCTTTAGCATTAGCAGATATGGCTTCTGAGTTTGATAAATAGGATTGGAATAAGATAAGTAGATCTATACATTTAATAACATCTCTTCCTAGTTATTCTGATATGAATTATGCTATATCTGAACAAGATAGAGTATATATGGATGATTCTTCTACTTTAGAAGAAGATGAGGTAACTGGAGAAGTTCTTGAGGAAAAAGAAGAACCAACTATTGATTCTACAGATGTAAGCTCTTAGTCAATGTATGTTAATCATTCAGGTGGTGCAGTTGGTAGTGATACTATATGGGGAGAAATAGGAGAACAGTTTGGAGTAACGTCTAAACATTACTACGCTGAAGGATATAATACTCCAAAAGGAAATACTCCGTTAACAAAACAGTAGCTTAGTGAATCCGATTACCATTTGTTAGAAGCTAATAAAAAATTGAACAGAAGGTTTCCTACTAATAATGAATATGTTAATAATTTATTAAGACGTAATTGGTTCCAAGTTAGAAATTCTGATGCAGTATACGCTATTGGAGAAATAGAACCTAAAAATGGTACTGTTAAAGGCGGTACTGGTTGGGCTGTTCAAATGGCGATCGACAACAATAAGGACGTATATGTATTTGATCAGAGTAGATTGAAATGGTATAGAAATAGAAACAACAAATGGTCTGAAACAACTACCCCAAAACTTACTCCTAATTTCGCCGGTATTGGTACAAGAGAAATAACTTAGGAAGGAATCTAGGCTATTAAGAATGTCTATTCTCTTACTTTTAAAGGAGAAATTGAAAATTATATCAGTATGGAAAATAGATTAGATTTATTCCCATCTAGTTTACCATTAACTGGTATTGAATTAATGGCACTGTATGAGCAGGGTAACTCAAGAATAAGTGAAGTACTTGATCAAATGGAAGATCTTACTCCAGAAGAAAGATAGACTTACTTAAACGAATTCGCATAGTTCATGACAGATAATAAAGTTGATACACAAGATAAACTTGAAGAAGCATTAAGAAAATTCATATGTAATTTATAATAACCAGATAATATGTATAAATGTCCAAATAAAAACCTTCCAGAATGGAAGGAATTAGAGAAAGTTGTACCAGAAGTTGCATATACTATCTGGGATATGAATAATGGTCATGGTATAGATAAGGCTCCGAATGGGGAGCCTTCTCTTCTATTTAATAAATTATTAGAACATTTTAATAATGATAGAGAACAAGCCATACTATAGAAAGCAAAAATATTCTCTAATAAGTTTCAAAATAATATAAATAATTATACACTTGATGAAAATAGCGAACCTTACATGCAAGATGTATTAACTACATCAAGTGTTAGTTATGATAATACTGATTTCAAAACTTTCACTGAAGACGAAATTAGAGTATTAGAGGAGATATCTAACCTATATACAAAAATATAGAAAGGATTAAAAGACAGACTTAATGCTATTAAGAGATATTCTAGTAAAAATCCAAAAGTATGGAGAGACCTACAAAACTTAATATAGAAATTATCTACGTCAGAAACTGAACAAGGTATAATTCAATTTCTAGAACACGTTAGAGACTCTATAAACGATAGTAAGAATTTCTTAAGTAAGCCTATAGAAGAAATTAATGCTAAGTAGATACGACAACTATCTAATGATTATGTAGGGTTCTATAAACCTCTAATAGATAATATTCAATATATTGTTGATACTACAGATATATTTAAAGGAATAGATAACTATGATGATGTAATTAATCTAGTAGCAGAAATGTCCTAGTCTATAACTACTGTGAACAATAAATTTATAAATGTTCTCAAAAGTAAGGGATATCAATATTTACGTCAATACCTTTCACAACAAGGCATGCCTGATAGTTTCATTTAGGGTACTATTAATTGGCTAGATGATCCTAAACACGATTCAAGTATATTTATGAATTGGTTTGGAATGGCTACTAATAGTGATAATGCTGTTCAGCAAGCTATTGCTAAGATGTTGAATGATGTGAAGAACGCTACGGATAGACAAACTTTAGAAGTAGGCATTAGATTAGTAAAAGCACTGAATAAAGCAAAGGAAAAATATGGGAATGACGTATAGAAATTGCTTTATGAGAGAGACGATGATGGTAGTTATACTGGATATAGAGTAACTAGAATAAATTAGGGTAAGTATAATCGTACAAAGAAGCAATTCTTAGATAAACTTGCAAAACAATTAGGAATAACTAAAGATTCTAATGGTTAGTACGAATTACCACTAAATTAGGATATATAGAAAAAGTGGTTTGATAGTATAAATAAATGGTACAATGATCACGCTGATAGAAAATATGTATCAGAATACTATACACTTAGAAATAAGATGTTGTCATAGAAAACTAAAGATGCTCAATAGGAGATATAGAATTATATAGATAACATTACCAATCCTATTACTATAGATGGCATAGAATATGATAATCTATTAAGTGCATCCGAATATAATCAACTATAGGAATTGCGTAAACAAAAAAAGATGTTAGCAAATCCATATAATTTGGATGGAAGTGAAAAGACAGGTGATGACGCTCTAATAGCCAAAGAACTTATAGCTTTTAATGAAGAAGTATCAAAACATATCAAATATGATACAGATATATAGAAATATCAGGCAGATAGATCTAAAGTAGCTAAAAGATATGGCGATAATTCAGAATAGTTAAAATTGTGGGAAGAGCGTAATACTGTTGAAAGATATAATTAGGCTTTCTACGATAGAATAGATAGTTTAGACAAAACTCCATAGTCAGATACCTATGAACGTCTAAGAACTAGAAGAAGAAATTTATTATCTTTGTATAAAGATCCTAATACAGGTAAAATAAACACAGATGCTATATCTGATGCTGAAAAGAGAGATCTGTTACAGCTAGATCAAGATATAGCTTCTTCATATTCTCCGAGTTAGGATACAGAAAGAAAAGGTCCTCGATTGTCAGATTTTGCAGAAATAGCTACTACAGAACAATATCGTATAGATATGGAAAAAGCTAGAAATAATGGCACATTAGCATATAATGATTGGTTCAACAGAAGTCACTATGAAGATATTAGAGGATTTATGAGACCAGCATCGTTTTATACTGAACTTAGACCATTACCACAATTTATGGATCAATATAAAGAAAGAGTTCCCTCTATAAAATATTCATCAATATCGCCTAGTTCAGATTGGTATAATTCTAACTGGGATCCAAATGGTCCGTCTATTTAGCCTAATAAAAAGTTGTATGACAATAGTAAAGCTTATAATGCTGTACTAAATAAGCCAGAAGTGAAACAACTATATGATGAGATAGAAGCTATTATGGATGAGGCTAACAAGTATGTATCTTTTATGTAGTTTGTCAATGATCATAGAATGCCTCAAATACCTGCTAGATTTATGCAATCTTTGAGCCGTAAAGATGGCATATTAGGTAAATTAGGATACGTTTTTGAAGATTTTGCTACTACTAAAGATGATGACTTAGATTTCGTAAATGAATTTTCTACTATGCCTAATGGAGATCCAATTAAAGTAATACCTACTAGATTTATAAAGATGTTAGATGATCCTAATATAATATCTACTGATGCTGTTGCAGCTGTAGTTTAGTATTATAATATGGCTACTAATTATCGTAATATGTCAGAAAAATAGGACGACATAGAAATGATGTTAAATCTATTGAAATAGGTATCTATTCGTACTAAGAAAGAACTTAAAGGTCCAGGATCTACAAATATATACAAGTAGTCTTAGCTACTAGTAGATAGATTAATGTATGGAAGAAATAAATCTCCTATATTGATGAATGCATTTGGTAAAGAATTAAACGTAGGTAAAATGTTAGACATAGTTAGAGGATTTGTTACAAAAGTAAATCTATCTGGTAATCTATGGTCTATTGGTACAGGATTCTTTACTGATGCAACATATACTACTTTAGAGGCTAAAATGGGAAGATTTTTTGACTTAGAAGATCTTAGATATGCCTAGACAGAATTTTCTAGAGAATTACCCAACATGTTATCTAACATAGGCAATCCAGATCCTAAAGGTAAATTACCATATTTATTAGCTCTTAATCAAGTAGTAAAAGATAATTAGGAACTGTTTGATAGACTAGATGAAAGCTAGGTGTTAAGATCTATAAATTAGAATTTTTGGTTTGCAGGATATACTCAAGCTGATTATACTGTAAAAAGCCACATTCTTATAAGTATCTATCACAATTATCGTTTCGTTAAAGGAGATGGTTTTTTATCCAAAACATAGTATATAGATAAGTACTACCCTAATGACAGAAAAAAAGGGTAGGTAAACTTTAAGCAATTAAGTGTTACTTTATATGATGCATATAAGTAGTAGGATAATGGAGATGTTATAGTAGATGCTAAATACGAATCCTATATTACTGAAAAATTATTAAATGATGTAAAAAATAGAATATAGATAATAAGTAAAAGAATAGATGGTACTATACGCGAAGTAGATAAAGCTCAAGTACATGCTAATTCTATAGCATCTTATACTGTTATGCATCGTAATTTTATGGTATCCGCATTACATGATAGATTTAAAAGAAAACAGTTTAATCTTGATTTAGGAGTAACAGAAGAAGGATATTATAGATCTACAGGAAGATTCTTGTAGAATGTAATAGGAAATAGACATTTCGCTCTAGCTCAATTACTAGCTGACTACAATAATATGTAGGAGTATGAACAATACGCTGTTCGTAGAACTTTAAATGAATTAATATTAATAGCAGGATCTACTACAGTAGCTGTAGTATTAGCTAGTATAGTAGATGGAGATGATGATTATGATACATGGTTAACTCAATCTATGACATATCTTGCAATGAGATCTGCATTTGAATTTCGAACTATGTATAATCCATTTGAGTTAATGTCTTTAATTAAGTCTCCTACAGCAGCTTTCAATTGGTTTGATAATGCATCTAGTTTTATTAACTTAGTTAATCCATTTGCATATACAGGTAATAAAACACCATTTACTATAATTGATAGAGGAGTATATAAAGGTATGCCTGTAATATTAAGAAATATTATTAAAGTAACTCCATTTAAGAGCGTGTTTGAAGCGCAAGATCCAAAATCGAAACGCAATTATCTATAGAATCAATTAATGAATTTCTAAGTTTCTATTAGAATTATCAATTCGTTAAATTACTGCAAAAAAGAAAAGCCTACTAAAAATAGTAGGCTTATTTGTTATCTCTATCTATTAGATCTAGATAACTATAATAGTCTTCTTCTGGTAATTCAGCCTCTATAGTTTCACCATTCCTATAATGAGGATAAAATAAACGTTTAGATAGTTCTGGAACTGGCACGTTAGTCCAGAATCTATTTATATCAAGCTTGGCTTCTAAACTAAACGCTTTACCATAATTTTTAAGACTATTAATATCTTTTTTATATTTAGGATTACTAAAACAATAAACGGTATAGTGCTTATTATTTATAGTAATATATTTCATATTATAAACAGTATCAAGATTTTTAAGTTTGCAGTATCTATCTAGAGATTCTCTAGTGTTTACTGAACTATCATATACAAGAAAGACCTTATCTTCTAAATAAGGTCTATTTTTGTCACTTGTATATGCATTTATAAATCCGCTTTCTACAGTTAAATCCCTCCAAGTTAGATTATCATCTAATAAAGGAACTATATATATACTTACATCATTTAAGGCTTTCAGTTCCATTATTCTCGTAATATTCACGAGTATGGTCCCAATTTCCTGTCTGATAATGATATGAGATTTCTGTTAAAGTATTTGCTATTAGGTCTTTACGGTCCAATAACTCTTTTTCGTTTAACATATTAAATACGCGTACTTCATTATTACCATTACTTTGGATAGCAACAATATACGCTTCTAAATCGTAATCTTCTATATCATAACCTTGATCTTTCATATACCATGTAAGAGCAAGAATATAGAAAGCTATTTGTCTATAGTAATCGTATTCTTCTACAGAATGCTTAAAATTATAGACATCGGCGGTTGTTTTTAAGTCAATAAGAGTAATCTTTCTATTAGCATGATCAATCTTAACTCTATCTAACAGTGACTTACAAGATACTCCTTGTTTCTCTGCCTCCCAGTTTATATGAAACTCGTTATGACATTCCATACCTGGTTGGTCTGTAAGCAGTTCATCTGCTTTTATATGCTTTTCAATATTATCTTTAATATTCTTAAGCATATTTAAATCTGCAAACGATATAATCGTATATAGATCTGTTTTCTCTAGAGCTTCTATATATTCAGCAAACTTGAGTTGTAACTCCTTTGCTTTCTTTAACATAGTATCTCTAGACATATTGTTACCAGAATATGCAAACTTATATGCATCTAGAAGCTTATCTTCTTCTACTATTTCCGCAGATGAATGATAACGTTCACAGAATGCTGTTTGTTGCGCTGTTTTAGGTTTTTCATAATCAATAACAATATAATTATGCCAGAACTCATCTGGCTGAAGAAGATACATATGTATCATAGTACCTTTATCAAGATACTTAGCACTTATACCTTCTTCTTTACCGTCAAGCATATCCTTGAGGTAACGTGGTCCTTTCTTTAAGAACCACCCTATTGCTGAATTTGATATTCGCGTGTTATCTTCATAATACGGAATCTCTATTTTCATGCTGCTAAATATAAATCGGTTTCAACTTCCATGTTTGTATTCCATGGGATCTCGTCTTCTATATCCTGACGGATATGTTTAGACATCTTGTATATGACTATCATTAGAAATAAAATCATAATTAAAGTGGATTCAAAATCTTATTCTGCATTATTTCGATACATACTTCATCCATATCAGATGACTGTGTATCATCCTGAGTAGATACTTTGTTCTCTTCTTTTATTTTTTCAGTAGAAATATTCATATCTTTAGCTATTTGAGTTAAAGGTATATCTTCAAAGAGAACAACTTCATCTAAGAATGCAGAAATATTATCAAATGATTTTACTTTCATATATTTGTTAATGAAGTTCACAACTTCATCTATATTCTTAACTCCTTTATCTTCTGCCATATAGCGTACAAATACAGAGTTAGAATTAGCTTCATACTGTTTGAAGTAACGAACACGTGAGCATCTATCAAAGAAGTTTTCGTCTATCTTTTCTGCTCTATTACAAGTCATTAATACAAGTTTCTTTGCTGTTGACTCTACTCCATCTAGGAATCCTAATAGATCCTTAGTTTCCCACCAATAATCGTTCTTCTCAATCTCATCAAACATGATTACTACAGGAGTAGTAAAGTTTTTGAAGAACGCACTTAGTTTATCAGCAGGGTAGTCAGTTGCAACAACAATGATAGGTAGATTACTTTCTAAGGCAATACGTTTAGAGAGCATTGTTTTGCCTGTACCTTTAGTACCAGCAAGTAATACACCTGTTGTTTGGTTAGAACTTTCAGAATTGAAATAAGTAAGCACACGGTTAATAAAGTTATTATCCTCATCTAGCTTATACAGTTTCTTTGGCATATTCAAATCACCATTTTCTACTAAATAAGATTTTCCTTCCATACGATTGTACTTCAGATCATATACTTTACCTTTAATAAGTTCATATGCTAATCCTTCTAACTTTGGTTTAACTGTGATCTCATTACCTACTTTAATAAATTCTGCCATAACTTCTGTTTTTATGTTTTTAGTTTGTCGATTAACTCATCGACTTGTTTCTGTGTATGTACTACGTAAAACCTAGTTTTAGGTTCATGTAAGTACAAATAATAGTTAAATAATTTTTCACGTAAAGGCCAAGCCTCATTAGGAAAGCCTTTACATTCAATCACAAAACCTTTACCAACAAAGTCTGGTAAATAGGTCATTGCTCTATATTTTTTGTTGTTAAAAGTAAAAGCTGGAAGTAGCTCATATCTATGCATTTCATAATCTGCTAGAATATTTGCTTCTTTCAGCTTTTTATATGTATATGTTTCAAGTTTACTTCGAAATTTAATTCCGTCATATTCGTTAGGAGTTGCATTTCGAACTCTACCTTGTTTTTTCTATTTCTTCATATAACCATTTTTTTACTTTCTCAAATCCATTTGCTTTAATAGCATCAGATATATCTTTTGCCTTAAATTTCTTATGGACTAACATACCTTCTAAACCTGTTTTAAGGCTTATTTTACGGAGATATTTTACTCCAGCTTCATCTCTATCAAATAGTATAATAATACGTTTAAATCGCTTCTTTAACTGTTCTAGAATCTTATTAGGTATAAATGTAGATTCAGATGAAGGTGAAATGGCTGGAATACCCATTTCATATAAACACATAACATCTTTCATACTTTTAGTAATAATTAAGATGTCACCTGTTTTTGGAAGCTGCTTAAATCCCTGAATATCTAATTCAGTAAGATTATTACGCCACTTTGTATATTTGTCTGCTAAAGGTTTATATATCTTAAAATGATTGTATACCTTATAAGCATACATAGGATTATCTTCTTTATAAATGCTTTTTACTATGCCATTACATAGGTAGTACTTTATACTACTTACTCCAAATTTTCTTAGAGTTTCTACCGTAATATTAAACTGCTTCCAGTAATTGATGTCAGTTTCAGTAAATTCCTGACGTACAACACCAATTACTGTTTCAGTTGACGGTATATATTGCTTAGAGCTAACGAGTTGCGTATCGTTAGTAATTTTAAGTCTTTCAACAATATCTTTAAGTATATCTGAATAATTAGTTATACCTGTATAAAGTTCTATAAACTTTATTACATTTCCACATTGACCTGTTCCATGATCTTTAAACAATAACTGTTTTGTTTTTCTACTATAAAAGCATCCAAACGAAGGAGTTTTGTCTTTTCTCAATGGAGAATTGTAGATCATTCCTACTTTAAAATTACCTATATACGCTGTATATATATCATACTCACTTACTCTAGAAAGAATCCAATCTAGAGTGATATTAAATGTATCTTTTACTTTTGTTGTATCGTAAATCATATGATATATTTTTTATTGTCAAAGCAACGGGACTCGAACCACGTCATATAATCAATTAACCTTATACGTAACCCAATTTGTTATACTTCGGTATAAAACGTAGGTTAGAATACCTAACCTACGTATCCCTAGTTTATGCTCTAGGTAGCGGCTATTTTCTCAAGTCATCTTAGAACGGTAGATCGTCTGCTGGAGAACTATTCATAGTAGATAGATCATCTACTTTAGTCTCTTTATCAGCAATGACAGGTTTTGTAAATCTGTCAATAGACAACTCTCTAATCAAACTCTTATTTTCTGGATTTGTTTCTTTGTCGTAGAACCCTTCTGGTAATACCATAGGTTCAATTACTGCAAATTTAACATAAGTAGGCAAAGTAGTATAACCATTATCATTATAAACTACTTTAACCTTCAATAAGACATCTTTATTAGCTGCATTTAGCATTGTTACTACCCATTCAGTAAATTCTTTATAAGAACTACCATTAAAGTTCAGTACTCCTTTAGGATAGAAACAATTCATAATTCGCATTATACGAGTAACTACATTAGTTACTTTAGCCTGATTCTGTTCAGCAGAATCTCCTTCTCTTTCATTTGGTTCCCACTCTGTATGTAGTAACTCTTTTCCGTCTTTTTCAAAACGAAACTCCATAAAGTTTTTTCCAGTAGGAGATGTTGCTGCTCTTACACCAGTAAACTTAACATTATCATGAATACCTGCTTCAAGATATTTACTGTCATTACTTGTTATTGCTACTTTGCTTGCTAATTCTGTACTATAAACCATAATTTCTTTGTTTTGTGTTATTATTCAGGTAAGAAAATTCTGTCCATGTGAAACGTAATTTCACCGTCTTCGTCGCTTTCTGCTACTACAATATTCTTACCTCGTAAATGTGGTGCTCTTGCCTCTCTTACTATATTACTTCCTCCTTCAAAGGAAATAATTGTTTCGTTTTTCTTTCGATAAACATAACCAATAGCATCAGCTTCACCACAGATAATATCCCCCAATCTACCAGTAAGATCTAGAGTCATTTCTGACATCTCTTGACCTTCAATATTTATCTGCTTATCACGAGTATGAGCAATTAATATAAGATGATCACTTAGATCTCTGAACAAGTCGATTACCTTTTTAACAGCCATTCTTAGCCACATATAACCACTTCCATTTGGAAGAGTACGAATGTCTGTACCTTGATAATTTTTTCCTTGATTAGTGCCTTTGTAGAGCTGTATGGCATAGCCCATGCATATTTCCTCAAGTCGAGTTGCATTATCTATAGTAATATACTTATACGGTCTTTTGCCTGTATTCTTAATTTCTTCTCTAATTGCAGCTACAATATCTCCAAAATCTTTTACAGATCTTGCTTGTACAACTAGTGCAGATAAAGCCTGATAACCATTCTCTAAATCTATAATTAGATTATTGTCTAGAGAAGCCATAAGACTGGATTTACCAGCCTTAGGTTTCCCATAAAACACAGAGAACTTTGGATTACATATCTTTACTTCTGTTTTCTCTTTTGGTAATACAATCATAAAGCTTGTTTATTTTTGTATTCCGTGTATTCTGATAAACTCTGACAATTTCTGATAAGTACGGAATTAATATCTTATTTAGAACCAACCATTATTTTTAATCTTAATTGTGATATCAATAATAGTCTTCTTTGTTTTCGGTTTTAGATGGTTCAATGAGCCCGGCATAATAGGAATAATGTCGTAGCCAATCTGAACGAAATTATCGAAGATACGAATCGGAGTACCGAATTCATCTTCAAAGTCATAATCTTTTGCAAGAGAACTAAGTCCTGCAATAGCTTTGAAGAACTCGTCTTCCAAATTATACTTATTACTCAAGAAGTCATTTGCTGTATAACCTAGACTTGTCGGAATAGTATCCAGCAAATACAAATCAACAGTAGTCTTTTTCTCTTTCTTGCCACCCAACCAAGGATATGCATTCAAGAATTTTTCAGCTAGACTTTCTTTAAAGTTATTAGCACTAGTATTATTATTTTTCTTCGGTAATGTAAATGTATATGTTGTAATCATAATTTTTCAGCCTTTAATTGTTATTACTAAACGAAATCTTCTTCGTAGGTTCTTCTTCCCTTATAGTCTCAATTAAATTATTGTATTTTAGATCGTTATCAAACTCAAGTATAGCGCACTCTCCAGCATCCCTATTCTTTAGGATATGAAGATAGACTTTATTCTTAACTAATAAACGATTCGGTCCATACTGTTGTATATTGAGTAGTTCCGGTCTATGAATACATATAACATAATCAGATGCATGGAATATAGTATCCGCAGAAGAAATGTCACTACGCATTGGGTAATGCATAGATGGATTGTTAATCCTATCAGGAGCTTCAATGTTTCGATTCATCTGTGATAACTGAATTATAGTAGTATTAGGGTACTTTTTAACCTTAATAAACAGTTTCTGTAAATCGGAAATCACTTTCAGTGCAGATTCTTGACCTTCTACAAGTAAAGTATGATCAAGGATAATAATAAATTTCTTACCCTTTGCATAGTTCTCGTAAAAATAATCAATAGTAGAAGCTATTTCTCCAACCGTCCCAGGTGTATCAACATAATATATCTGGTATGATTTTATTTGTTGAGACGCTGTCTCAACTTGCGCCAATGTGTCATCGTTTAATTCCTCGTTAGCGCTATATAGCTGTGCAGTAGTTTGCCTTAACTTACTACTTAATTTTCTACCTACCTGCCTTGAACTTAACATCTCAAATGAGAAGTTAAGGATAACTACATCCTGTTCAGGATTTAGATCTATTAAATCATTTTCAAGTGTATTAACAAATGATGATTTACCACTACCAGATATACCTACTATAGTATATATCGTATTAGGTTCAATTCCACCCATACAGTGTTTATTAAACTTATTCCACCTTGTTCTTAAAGATTGAATCTCATGATTCTTTCTTTGTTTTATATATTCTACTGCTTCTTTAGCTGCAATAGATATATGGCGGAAGGTAAGCGTATTAGTAGAGTTCTGTTCCATAATCATTACTAATTATTGGTTCTTCTACTTTCATTTGTTCCTCGTATGTCTCCCACTCATGTTGAGTGAGCCATTTCCACATAGTTTTCATATAACCGATTTTACCAGTAATCATTTTATTATCTATCTCATAAGATAAACATTTCATGATGTGCTGATGCATTGCTTTGCTTTTGCCAATTATTCGATTATATTCCTTCCTACATTTGTTCACATTTGCCCTTAAAAAACCTTTGGTTCCGTCAGGTCTTATAACATAAACTGGAAATAGGTCATAGAATTCATCAAACATAGATTTATCTTCTTTAAGAAGTTCTTCTAGTTTTTCTGTTTTCTTTATGACTGTGGTATTGTCTACAGTGCTGGTAGCAATTAGACCACGAGACTCTAACTCTTGTATCTCTTCTTCATTAACTAGGCTGAGAAGTTTCTGAATGTCTTGATTGATGTTTTTGATATCACTCAATACAAGCGTTAGGAATACTAACTGATTAATAGATAAGTTTTCAATCCTATCAAGGATTGAGGTGTCTATTTCTAAAATCATATTCTCATATATTATACGAGCATACGGTATTTGAAATATATCTGATAAGCCTTTGTTAATCCCATAGGCTCATTTGTAACGGTTTTAATTCACGGATTATCTTATAGGCTTCCATAATGTAATACCTATAATTAATCTTTCTCTCTTCAATTGGTTTATCGTCTAAGTAATTTAATAAAGTAACACCAGATGCAGTAAGCATATTCTGATACTGTTTTTCTTTTGCAACAAATATCTTTTTACCTACATATGGTTCATCATATTCTATAATTTCACCTTCTTTGTGTCCTGTTGGTTTCCATTTCCATAAATAGGCACCATTAGTACTTGCATAGAAACGATTAGTCCTTTGTTGTTCTTTATTATTATACTCAACATGCCATTGTTTACCAGTCTTTTCAGCCATTAGAAAGTCTCTAATGTCTTGGCAACCTTTTATAGTTTCTTCTACTGGTACTCCGTTCTTAAAAAAGTTTATTACTGCTTTCGGTATGATCTTCGGAGTTAGACCTTTCCCTAATTTCACAGTAGTAATAAACATACCCTTTTCTTTTACTTTATTATCTTCAGTAATAGCAAAGTAGTCATTTATAGCATATTGATACATAGCCTTAAAACGTTCTTCTTCTAAAGTAAGTTTAGTAAGTTGTTCCCATTCTCTGCATACTTTGTTTACATTATCATATACAGATTTTTTAAGTAATACAAACAGACCATCTGTATTAGCTTGGACGATTCGACATCCTAATTGGGTTAGTTTTTCAGCTAGCATTAGTAATAGTAACTGTCCATTTATACGTATTTGCATTACTGCAAATGGACTATAACAGAAATTATGTGGATTCTGTAAGTTACCTGATAATCCATTGAGAGCAAGCTTTAAGGTTTCGTTTTTAACCTTATTGCCATTGTGTTTAGCTTCGATGCGCTCATCTTTAATTTGTCTATATACTTCTAGAAATTCAGGTCCTAAATGTTTAGGATAGAACCCATATTCTATTAGCATACTTGGATATAGTGATGCAACATCTATATCAATGAGCATTTCATCTTCTTTTGGTATAACTATTTCAGGATCATTCACTGAATGAATTCCTCCAACTCCTACAGAATATCTTAATCCTTCAAATATGAATTTATTTTCATATCCTTTTCTTCCTGGAGATACTATTTGACTTTTCATATCATCTAGTACTTTTTGAAGTATAGGACTATCATACTTAATAAATGGTAGGATTACCTTATTTAAAGGTATTACATCCATTGGAGATCTTAAATCTTTAATATCATACCAGGTTTGACCTGTCTTTTCAAGATATTTCTGAGTTAAAATCTTCATTCCAATGTTTACTCCGTCTTTACTAAGTACTCTTACTCCGTATTCATCTTCAATAGCTAACCTTAAATCTACATCTTTTTTACATCTATTGAGTAATTCTTCAGTAGAATTAACATCATTAATATTATACTCAATCATTGAATCTATTTGATTTTCAGGTAAATCTGCCTGCCAATCTGCAACAAATTCTTGTACATTTTTGTACTGCATTGTTACTTGAATTTCTTTCAAACCTACTCTTAACTTATTGCTATAAAGCATAGTAAGAATATCAAACGAATCAAAACAAACCATATACTTCCACTTACTCCAAGCTCTAATATCGTCTTCACTTGAAGTAGTAATTACTTTACTTAAATTAAATATAGATCTACATATATCTCTATATCCTTTGTATTTCATTACAATATAATAATCTATTATATAATTTATAATAGGATTATCATAATGAAGATTATTATAACCACAAAATAATTTATTAGTATTTAACTGAATTTTTGTAGTATATAAGTCTCCGAAAGTATAGTCTGTATTAACTGTATGAAAGAAATTGACTAATTCATCTAATTGATTTCTTCTGCAAGATATTTCAAATTTATGCAATTCACCTGTTTCTGTATTTTTTACAGTACAATGGAAAACATTGGGGAATACCTCAATATCATATACATAAACAATCTTATCTCGTATAATCATAATTAATAATGTTAGTTTGAGTCTGTGGAGGGAATCGAACCCTCATTTAACAGTTTTTCCATTTAAACTACACAGACAACCAGCATACTGCCGCATTAAAATTTCTAAATTATGGATTTGCTAGCATATTTTAGGCGGCTAGCGAAGCCTTTGTTGTACCTGTTTTTCGTACATACGTTTTCTTAAACGCTACAAGGGAAGCTTTGTACTTAGCCTTGTCTTCTTTGCTTTGTTTAATAGATTTTGCTTTAGATTGTTTCATATGAATAATCATATGATCAAACTTAACTTGAGCATCGAGCTGTTTTCTGTCGTATTTATTAAACTTAGGATAATTGATAGATTGAAATACGAAAGTACTTTTTCTCTTCTCAACAAGAGCTTTTACTCTTTCTCGTTTAACTTTTCTACGAGCTTTAAGTTCTTCACTATAGAAGTTTTTTGGTTTAACCTCTTCTTCAGAAGTAATTTGTTTTACTCGAAATACTCTTCTTTCTGCTTTTCGAGCATTTCTTGCTGCAACTCTCTCTTCACTACGTGCTATTTTATATTCTTCTTTTCTGTTTTTATCCATTTTCATATCTTGATAATATTAATAGTTAAACTTATGCTGCTAAAAGTTTTGATTTAGTGTAATAGGTCCAATTGTTATTACTTAAATCTTCAACGGTTATTCCGGTGAACTTATCATTGTTTTCGTACTTCTTAGCTAATACTTTTACTTTAGAGAATGCTTCTTCTTTATCATTAGCATCTAAATAATCCGTGTAGAAGTCTGTACTTTTCATAGGATTATCTTCGCTTTGATTCTGTACTACATAACGGAACTTACGAGTGTTCTTTTTGTTATTTAGCACTTCTCTTCCTTTCTTTAGGAATTCTAAAACAGAAGCCTTTACCTCATTTATATGAGGTCTACTGGCTAACAGTTCAGCTTTATACTCTTTTTCACGTTGAAATCTAACCTTGATTTCTTCATCAGTTAAATTAACCGGTTTTGGTTGAACAAATAGTTGTTTTTTAATTAATCGAGTGAATTTCTTCTTCTCTTTTCTAGTATAGTGAACTGTAGGTTCAAATCCAGCACTTGCTAAAATTTGCTTAATAAGCTCTTTCTTAGCCTGTTTAGCTGTCTTATTTTCCTGACGAGAGTTCTTTCCTACTTCTGTAGTATAACTTTTTTGCTTAACTTTACCAACTATGTTGGTTATTATTACTTTCCCATTCTCACCCTTTGTAATATAGGGAGATGGACCCGGTCTTCTAAATACTTCTTCTACTTTCTTAGATCTACGTAATTTAGAACGGTTAGTTCTCGATAATTTCTTTCCTTTATGATCTTTATGTTTACCTGATAAATTCTTTTTCATAATCTTGATAATTTTAGAAGTTAATAACTAGCGAGCCCGAAGGCTCGCATTAATTAAGCGGCTAGACAAATAGGAGCTGATTCAATATCAAGTTCAGCTTTGTCATTAAAATCTTCTAAGTCTTTATTCAACTTATTAATTTCTATCTGCAGCTTATTCTTTATATTGCTGATGTAAGCTGAAGTAAGCTCCTCACTAATATTCAGATTCTTTTTGCCTTTAGCTCGCTTTATCTTTGGGTCGATTGTTTTAATCTTCCCTAAATGAAACAGTTGTTCCTGTTTCTCGGATAGTGAAAATATTGTATAATAGTTATTTTCTGCTGGTAAATCAGAGAACTTCTTATAACCCATATTAATACATTGTAAATACAGTTTCATAAGAATTCGTTCTTCTGCCATTTCTTGAATCTTCGTTAACAGTACCTTAAGGTCATAATTACGAATAGTTCCTTTAGAAATGATATTTTCGTTTTTAATAATCGTCCAATATTTAGTAATATCTTTACTAAGTTCATCGCGACGATTTTTTGCATATTTAGATGTAATTGATTTCATATTCAAGTGATTTGTTTTTTAAGTTAATACTTGACCGAAATCGTTTACTAGTTAGTCATGCATGACAGATTCAAACTGCCGTCCCTCTGATGAGTGCTCTAATCAACTAAGCTAATGCATGTTATATAATAGAGAACTACCCCATTCAGTAGTCTCTATTAAAGTAGTACCCCATTCAGTACTATTAATAGATATTGATATGATGAATACCCAGTTCAGTATTATAAATCATCACGTTCAACAATTTTTATTTCTTTTGCAAAATAGACCGGTAGAATCCGTCCGTCTGTTGTTTTAGCACCAACATATAGTTTATTTCCTGTTTCAGAAACTCCTACACTTCGGTTATGTTCTTTTTCATTCGAATACTTTTGTAAATACTTTTCATTGATATACTTAGAATGTAGTTCTCCGTTCGTACTACTTCTTACTACATCAAATAAAATATCTACCATTTTATCCAAATCATTATTATCGGTAGCTTCTTTTAATATGGCATTCATAATACCATAAAAAGCTTCCTCATTTCTTGCTTCTCCAGTTCCAGACATTGTGTCTGCTAATTTGATTGCTATATCAGTAATACTCACCAGTCCATGAGCATTAAAGAACCGTTGCCACCATCTAGGACCACTTCCATAGTACAAGATAATCTGTCCATCCTCTTGTATATCTACTTTTTTAGGTCTTTCGTTAATTCTCCCATTCAAGATCTTAACTTTTGCTAAAACAGCTGGTTCATAAATAATTAGCATACGCAAGATATCAACCCGGGAAGGTGATAATCTTCCGTTCATATCTGTTATTCTGTTGTAGTAGTTTCAACATGCACGTTTACTTCTACATCACTTCCAATACCACACTGCCGCATATAATCAGTATAAATGCGTTTGTTAGCATCGGAATAACCTCGAACTGTCTTAGACAGATTCAAGCAGTGACGAGCAAAGTTCTCGTAGTGAGTAATAGCACCCATGTTAGCTTCCTCAACTAATTTGTCGAGATTCGGCAAATCTTCAGCTGAGAAAAACATCGGACTAGCTCCGCTCTTACCAAGGCGGTCAATTGCTTCCGTAACGTTAGCCCGGGTAGCTTTGCTGAAATCCGGTTCAGCTATTTCGAACATCAAAGGTTCAACACCAGGAATGTCCTTGTTGATAGCGATCTTCGGCCGTTGATCAAGATCCTTAGCGACGATACTTACACTCATGATATCAATAGCTTTAATAATATAAGCTTTGATCTCATTGCGGAAAGTATTGATGCCATTCATGACGTCCTCCTTGTACTTAGGATCTGGATTTACTGCGATAATAGTAAATAACTGCTTACCGAAGTAAGGACCATATTTCTGTGCCACTTGCCGGTTACGTGCTAAGATTTGTGCAGCTGCGTTAGGAATCTGCGGTGCACTGTTGTTATTCAAATTTTCCATAAAAAATGTTCCCTTCTTGAGTCCGCATTTGATATACCAATACGGATCATTTTTTAGTTTTTAAGTTAATAATAAGTTAATGCTCTCCACTGTTCGATTATTTTATAGCATTACAATAATGGTAATGGTGAATTCAATCACATAATCTACTAGGTATTAAAATAATAAATGTTAATTTATTTGAAAATATCTTCTGATAAATTCTCTGATAATTTCTGTTAATTCTGATATGTTTATCGTCCCGTTTCGACGGTTAAGATTCAACTTTTTCGATGCTTAACGCACCTCTCACCGTTATTTTATATCGCGATTAGATGCAATATAAAAGACATAGATCATTGACTAATGGTAAGTCTACCTAGTATTTCCGGATTATCGAAATTCATAGAATTACGGTCGTTTATCTAACGTTACCAACTCACAAGCCCATTACTTATAGTATGGCCCACTTGTACCATGCATAGGATTTGTTGTTTATTCTGCTCGAACACGAGGATTTCCACCTCTCATCGTCTCCTTGTTGCTCAATTGTTATTACTATTGAGTTGAAATGTACTACGCCCTTTAATCTACCGAGACAGGGTGATAGGCGACAGGTTATTAACGAATCAGCGTTCTCTTTACATATATACTTGCAATATATACTTTAGGAGTTTCTAATGTCAGCGATGACGGTTGGCAGTCTGGGGTGGATCATACTCCTTATCTGACTACTTTACAACAGTAGTTTGCTATCTCTGTACTCGCCATTGAACTTCCCAATTTGGTAAAGATTAATAATGTTAACAATTCACTTAGAACAGATTTAACTAGGCCGGTTCTATTCGGCATTAATTTTCAGATGCAGTAAAGTAACATCATCTGTTACAGTCTTACCTCTCTGGTTCCAGGGTTCTAAGCTGGAGCGGCTTAGTTCTTACTTATTAATTTAGTTTATTTTGACCATTACTAATATCTCCTACTCTGGAATGAGTGTGATAATCTAGCAATGCACCTTTACATATCTTAAAAGGTATAAGCTCTGCTGTTTTTTACGAGGAGTTTTCTAAGCTTCTCCTTAGTATTATTTATCATTATAATCACACTTGCTAAAGGTGTGCAACGATTAGAATCAGGGTTATTGCGCCCTCAAACCGCTTAGACACTCTTGGTCTATTCATTCCTCATTCAATTATACTCACACGAACGAATAAGCACGTGAGTCACTTTAGACTTGAAAGACGGTATCAATCTCATATACCTCATCCCTTATACGTAAATTCTTTTGCGGCACGCTAGTTACGGTAGCGCACAGGATTGGCTCCTGCTCCCTGGTAATCAGTCTATTTTCACTATAATTTTAACATAGTTACTTAGGATCATTGCATGTCCAGCCTTCATATCTTTACTTTGTATAAGTATGTACCATAACACGGTTATCCTTACATTAGTATCAGTAATTACTCCCTTTATATTATGAACCAATTATCATAAAAACACTAGAGTTAGCCTATTTTTCCAATCAGGACGCATAGTTGCGTTTTTGTATGAAGCGAGGTTGGAACCCGCTTGTTGCGTTAGTCAGCCATAATGTATTTTTCGATAATCCTTTTCCAAGGGATTATCCAAGAACCCTTTGTCCTTGTTTCAGCATCGTGTTCATATTCCTTCTTGAGTCACATCTTGATTGACGCATACGAATATAGAGATTTCGTTCTCTTTTTGAGGATTAAGGATTTCATCTTTTGTAGTTTTTATTTGCTTATTGCTACGAATTCATCTCCTCGGTTTTGAATTAATTTGTAACTAGGGTATCTTCTTGTAGCTCCTATATTACGGGTTCTTCACTTTTAATATCACCAGACGGTTCTCATATTAACAGCGCAGGCTATTCACCCTCTCCTGCTTTCTTATACCTTTTTCACCAGTATAAGTTATTATCCTACCTTTTGAGTATCTCACAGTGTTAGCTGCTACGAAGCATCTCATAACTACTTCTTACATATTCTCGGATTCTGTCTTTTTCGGGCTATGTGTAAATGGACACAAACTCCCTGACGCAGTAGTACTTAAAAACTTCCTTCTGTGACTGCCGGAGTGATTTACGCTATAGTTTTACTCCTCTCGAACTATGATATAATTATAGTATTTATATAGCGGCTATTATCATTAACTATTTTCCGCTGAGGATTTATCTTCTCCTGTAATTTCTGACTCTGGTTTTACAAGAAATATGTCTCCAGAAGATAAGTTGATGTTTGCAACCACCTTCTTACCCCGGCATATATCAACTATGCCATTTTTTATATCATTACTACTGATATAATCAATTGGATCCATACGTCCTGGATCAAAACCATCCAAGTGCACGCATATACTACTTACAGACGAGCGTAAGTACTGTTCTACGAATAAGATGTTACTTATACTAGCTTTCGCTTGTACTTGTATCATATTAGAACTTTCCCCGGCTACTATAAAGTAACCGGTTTGATCTACTACCAAATCTAAATTACGCCTAGCATCTTTGCTATTTCGTATAATACGTGATAGTCGCATCATACTATTAAGCATAATAAGATTCTTCTTACTCATTTTGAGATTCTTTAGTAAAAGGAGAAAGTGGCTTTACATCCTCCGGTAAATTAGCTATACTACGTACCTTTGGAAATCCTGTATTTACTTCTTTTACTTTAGTTCTCCACTTAACTACTGGTTTTAATTCACCAGTAGTTGTTACATTCACAATTGCGTCTGCTGTTCCTTTTACGGATACTTCTTGAGTATTAACATCATAAGATACTTCTATAGTATCTACCTTACTCACAGACTTTGCTTCCTTATTAGAGTGCATCATAGACATCAACTCTAAATATGAAGGTATTACAGGTTGTTGTGCCTGCACGGGTTCAACTGTACTAAGTATATTATAGCCAACAAATATGCTAGCAATAAATAAACCTACAGCTGACAAAATTCTACTATTCATATTGATTACGAATTAGTGAACAGTCTCTTAAACTTATATACAATACTCCACCAATTATGGAACCGGCTTAGCTTTTTTTTTCTTCAGCTGCAGCCTCTTCTTTCTTGGTTTCCGGATATTCACCTACAAGTACAGGAAGTGGACCTTCGAATTCGGCAATCTTGTCCATAGGTGAACGATAGTAGTTGATGATCTTACCAACAGCAAAACGCAGTTGCTCATTAGTAGGAGGAATCTTTCCAGGGTAATAGTTAGCACGAACAAGAGAGATAACCTTTCTAGCACTATCGCGCGCCATTTTGATTTCTGCCAATTGTTCATCAGTTGCTCCTTCAGGAACAGAACATGTGTAGTCATGCATCAATTTGTCAACATAATCTACGCCAATTACTCCCATTGTTGCTTGAATAGCTTTGTCATCTGCCGGATTTTCAATCTTCTCGGTTTTGATAACATTACCATTAGCATCAATTTTGTCTTCCAAGTTATATCGGAAGTTTTCCTGGATGAATGTACGAACGATAAGTACAACTTCATCATCTGTAACAGTAGGTACAGCGCCATGAACGATGCAATGTGCACTTACCGGCGAGTTTTCCTTCTTGGTATACAGATATACGGCACGTCCGATTCCTTTCATCAAACCAGCTACAGGTACAAGATGGAAAATCTCATTGATCCATTCGTCTATTCGACGATTGTCAATCTTGAGCTTTTCATCAGTAGTACTAGCATTGTTGATACAAAGTTTACGATACCATTCAATGGTGTCAATTAAACTAATTACAATGTTACGATCTTTACGTAACAGATATTCCAAAGCACTACAGATCTTTTCATGATCTGAACCTACTTTTTCAATATCGGTTTCTGGAACTTCAAGTTTAGCCAGTTTAGGATCCTTCAGTTCTTCAGGAATAATAGTTTCCTGTGGTCCAAAAGGAATTGCTAACTGACCGTCTGTAGCTCCAGGAAGAGCACGCGGTGATGCAAGTTTCACACCGAACATAGTAGCCATTTCTTGCAACGGCATAATCTGTTCAGGAGATACTATCAACTGAAGTTTACCTTCAGCCTGCATACCGATCATTTCTTGCTGAACACCGAGCATTCCAAGGAACCATACAGCATTAATCGCTTGATTAATAGCATTGTATTGTTCAGGGAAGTTCTTCTTCAACTCTTCATTGTTAGTGAATCGTTGATGTCCAACAAATGAAAGCATAGCTTTAGCATCTGTAGAACTTGTAGAAGAACCAGTCGGAGCACCGATAGACTTAGCAAGTGTTTTCACTGCTTCAGCCGGATCTACTTCTTCAGCAATAACTGTAGGAGTCTTATCCTTCTTTGGCTTTGGCTGTTGTGCAGCACCTTTCTGGGCGGGCTGTTTGTCAGTCTTAGCCTGAGTCTGCGCTTTTTCCTCTTTCTTAGGTTGAGCAGCAGCCGGCTTTTCAGTTGCTGCTGGTGCAGCTACTTGCTGAGTTGTTTCAGCACTTCCTTTCTCGGTTTTAGTTACTTTTGCAGTGTTACCTGCTTTAGCTGTTTCTGCAGGTTTTGCTGCAGTACTTGCAGCTGCTTGAGCTGCTTTGTTTTTCTTAGACGACATTTTGATAATGTTTTAAATTGTTAATAAATAAATGAATTCTGATAGATTATTTAATGAGGTTCAACTATCATCCTCATAAGCTGGCGAGTCTCTGCCCTTAGTAGTATGACCACTAACTAATGCGTCTGATAATACTTCGGATGGATATGAAATGTAACTCATTACTCCTGACTGGCATGTAGTCTCTGTCACTAAAACTACTGGTAATGTGCAATCCATATCCGTATTATCTACGGTATTAATTAGCTGGATAATAGAAGCTGTAGTATCATTTTTAGTGAAATGATTTACAGCCTCTTTACCCAACATACCTACTAATAGACCAGCTAATATAGTGAATAGAAATACCCACCACATTTTTGTGGAACGCATAGCGCGTGCTAATACTGCTCCAAATAGAAGCAATACTAAAATCCATGTTGCTGACATAATTAGTAAATTTAATCTGTTAATAATTCTTTTAGTTTCTCTCTTGCCTTATTAAGGCGTGATTTAACTTGAGACTCTGTGAGTCCAAGATGCTCTGAAATCTGTTTGTAAGACAGATTTTGTATAGAGCGTAGTTCAATTATATTCCTATACTTCCAACGAAGTCGCGACAAGGCATTATCTAGAGCATCACTTTTCTCTGAGAAGATATAATCTTCTTCAGGTGAATAACTGGCCTGGTTACTCAACTGCAGAGAGTTGGCATCGTCGTCAATCCAATAGTTCGCTTTTTCCTTTTTAGTATGTCGAATATAATCAATACTAGTGTTTATTGCAATAGTTTTTAACCACATCTCAAATGAGATATTGTTTATATAACTATCTAGCTTACTAAACGCTTTAGTAAAAGTAACTGATAATAAATCATCAGCTACATCTTTATTATTTACAATATAATAAATTGTATTATAAATAATCTTACTAAAACGATTATAAAGCCTTGTGAAGGCAGATTGTTTACCTTCTTTTGCCTGTTTGATCAGTTCGAAAATCTGTTGCTTTTCTAAATCTGTCATAATTACGGGCATTTTGTGAGAGGTAATCGCTAGAGTATGTGCATATATATTACTGTTTTATTGAAGTAACTCTAAAGTTAATCTGGCACGTGGACTACTGTTATTCATCCTTTTTGCTTGACCTCTCTCGTTAGTAGTTATAGGGCCGATCAAAGCCCTATAACCTTAAAATGGTAATCCTAGTTCATATCTACAGTGATACTCCATATAATCTTTTGAGAACTTTTGATAAGCATCCCAAATACATTCCATAAATTCTCTTTTCATAGCTATAGATATTCTATTTGAAGAGAGTTTATTAACCATTCCGCATACTATTCTAATACGGACATCCAGAGTAAACTTAGTATCTTTACCAATTCTTTGAAGTATATTAGTATCAAACCAATATATTATGTGTCTAACAGATTCATGAGTTTTCTCTAAATTTGTATAGACCCACCATGATGCTCTCCAATGAAATGATTGATATTGTTTACCCCACGGAGTATATACTCTGTTAGTAAGACTGTATAATACCATTTTCCTTTTTGATTTCTCTAGCTATCTTGCATATTACAAGTTGTGCTTGTGCAGCTGACCAACCTGTCATACTCATGATATATACTTTAGTACTCATAGCACCTCTACCTGGAATAGAAGTATCTACTTTATACCTTTCTTTAAAGGTGTGATACATAGCATCATCAATGCTTGGCATCTTCGCACCACGCATAGAACGTAATTCTATGGGTAGTTGACATACATCTGATGATTCATAAGGATAAAACACATACATCTCTGGATGTGCATATATACTTTGAATCTCAAGAGATTCTTCCTTTACTTCTCTGAATTTTGCTTTTTGAAAAGCATCATTCATAATAATCGCAGAAACTATCCTTAAATGAGGAGTTTCACCAACAACAATTGCTAGAAGTTCGATATCACTTCCAACCACTTGATATACGCCTGGTTCATTTAGTCTCATGGTTTATTGATTTCTTTTTTAAAGTTATCTACTATACCAGATACTTGATCCATAGTTAGTTGTGGATATTTATCCATTACTTTACCTATTGCTTCAATATCTGATTTGCTTTCGTTCAACATTTTCTTGAACTCTCTCTCTTCTTGTCTGGAGTCAAACCAAACCCACCAAGGTACTACGCGCATTGATATTCGTATTCTTTAATTTTGTTATTCAATAGCTCCCATTTTTCCTTGTCGATATCAGTTGCTTCTACTAAGTAGATGATATCACAAGATGCTCTAAATACACCACGAATGTAGTTCATTCCCTCTTTATAATGATATTTATTCTTATAAATTCTGGGAACATTTGCATGCAGACGAGTTATTAACTCTGTCTTCATTTTCAGTTCTGTTGCAGCTTTCTCCCATGATTCTGGTAAGTTCTGCCTAATAAAGTTCATTAATCCCATTTCAAATTAATTTATTGATTAAACTTAATTTAATTGTAGCAATAGGGGAGTCGAACCCCTAAATAATGTAGCCCCATTTGCTTCCAGCTTTTTACGACATTAGCTTAGCCGTTTGGTTTATCTCACGCTACTAAGCGTGTATAATCCATTACATAACTTGTATTGCCAGTTATCTGCTTATTGACCTATTCTACTTCACATTGTCGCAGTCAAATGCCTAGATGCCCCATTTAAAGTAGTACTCTTACAAAATTTAACTTATAGTTTGAGTACTACTCCCGATCTTCCTATCGCTGTTAATGAAAAAACTCTTAAAGAGAAATCGAAAATTAGCGTAAGATTTCTATACGGGCCTCTTATTATTCTTGCTTATTCCATTTTTTGTGGAGCATGAGGGAGTCGAACCCTCGTCCTAACGACTGATTCATAGACCTAACAGTCAATGAGTTTATAAGATTAATTGAAGTATAACTCGCGTACAGAATTAAGCCATTCTTCCTGCTTTATTATTTAACACAGTTCACAGCACTCTCTACAGGTGAGCCTTCGTTATGTTATACAATATCCCTGCTATTTTTACAATTAATCTTATATTGTGACTAGGTAGGCGACCAAACCTACCTAGCCTATGGTCTTTTACGATATTTAAAGTATTCTCATACTATTAATGCCTTGATAACCTGTCTTGGAAGTATAGAATACTTTTCAGCTTCTATACGGCATGATGTCTAGCATCGCACTATTCCAAAAATGCCGACTTGATATCATAAGAATGCTATTGCATAATATACTCAAAGAGTATAGAATCTGTATTTATATATTGCGCAATTTATATATACATCCTCATGATCTTAGGCACATGATCAGTGGCACGTTGTCATAATGTCCTACTCTGGCATCGGTTGTATTACTACACCTTACACTTGTTGTATGCATGTTAATTCATGCATGAGCTGCATCTTCTGGTACTTAGCACATAAAATGTCATCACCACCTATTAGCTACTTTCTCTAGTTAGGTTATATAGTCAGTATTTCTACTGCTAAAACACTATACCTGGACTATGCGCGGAAAATTAAAGGGACAACAATTGTCCATCCCATCTCCAATCATAACGGGCTTTCGGGTATTGGTTAAGCAATTTGTTTTGCTGTTCCTGATACCATTTGTCAACTTCACGAAGAAGATTGTTAGCCTCTTTGTAGAGCTCTTTACAATCCTTCAGGTAGTCTTCAATAGTGATGCCGCCGTTACGCAGTTTGTCATCTTTTTCAGAGAACTTCTTCAAGTAATTGAGTTTGACCTCTTTTTCCTTGTCGGTCTTTTTCATACTCAAATAAGTTGCAAGACGAGTATACTCACTCTTCAAAGTTACGTCAATATGACGTTCCGTGAGCTCCTCTTTACGCTGTTTTGCAATCTTTTCAGCAGCAGCTTTTGCAACATCTTCTGTTACAGTTGAGCCATTGTTGATCACTTCTTCAACGTTCTCTGCTGATACTTTTGTAATATCAGCTACTTTTACTTCTTCTTTTGCCATTTTTTTGATAATGTTTAAAGATTGATACTATTGTTAATTAATCTCGAGTTATTTACTCTTCTTTTTTGCAAGATATTCTTTACGAAGACGTCTCTTGCGTTGGTTACATGATTCACGTTTACCTGCTTTGACAAGTTTACGATTCTCATATGCCTGTTCTCTTTTCCAGCTATTTTCACGAATGAGCTGTAAATAGATAATCTCACGAGCTATATTAGCTTCTGCTTTAGCTTTATGAGCATTGATGCGTCCTTGAATTATCTCTTTTGACACACCTCTTTTTCTCATTTCTGGGATAATTCTTCTTTGCCCCATATTTTTGATAATTTGGTTTTAGAATTAAAAAAAAGAACTGTTCTGTATATTCCTATCTCTTATTCTACAGATAACCCCTATCCTTCTCTCCCTTTATCTGTAGATTTACAGATTGCCGTTGAATAGCCATTACATAGTAATATGTATTAGGGTTTTGGTATATTTACAGTTCTTTCGGGTTGATTGGAATCCACCATACTAACAATTTAATTAGTAATATAAATCAGGTAAATAAGGCTCTGGCGGAATCTTATTTACCATTTTTAAGTATTCATCGTAATGAAATATCTTTTTCCATTTTTCTAGTTCTTCATTACGCTTACGTAGAAGTCTTTCCTGATACGTAAGTTTTGTTGCCATTCTGAGTTTACACTCAAGATCACATTCACTACAGTCGATAATATTATCTTGTGTAGGACATTCGTTAGAAATTGAATTTGAAGTTTTCATGATCATCTCGACCAAATAAGTGTTTGACAATCATGGGTTTACATATTCTTGCAAATTCTTTTGCTGTATCCCTGTCTTTGAATTCCAAGGAATTACCGACACGAGCAGTAGCATGGCCAAGCCCATTGCGAGAAGCAACATCGAGCAAGCCCGAAGATTTTCTATTATCTGTATAGTTCCAACCCCATACATAATACCTTACCTCTTTTGGATCTATTGTTGTAGGTTTCCAGCCTTCATTTAAAGCTTTTGCAACAGTTTCTAACTTGATGAAGTTCCTAGTTTCATCTGTTAATTTGTAACTTTTATAATTAGCTACAGTACGAAGACCTAGTATTTTACATGCGTCTTCATAAGGTTTCTCTTTACTTAACTCAATCATGCCTTTTTGCGATTATAAGGTTCCATTTTCTTATGCTTAGGACGTTTTTTGTATTCCGTCTTAGTTTTTACTTCTTTCTCCTTATTCTTTCCCATAATTAAAAGAGTTTTAACATACCATTGATTTCTCTCAAATAATATGGAATATTTGAAAGATGTTTAGCCTCAAGAACTTTCTTACAAGTAGGTTGTAATCTTCCAGCACTTATCAGATATTTAATCATATCTGTATTTTGCTGACGAATATCTGCATCATTGAGGAATCTTTTTACAAATTCTATTTTGAATAAACTTTCATTGCTGAAGTTCACAGGATTACCTACTTTTGTGATAATATTATCACAGAATATAGATGTAAGTTCTTCAAGATTTGGTTCCTTAGCAGTCATTGTTTCTGCTTTTGATACTAATATTTTAGCTACATCAACATCTTCGAAATCAACAATCTTTAAATTGTCTGATTCTATTTTTATGTGTTGAGTCATAGCATTAGCAATGTCCCGAATGGTTACATCTTTACGAGCATTACTAACATAATCGCCTTCAAATAAAATTACTATTGCTTTCATAATTATTGATTAATTACTTTTATTTCTATTTCATACTCATCTAATTCTGCCTTAATATCATCAGTAGATGATTTAGATTGAATTTCAAAGTATGGACATAATTGAACTTCTTCACTTGGTTTGCTTCTAGCTATAGCTTTTGCTACAGATATAGGCATACCTAAGATTTTATTTAATGCTAACATATTAGCATAAAGATGACCAGTATGTAGAATCATACTAGTAATGTACCTTTTGGATTCCTTTTTCATTTTTACATAGGCTTTAAAATTGTTAGTTAATAAATATGACGACGTCTGTATACAGCACTATATACAGAATAATTTACCGCAGTGCTACGGAGATTTGAGACTAATACTATAAAGCAATAGCGCTCTATTGCACATCTGTTATTAAAGAAATCATTTCCACATATTACTATGTTTAATTTAAACCCTCATATGTTTTAGGATTACTCCAGAGTACATACAGAAATAGCTGTCAAACTAAATCTTAGAACTCACCTGATTTTAACGTCCGCACGATCATAGATATGTTCCTACACCTTGGACTCAATCGAATTATGTAGGCCTAATTCTTTTGACAAGACATATCTATTTACGCCCCACAGGCTTGTCATCTTCTGAAGACTAGTCTATTCTCACGAACTGACTAGTTATTAAGTCGAAATTTTTAAACCATTTCTATTATGCAAAATGCTTCAAAAAACTGTAATAAATTGTTGTTAACTGTTACTCTCTAACGCCTTAGAGAATCACGAGGATTCTTCACAGAATCCATTGGGGTAATTATATCACGCTGAATAACTGCGCCTTTGAGTACATCTTTAAAATGCTCTTTGTTTGATTCATATATATAAACAATGTCACTATTCGACAATGATGTACCATGAGTCATAAGTATATCAATTAGAATAGCTTCAGGCATTGCTAAAAATATACTATCAATGCGCATTCCCTCTTTCACGTCTTCTCTAAATTTGAGAATTTCTTGTACCGTTGGTACATGTTCAACTGCTTTTGCAGTATCAATGCAAACTGATTCGTCTTCCGACGTAACAATCTTAGCAATAGGTTCATGACACAGAAACACTATTACTCCAGTAGCGATTGCTAATGCAATGACTACTAATATCGTCCAAAAGCATCCATTAGACGATTTTCTTACTACAGGATATTGATTATCTTCCATACTCAATCCTCCAGTTCATCTAGTAGTTTAGATACTACGGACGGAGTCTCGATGATATCGAACTTCTCACCGCATATTGATACTAAACTTCCGTTACTATTTCCACAGCAGTAATCTAATGATACTGATGTGAATGTTAACTCTTCTCCGTCCACTGTATGGACTGTAGCAGATCTTTTTTTTCCCATTTTGATAATGTTTTTAAAATTAATAATTATTTAATAGTATCACCTACAAAGTATACATTCATATATAAATAATCTGTAATATATGCTTTGTATTCATTTCCAGTAACAGGATTTACTAAACGTATTACATATGTATCTTCATCTTCTTGATATTTATCAGATACTACATAATGTTTAAACCTCATTTGCAAATCCACAAAACCATATGGATCTTTAGGCTCCCAGTTCTTTAGTATATAAATAATAACTACTATAGTTACCATTACTACTAATAACTTGCTTGTTGAGTTAAGAATATTACTACTCCTTCTTATCATACTATTTGTTGATTTCCTTCCATAATTCAATTCCTTCATGTATTACTAGGAAAACAACATAAATTGCTCCTATAAATAGAAGTAAATTGAAAAATGTTGTCATTATTTATTTTAATTTGTTAATACTGTTAAATAATTTAAATACATTAGCTTCACATGCAAACTAGGAAGATTTGTTTTTTAACATGTTACTAGACTCTATCACCACGATGAGGTTGTATTTATTGATAGAGAAGACTACTACAACACCTTATTAGACTCGGATTTTACATGTAGTAGTCGGGGGATACGTGACAGGTATTAATGTATATCAAATGTATAACCGTTTTTACTAAATAGTTCTTTTATGTTTTCTATGTCAAGATCTTCTAGTGGGCCTTCATACACTAATTTTAAAGGAAATATTAAAGTATCTTCTTTGATATATGTATCTACTATATCTTTAGCCGATTTTAATCTTAAACCAAATTTCTTTATCAAACATGTTACTCGTATTTTGGCTGCCATATCACCAGTAATACATACCGTTGGTTCTCTAATTTCATTTGGTTTTTTAGTTTCACTTTTACCTGTTATTAAAACAGATAAGAATGCATCAATAGCTGGTTCATTAGAAAATGTATCTAATGCTTGAGCTAGTTTTTCTTTAGTTATTTGATTACGTTCAAATAAACTTTCAAGTACATAATTTTGAATTGAGTTCATATAATAATGTTTTAATTAGTAATCAAATATAAATAAAGTAAGCGCATTATATTCGCCCTCATGATTTGCAGTCATGCGCAATAATAACTATGCTATTCTCTTACTTTAAATAATACTTATTGTTCAGTTAGTATCAGACTGTCAAGCACCATGTTAACACTACTTATGGTTAAGAGTATTTCTCCCTACTTGCTTAGGATTGGTTGCTCATTATAAGGGTTGCACATCACAGTGAACCTAACTGTGACCCCTTTCCACGTGGATTATTTAACTATTAAATATCAATAATTTACTGTGCATATAAATTAAAGATAAATAATAATTAATTACTTTGACTCTGCATTGTCCACCGACTTGTCACGGCCTTCATTGGTTGCATTAAAGTAATAATACATGTGAAATTACACTATCTTCACAGACCGTGTAATTATTAGTTTAATTTTTCAGAAAATCTCTTGCATTTTACACCTAAAACTTATAATAAGGATTCTCTACTCTGGCGTTATGATTCTAGGAATCAAAGTTGTAGTAGCTAAGCATTTATAAGGATAGTCCTAAACTTATTATAAGAAACTGGTACCCTCAATGTCTTGGGAAGTTATTGAGTTTTTTGTTTATCAAATTATATTAGTTGTTATTCCTTTTCTTTTAAATAATAGTATATAATTATACATATTATGATTATTCCTCCTGCAAATTGTATCTGTGACCATTCCATATTAATGAAAGTTTCTATTTTAATTATGTGTTGTTATTGACAATAAAAAAGAAAGTCACTCCGAAGAGTGACAATCTTTTATTAAACCATAGCTCCTTGTGGTTGCTGAGGTTGTTGTACGAATGCTGGTTGCTGCTGAGCTACAGTTTGTGGTTGTACAGTAGCTTGTGCTGGTTGCTGAACTGTTGCGTCTCCCATTACATCATCCTGTGGTGCAATTACTGGTGCAGTTTGTGGTTGTACGTACTCACAGTAGTTGCTGAATTGAGCTACTCCTAATTCATTTACACTGAATCCTGGGCGATAAACTATTTCATTGCCTAAGTCTTCGTCTCTTCCGAATATTGTAAATACACGGATAGATGTGTAAATAACTGGCGCAGAACCGTCTGCATTCATTACTTTATGACCTGCTGGATAAGCTGGTCTGCCTTGTGGCGCTAATGCTGTTGGTTTACGTGCTGCAACTCCTACAAGATATTTCTTGTAAAAAGGTGCAGGTGCAATCCATTCAGCCCATGCTCCATTAAGATATGCTAACTCATCAGGTAATGGTTGGTCTGCTTGTGCAGTTCCTCCATTCTGTTGAGATAACAATGGTTCGTACATTCTGATGATTGCTTCATCAAATACTGGTGGTAATGAGCCAGCTGCTGCTGCCCATACTCCTGCTGTTGGTATTAATGATGCAGTCATAAAACGACGTTTTCCGTCTGGATTAATAGTTGCGTCAATTGTACCGTCAGGTTTTTGTCCAACTTTCTTAATTTGAACATTCATTAATTTGTAACGTGCCATAATACATGTATTTTAATTGGTGAATAATCGAAAAGCTATATATTGGTCTGAATGACTAAATAAAGGGCGAAGAAAAGGAAGGAAAAGAGTGAGGAGGTGTATAGTATATCGTTAGGAACATGACCGAACCCCAGTAACTACATTCTCAATTCTCCATTATTCCTTCCTCTTCATGCGTCCCCAATTCTTGGTAGGTGTGCTTGACTTGCCCCTGTGCGCAGCTTTGAGCTAGCTTATACAGGTTATATTACATAACCTATCACTTACTGTGTTTTACCATGCTTGAGCTTGACATGCTCTATTAATTCCGGCTACATACTCGCACATTAATTCATGAGGAGAACAACCTGGATAATATACTTTATTGCCAAGTTCATCTTTACTATACCTTGCAAATACTCTGGCTGTATCACCATATGGAGTTGGTACATCTACATATTCTCCCTCAAATGTGGACACTTTTTCATCGTTAGGATTATTCATGTACATATCTAATACTAGCATTATTGTATTCTTATCTGTACATTTGAAACTAGCATACTCAATACCGTCTAATTTAGAACCAACTACTGTCAATTCAGCACTACCATTATGTGTTGCCGTTAATGTCATCTGTATTACTCTATACTTTGCCATAATTATATAATTTGATGTTAATAATCATAATAAAGGGCAGCCACTAAGGACTGCCCAAGACTAATCTACCACAACCACAAGAATCTTGCTATGCGGATGACTAGCCCACTGAAAGCTATACCTACTCCCCACCTCCATACTGTTAACCAAGCATGAAAGTCATATACTTCTCTTGCTACCATAATAACAGGAGTAATGCACATTACAAGAATGCCTAGGTTAATCAGTATAGTACCAGCATCTTTCAACTTCAACAGTTTTTCACTCTGTTTCATAATCAATTGAATTAAATGTTAATAAATGTAAGAGTACGCAACAGCTTTTATAAGGTTGCTCCAATTAAAGGTAACAGAGGCTGAAATGTCCCTGTTAGCTAGGTTGTGAGGATGAGTCCTCACCACAGATAGCATCAATTAATGCGTCTGTGAATTCGTCTTCAACATACTCCATAAGTAACAAATTAAGAATACAAAATAAGCTCCAAAGAAAGCATATGCTAACCAAGGATACATACACAGTAATGCCATAATCGTAATTTTGATTTTGATAAAACAATACGGGGACTTCCCCCAATTTTTGATAGGAGGGGATGACTTGGTGTACTACTCCTCACACGCACAACCCCTCTCTAAATTTTTATCCCCCAAAATTTTTTATAATATTTTTTGTTAAATAATGTTAAATTTCTGTAATTAAATAGCTTTAAACATTGTTAATAAATGTTAAAGGAATGGGAACCAAACACATATATGAGACGTTATAAGGGGAGTAAGAGGGGTAGTAGTACTTACTAGTTACTGTAATCTAAAGTAAGAGTAATAGTTTTTAACTACTATCATACCCTTACTTTAATAAACACATATGAATACAAAAGTAACTAGAAAACAAGTAGAAGAAGCTAGAAATTACTTATATAACATTAATACACAATTAGGTATGACACTATACGATCCAGAATTAGCAGAGATAATCAAGAATAGAGAAGTAGTAGAAATTCAAGGTAAAAGATACCATATAGAGAGTTCTCCTCTAGGTACTTGTGATGGTTGTTGCTTTATGGGTAAACAATGCCCACAGAGAGCTGTAACTTATTGCACCTCAAATGGTGGAAATATTATAGTAGAAGCAAATGATAAACAGAGAAAATCTTAAAAAAGAATTTAACAGGCTTAGACTAGAACAGTCTGACATTAGTTCAAAACTAAAGCATATAAATTGGGCTTTATCGTCTACTACTGATGATTTGGCTGAATTATATTTAAGAGATGATATATACATATCTACTAAAACTAATATTAAAGGAATAGTTCATGTTTTATTTGATTTAAAGGATAATATAGTATACCTTGTAGAAGGTAGATCTATTTATGCTGGTATATTACGATTAAAGAATGCCGTATCCTACGAAGATTACATAAAATTAGAGGAAAGCAGATAAAAATAGAACTAAATAAGAAATAATACGTTATAGTTAGAAACTAAGTAAAAAAGAATATGGAAGATAAAGTACTAGAAACAGTAGTTAATGGCATTAAGTGGGAAGTATTGAAGGATGTGTTGGTTAAACCACTGCCTGCAATTATGGTTACTAAGGAGTTTACAGAACAAGTACCTAATGGTAAAGTAGATGAAGATGGTTTCAATGAGTATGATACTAAAACTGAAACCAAGGAAGTAGAATCTGATTGGGCTACAGGTATTGTGTTACAGATTCCTTCACACTTAACAGATGTCAAATTTAAGGTTGGTGATACAGTTGCTTATAATAAGAAGTTTGCAATGTATTTTGATCTACTAAAAGATACGCAATTGGTGAAACCTTATGACATTATTGCCGTTAAGTAATATAACAATCTAATTAAATTTTTCATAATGGAGAAGGCTCGACTTAGGTCGGGCTTTCTTTTTATATGTTAATTAATTGTTAACAAATGTTAAAAGCTATTAACAATTATTCACAACTAACGTTTTATAGGCATATGGAAAAATTAATAGTAGTGGGTCTCTGCTTTTCCATGATATGGCTTGCCGTATGGGGACTCAGTGATAAAAATAAGAAATAATATGGAATATACATTTAAGAAAGATTTTGGCTTTTTCAAAGCAAATGATGTACTTACTTGGGATGAGGATCTTAATGCTTTTACTATGGATGTAAAAGAAGATAACGGCTTCAGATCTGCTATGATTGATGCAAATACTGCTGAAGATCTGTATGAAGAAGGTCTATTGACAAAGGTTAAACCTAATATTGATAAGATCAGTGCTACAGTTAAATTCATTGACTCTTTACTTAATCAATACGAAGATGATTACAAAGAAGTAATGCAGAAGTATAAAGAAGGTAAAGTTCAACCGTGCGTTAAAGTAGAAGCTGAAACAGTATACTTCAATCTTACTAAAGTATTAAATAAAGTTAGAGAAGAATTGACAAATGAATAAATTGGTTAAGAGTGTATCTAAAACCGATTTGTTAAAGGAATTCTTAAAAAGCCTTAATGGCATACTTGATCTAACAGATAGAGAATTGGAGTTGTTAGCAACTTTCATTGACTTAGATGTTAACACTCCAAAACTCCCCAATATCCACAAGAATGTGATATCTACTGAGAATAGAAAGTATATTAAACGTACTCTGGGTATTACTCCAGATAACCTAAGTAGATACATATCTAAGTTTAAATCTTAGGGGATACTGATGAAAGGGAAAGCCGAGGATGAAGTGTTTGTGAATAAGGCTCTAATTCCTGAGATAATAGGTGATAGAGTACAAATCACAGTGATTCTAAAAGTAAAGAAAGATGAAGATGAGATCGTTGATGCTTGATGCAGGTTCAATTATACTATGGAAGGAATATAATCCTATTCGTAAGTTATGGAGTAAAGTAAGAAGAAAAACGCTGCCGTTTAACCGTTTTACTATAGTAGGACAAAAGACAGAATTACTTACTACTGATAAACTTGAGAATGTAGTAGTTTACGAACCGATCAGAAAGTATAACAAATTAGAGAGTAACAAACTTATGACTATTACTTTTGGATTAGGTTCCTCAAAAGAATGGGATGAAGTAGTTACTATAATTAATATAGTACGACCTAATACACTACTTGCTACTAGTAGTATTGATAAGTGTAAGTACTATAAGAGAGTAGAATGGAATGAGAAACTAGACGAGTATATATACTAAACTCAGTAATAAGTATAACATACCATATCAAGTAGTAGAAGTAATATGTAATAGTCCTTTCAAGTTTGCTAATAAAGCAATAACAGAACTTGATCCCAAACCAGTTATGATGGCTTACTTAGGTAAGTTTAAAGTAAAGAGAAGACATGAAGAAGACGCCAAGAGTAGATAGATACGACCCAATAATATACCCTCGTAAATTATGGGTAACAGGAGATGTAATTGGATTAAACAAGATCTTTAAGTTTAATAAGTTAGATAATACTAAAGAGGAATGTGCATCAGCTTATGATGAACTTGTAGAAGAATATAACACTACTAAAGATGGATGGCTTACTTGTCCTGTAACACATAAAGCAACTGGTGAATACGGAGCCTTAGTAATAATAATGGATAGCAGTATAGAAGCAGGTGGAGAAGCCCACGAAGCAGTACACATGTAGCTGATTATATATTTGACGAATTAGGAATGTATACACAGTCATTTGTAAATCATAATGAACAATACGCATACTTGGTAGGTTGGGCAGCAGGATGCATAAGTAAAACACTAGTAAATATAAAAAGAGAATATGACACACGAAGAGAGTCTGATGATGTGGAAGCTTGAAATGGAAAACTTCAATAAGAATATTGGGTTGGCTTCCAAGGATATGAAAAAGATGTACAGCATACTTGATACTGTAATTAATGAAGGTATTGTTACTTATGAAGACTTTACTAATGATATGATTGATGAACTTACTACTCTAATGGTAGAAGAAGGTAAATCAGGAAATGGACAGAAAGATAGAGCCACTGAGATTGATATCATATGTAAACGTTTAACTGAGAAGTATGAAGCAAAACATAAAGAAGGAAAGTCTGGAGCAGGAGATACAGAACTTTCAGCAGATAATACAGAAGTATCAGACAATGAAGAGTTACTCGAATCCGAATGTACCGATGAGGAGAGCAATGGAGATAGTACAGAGATTAAATAAAGAGAAGTATTTAGGTTATAGAATTGATTGATTATGGTAAAATATTGTGCAAAAGTAAATAATGCTAATATCTACAAAGTAGATTTTGAGAAAGAAGAATTTGAGTCTGTTAGTCACTTCAGTGATATTGACTATCGTTATATTATGCCAGAAGATGGTATCTTAGAGATAACTGATAAGGATGGTAATAAGAAATCTATTGAAGTAAAACAGTATGATCTGCTACTTAAGATGTACAGTACTACTGGTGACTATGACGATAAAGAGTTCATAGTGATAGATAATCCAGAATTGAAGGACTATTATCGTAGAAGAATTGAGAGACTGGAAGCTGATAGAAAAGCAAGAAAAGTGACAACAGAGAAGGGATGTTGTTGCGATTGTGAACCTGTAGAAGCAGCATAATGGAAAAGATACTGGTAAATAGATATGGAGAAGCTATTAGTTTTAACACTGATCTAAATGCTATTACTCCAATGTTAGCCAACATTGATTGCCATATATACAAAGCTGAAACAGACGGGCAAGTAATTACTTCAGATGAAGTAATAGACATTAAAAAAGGAGAATTCGCTCTTGTTTGTGTATGCTGGAATAATGGTAAGAATGTTGTAAAAGCCATTGTAATATCAGATCCGGCAGCCATACACGACTTAGGAGAATGGTACGAATTTGAATTAAATAAGTATAAGTCAAATGAATCTCGTTGATATAGTAGGAGGTAAGGTTGTAATACACCCAGATCTGTATTTCATACCAGCATTCAAAAGACTATACGAACATGATACTTCGGAAGACAAAGTTCATCAAGAGCTTGTTATTACTTATATAGTACTTATGCATAAGTGGAGTAGTCCATATAAGAAGAGTATGGATGCTCATACTAGAGAAATAAGGCTCAAAGAACAAGTATTTGAAGATCCAAACTATGAACTTACTGAGGAAGAAAAGGTAGCTGAACAGGAGTATATAGATTGGCAGAATACTAGAATACTAAAGATGCTAGACGCTCAAATGAACAAATTAGACTCAGTTACTAAGTGGTATGAAGAGTCATTAGATGATTGTTTGGATGAGAAGAAGATCAAAGATCTACTAGCTGGAATGGGTTCTACAGCAAATACTATTAAGAGTATAGAAGCATTAAAATCTATGGTTCAAGCTGAGGAATTAACTATGGGTAAAGTAAAAGGAGACGCCAAGGTTAATCCTTATGAGTTGGCAGGATAATACAGTAAAGAACAACATAAAATAAACAACACGTTATAAGTGTTATAAATTTAGACTAAATATGAAAAGAATGATTATTTCGATTGATGCAACACAAGGTGCAGAAAAATTTTGGGAAGAAATTAATGAAGCACACGAAGCTATAATGAAGGCAAAAAAGCCTTCATTGTGGCAAAGAATTAAATCTTGGTTCTAAGCCAAAAGGTCCGACGGGGACGGACAACAAATATTCCCCGGCACGGGAGAGTGGCGGAATGGTATACGGCAGTAGATTGACGGAAGCGCCCTAAAGTCGTCGTTAACAAAGCTCTTGGGTTTGAAAGTTCGAATCTTTCCTCTCCCGCTTAATATTGCCCTATGGTGTAATGGTTAGCACAGGAGGCTCTAACCCTCTTAGTCTGCGTTCGAGTCGTAGTAGGGCTACCAATTAAAAAATTTAAGTATGGAATCTAAATTACGTGGAGTAAAAGCAATAGTAGAAGTACAAGACGAACTGTGCTGGATTTCTAAAAAAGAGTGGGATCTTTATCACAAGTGGAAAAAGGAACAAGAAAGTAAATTACCCAATTGGGGTAAACTTATATATGGAACTAAATAAATGGTAGACTTCAATAAATAGATAAAAAACAGCAATAAGTTTAGGCAGCCGGCTCTGAGATTTCTCGAAGTCGGCTCTTATTGTTAGTACCCAGAAGGTACATCAGAGTACTTTAAATACTGGGACGAATAGATGGATAGATGTAAATATGGTTATACAGCTGATGATGGAGATTTCATCAGTGGGTATAACTATTTTTATTTAAACTTCTGTCCTATTCAAAGAATTATCTATACTACTATAAATAATCCAGATGGATCTACTAAGATAAAAAAGACGCGTGATCTATAGTTTCCAGATTTCTACGATTACGACTATTACTTCTTTCAAGCAGTAGAAGATGCTGAAGGAGAAGGTAAACACTTATGTGCATTAAAGAGTAGACGTAAGGGTTATTCTTATAAGAATGCAGCTATGGCTTGTCGTAACTATTACCTGTTTGCTGGTAGTAAAACATACATATATGCTAGTAATAAACAGTACTTAACAGAAGACGGTATTCTTACTAAAGCATGGGACTATATGGACTTTATAGATAAGAATACAGCTTGGGGTAAGAAGAGATCTGTTAATACTTAGATGCGTAAACGTGCTGGATTCTTTACTAAGGATGAGTACGGTAATGAGATAGAATTAGGTTTTAAGTCAGAAATAATTGGTGTTACTCTAAAAGATAATCCTGACGTAGTTCGTGGTAAAGCTGGTAAATTAATTATCTTTGAAGAAGCTGGTTCATTCTCAGAACTAGGTGCCGCATGGCAGATTGCTAGACCGTCTGTAGAACAAGATGGTATGGCATTCGGTACTATGATTGCATTCGGTACAGGTGGTGACGAAGATAGCCATTTTGAGACTCTTAAAGATATGTTCTATAATCCAGATGGTTATAACTGTATAGGATTTGATAACATATGGGATGAAACTCCATCAGATAAAAAGTGTGGATTCTTTATACCTCAGTATACTAACATGGACTTCCGTGATGATGCTGGTAACAGAATATACATGGACAATGATGGAAATACATTACGTAGAAAGTCAGTAGAGTATATATTAGCTGAGCGTAGAAAAGTAATAGAAAATGCTACTAACTCTGTAGCAGTAGATAGATATGTTGCAGAACACTGTATAACGCCCTAGGAAGCGTGTTTGGAGTTTGGTGGTAACATATTCCCTAAAAAGGAATTACAAGAGCAATTAGCCAAAATACGTATCAACAAGAGCCTTAGTAATATGAAGCAAGTAGGCGATCTAGTATGGGAAACAGATGGATCACTTAAATGGGTTATTAAGAAACACGGTGATATTACGCATTATCCTTTGAAAAAAGACGATGATCCTACAGGTTCAATAGTAATATGGGAACACCCAATGAAAGATGCTCCTATAGGACTATACATATTAGGAGTTGACCCATATGACCACGATTAGTCTGGTACTAACTCATTAGGATCTACATTCGTATATAAGCGATTCTAGGACTTTGAGAACTATTATGATATAATTGTTGCTGAATATACTGGACGTCCGTCAACAGCTGAAGAATACTATGAAAACCTGCGTAAACTAGCAGTATACTATAATGGTAGGATAATGTATGAAAATGAGCGTAAAGGCTTATTTCCTTACTTTACTGCTAAGCATTGTGATTATTTATTAGCAGATCAACCTGATATTATCTCTGATATAGTAGGTAATACTAAAGTATAGAGAAAGAAAGGTTGCCATATGAATAAACAGATCAAACAATGGGGTGAAGGCTTAATCAAAGATTGGCTAAACGAAGAACAAGCACCTGGCAAGAAGAACCTACATAACATACTATCAGAGCCGCTATTAGAAGAACTTATAAGCTATAATGACACTGGAAACTTCGATAGGGTCATGGCGTTGATGCAAGTGATGATTTATAGAGAACAGCTCTATAATGTAAAGGTTAAAGAGAAGAAAAAAGAGAACAAGAATAGGATACTATTTGAAGGTCCTATCTTCACTCAAGAATGGTTTCATGACGATGAATCCATTGATAATCTAAAAGCATATATGTTTTAATTATGAGAAATATCAATCAGTTTCCAATATAGAAATTACCATCTTCTAAGAAGACACAAGACTGGAAAGAATCTTGTGTAGACTATATTATAGGTAGAAGTATGGGAGGTTCTAGAAATGGCAATAACAGAACTCGCAAAGAGGAAATGTAGACATACTATGATCTTTATAATAGTATATACAATGAGAAAGATCTAAAGTATGTTACTAATCCATTTAAGCAATAGGATGGATTTCCTGCAATGGCATAGGACTATAATATAGTTAAGCCTAAAATTGACCTACTATTAGGAGAAGAAACAAAAAGACCATTTAACTTCAAAGTAGTACGTACTAGTGAGATAGCTACTAGTGAAATGTAGGATAAGGCTAAAGAACTCCTTATTCAGTACATACAAGCTACTATTATGAGTAAGTTAGGTCCAGAAGAACAAGCTAGATATCAGCAAGCATTGCAGTCTGGTGAGATTATGCCTCCTGAATAGATACAGAAATACATGAGTAAAGACTATAAGGATATAGCAGAGATAACTGCATACCATAGTTTGAATTATTTAAAGAATAAACTTAATATTACACATGAGTTCTATAAAGGCTGGAAGGATGCACTAATAGGCGGGGAGGAGATCTATTACGTAGGTATACAGAATGGTAATCCCTGCCTAGAGCGCATTAATCCTATTTACTTTGATTACGATACAGATACTTCAGACTTAGAATATATCCATGACGCTCAATGGTGCGTATATGAGATGAAATTATCTGCTACTGATATATATGACAGGTATTATGATAAACTGTCTGAGAAGCAGCTAAATCAGCTCCTAGACATGATGGATGATACGTCTAAAGGAGGGTTCAATCCTGAAGTAAGAAAGACATCGTTAGACTACCCACATATAAAGACTCATAGTATTAATGGGTTTACATCTAATCCGTTTGATAGTACTAATGCAATTAGTGTATGGCATTGTTGTTGGTAGTCGTTTAGAAAGATAGCATTTGTTACTATTGCAGACCCTGAAACAGGAGAACCAGTAGAGTATATCGTAGATGAATCATACAATGAGACAGGTACTGAAATAAGTGTGGAATGGAAATGGATCATTGAGACATGGGAAGGATATAGAGCTGGAGATGACCTTTACTTTGGTATGGGTCCTATTGAGTACCAACACGTATCTGCTGATAATCCTAATGCGCAAAGATTGCCATATACTGGAGTAATATACAATAATACCAATAGTAGACCTAGATCATTAGTAAGTATGATGAAACCATTACAGTACATGTATATTGTACTTTGGTATCGTCTAGAACTTGCTATGTCAAGAGATAAGGGTAAAGTAGTAAATATGGATATTACTTAGATTCCTAAGTCTATGAATATAGACGTAGCTAAGTGGATGCATTACTTATCTGCACTTGGAGTTAACTTCATCAACCCATATGAAGAAGGTTGGGATATACCAGGTAGAGAAGGTGGTAAACCGTCATAGTTCAATCAGATCACAGCATTAGATCTTACTATGGCTAATACTATTGATCAGTATATAGCATTGATGGATAAGATAGAAGCCATGTTGTCAGAGATAACTGGTGTATCTAAACAACGTGAAGGTTCTATTTCATCTAATGAATTAGTAGGTAATGTAGAAAGATCTGTAGTACAATCAGCTCATATTACAGAGCCATGGTTTTGGGTTCATAACCAAGTAAAGAGAGAGTGTTTGATCATGCTATTAAATACAGCTAAGTATGCTTGGAAGGATAGTAAAACGAGTTTACAGTATGTATTTGATGATGCTACTAGAGCATTTATGACTCTTAATGATGATATGTTCTATGAAGATTTCGATATATTTGTAGAAGATACTACTAAGAATCAACAATAGATAGAAGCCCTTAAGAATCTTATGCAACCTGCCATGCAGAATGGCGCTAGTCTATTAGATATTGCTGAAATCATTACTCTGGACAATGTTACTATGATCAAAAATAGATTAGAGGAAATTGAACAGAAACGTATGGAACAACAGCAAGCTATGGAACAAGCACAAGCTGAACGTGAACAGTAGATGTTACAAATGCAGAATGAGGTTAAGGAAGAAGAGTTAATGATCAAAGAAGCAGAAATGGATCTTAAGAAATATGAGATTGATCAGAATAATGCAACTAAGATTACAGTAGCTCAACTTAATGCTTATAGAGGTTTGGAAGATCAAGATCAGAATGATAATGGTATTCCAGATACTATGGAAATAGCAGCACAAGCACTTGAAGAGAGAAAGCAAGCATCAGAAGAAGCTTCTAAACAGTTTGAGTTCAACGCTAAAATGCGTGAACAACAATTGAAGAAGGAGATAGAGGATAAGAAGATTGAACTTGAAAAACAAAAACTTCAAGCTTAGATGGAATTACAAAAGCAAAAGGATAAAGCTGCAATGGAACGAGAAAAACTTAAAGCCCGCACTGCACTGAAAAATAAAACAACAGGAGAGAAGTAATGAAAAATATTTGGAAACTTATTAAAAATGCTGCTATGTATATTTGGCAATTACCACAAAATATCATGGGTGCAATGCTATTCTATCTCTACTATAGAGATGGTGATGTATATGATTGGAATAAGGCTACTAGTGATGTAAAAGTAAACTGTTTTTCTGAGAAAATGAAAGGAGGAATTACCTTAGGCAAATATATCATTGTTAGAGATACTTATTGTTCGTATCACGAATTTGGACATACTATCCAAAGTAAGATACTAGGTCCTTTATATTTGTTAGTGATAGGTTTACCGTCTATAATTCATGCAGCATTGCATAAGTATATATGTAAAAATAAAGATTACTATCACTTTTGGACTGAGAAGTGGGCTAATAATTTAGTAGATAAACATTATAAGAAGTTAAAGGAGGATTAATTATGGGATGCAAGAAAGGCGGAAAGAAACCTGTAAAGAAATAAGGTTATGGACAGACAAGCATTTAAATAGAGAATGCAATAGTTGAAGTAGTACCGGGAGTAGAATCCCGGTAAGACTTACCTTGACTTTAAAAAGTATGCTGAAGGAGGAGAGATACCACCTAGCAACAAACCTATAATTCCTGAAGAGCCTCAACCATATAAAGGTAAATTATATAAAGATAGATATGGGCGTAAGTATACTGAAGATCAGTTGGCTGATTATTATGACAATAGTAGTGATGAGATTGATAGATTCACTGGGAAACCATTCGTCAGAGGATTAAAGCCAGTAGGAGATATTGAAGATGCTGCAAATGCAACACCTGTAGGTGATGCTATATCTGCGTATGATACTTATAAGGCTTTAAAGAATAAAGACTGGGGAAATGCAGGATTAGCAGCTTTGGGTCTAGTCCCTTTTGTGCCTAGTTTTGGAGGAGTTGCTGTTAGATCTTCTAAGAAAATCAGTAAACCTAAGAGTACTTATATTCCTAAAGTGGACCCTAACTATAAATAGAATGTTATAGATAAGGCTCTACATGAGCAGAAAAGTTATTCAGACATGCCATTAAGTCTAGTTGAAGAGATAAATGATCAGCGTAACAGAACATATGATCTGATGCAAGAACCGTATGCTAGAGAAAGAGCAAAGGCTGTGGATCATCAATATGGTACAGATTATTTGAAGGTATATGATAGTATGTTAGAGAAATATGTTGATATTGATGAGTATTTCCAACTTCCAAAACCGAAGTACAAGAAGATGGAAAGACCTACTATTGGAGCGCAAGTTACTCCTTCAGAAGGAAATACAATGTATTTCAATAGAGACATGATCAAAACTCCAGAAGATATTCCTAATAGTGTGGTACTTCATGAAATGGGTCACTTGGTAGATGGTGCAACTGGCATGAATAATGAGTTCTTAAGAAAACTTGGAGACAAGAGCAAGTTTATTCCATTTAATCAGGCGAAGACTATGTATCCTAATATGACTAGAGATATGTATGATAACATATTATAGGGTACTGAAATTAAAAGTTATATGAATCAGTTTAGAAATTACTTGGACCAGAAAGGTAAACTGAATAGAGGAAACTATACAGGTAGCTATAAGAATTTGAAGAAAGAGATAATTGATGCTCCTAAAGAGAGTTTCAATAACATCAAGGCTATCTTTAATCTATATAGGAGTCCTAAGTTATTCAACAAGGACTTTCAGATGATTCCTATAGTAAATAACACTAACGATAATACTATAGCGTGATGAATAACTACTCATGTTTGCCAACTAATTTCTTCAGATATGCTTTTGCTCTAATTAAATAGAATGAATATCTAAATAAATTTAGATTAGAAGTATGTACTGAAGAATCTACAGAACAGCTTAATAAACCTCTATTTAATCCTAATAGACATCCAAAATTTTCTCCAGATTTATCAGAAGAAGAGGTAAAATTATTAAAAGATTCAGTACATTTTAATAGAGAAGATTTATTAGAAATACTGAATATATTAATATTAAATTATATAAATTTGGAGGACATACTAGATGATCAATTAGATAGACATGGCACTAATAATGCCGGAATATCCGATTCCGAAGTATAAAGACGGAGGGATACATATCAAGAAAGAAAATAGAGGTAAGTTTAATGCCTTAAAGAAACGTACTGGTAAAAGTACTGAAGAACTTACACATAGTAAGAATCCACTAACTAGAAAGAGAGCTATCTTTGCTTAGAATGCTAAGAAGTGGAAACATAAAGGAAGAAAGAAAAAATAAATCTAATTATATATAATTATGGAAGAAATTACATTAAACGGTTTTGAAGTATTTGAAGACTTCCTGCCAGGAGCTAATGTACCAAAAAAAGAAACACAGCAGACTGAACAGGAAGAAGAAGTTATTAATCCGGATATAGATGCTGCTGGAGAAGAATTGACTGACGAGGAACTTGAAGCATTACGTAATCCTAAAAAAGACAAAGAAGATGATAATTCGACTAAAGAGGATGAAAAGGAGGACACGCCTGCTAAAAAGAAGACCGGGAAGGATAAAGAAGTTGAAAAAGATGATAATTCAACTGGAGAAGACGAGGGAAGTACAGAAACTGAAGAAACTGATGATGACACTAATGCAGTGAGCGCATTCTTCGGAGTAATGGCAGAGAAAATGGGCTGGGAACTAGATGAAGAAGATGAAGTTCCTTCTACTCCTGAAGAGCTTGTTGACTATTTTCAGTCAGTAATCGAAGAAAACTCAGTACCTCAGTATGCCAGTGAGGAAGTAGAAGCATTGGACAACTTTGTTAAGAATGGTGGTAATCTGAGAGATTACTTTGAGATTGATGGAGAGCTTGATCTTGAAGAGATTAGTATTGAGGATGATGAAGTAAACCAGAAACTTGTAGTAAAAGAATTCTTGAAAGAAAAAGGATTTAATGCTAAACAGATTGAAAAGAAATTGTCCAAATATGAAGATGCTGGTTTGCTTGAGGATGAGGCTGAAGATGCTTTAGAAGCCCTCAAAGAGATTAAAGAGCAAAAGAAACAACAGCTATTGAAAGACCAAGAAAACCAAGCTAAGGCTGCTGCAAAGCGTCAACAGGAATACTTTAATAGCGTTGTCAACGAAATAAAAGGCATGGATGATATTCGTGGTATTAAGATACCAGAAAAAGACAAGAAAGCATTGTTAGAATATATCTTTAAGCCTGACGCCGAGGGTAAGACACAGTATTAGAAAGACTGGTCTAAGAGCGTAAAGAATTTGCTTGAATCCGCTTACTTCACTATGAAAGGTGATACTTTACTGAAAGCAGCTAAGAATGAAGGTTCTAATACTGCTATCAATAAGTTTAAGAGTAGTCTGAATAAGACTGGTGTAAGTAGGAGAACAAAGAAAACGGACAACACTAGCACTACAGATATGTGGAAGTCTTTTGCGCAACAGTTGCGTACAAATTAATAATAAACTAAATAAATTAAAATTACTAGTATTTTATGGATAATAATATTCTAAATAACTTAGTTTTATACAAAGGTAAATGGTTTTCAGACTTGATTGACACTGCCAAAATCAGTGCAGCTTCGCAATAGAACCCGTATCAGGTTGCTACCGTATTGTCTTATGTATTTGGAACTAAGGATAGCGGTTACAACACTTCCCTGGATATGTTGACAGGTGGTCTTGGTAACGTAATGACTATTGACCAACCGAGCTGGGAATGGAACGTAATGATTGATGCTGACAGAGCAGTAACTATTAGAGATGCAAGATGGAATGGTGCAGCTATTACTTCAGATTCTACACCGGGTCTGGGAAATACTCCTATCCAATTGTGGCTTGAAGATAACTGGTTCGGTCCTACTGCAATCTTGGAATTTGATGATAAAGAATACCAAGTACGTGTAGCAGGTGCTCCTTACCAAGATGGTAATCTTTGGGTGTACACTTGTTTCGTAGCTGATGGTCAGCCGTCATCTTATATTCCTGCAGATCTGTTGACTCCGGGTTGTCAAGTATCTCGTCTTGCTTCTGCTGTAGAAGAATACAGTGAAGAAGGTGATATCCTGAACTATAGTACTCATTTTAAAATGCGTAATTATCTGACGACAATTCGTATTAACTATGATATTACTGGTTCAGCTTATTCTACTGTAATGGCAATTGCATTGCAGGATCCGAAAACAGGTAAGAAATCTTATCTGTGGGCAGATTATCAGGAATGGAAAGCCATGAGAGAATGGTATAAGAGATGTGAAAGAATGTTGGTTTACATGAAAAATAATGTAAACAAAGATGGTTCTTGTAACTTGAAAGGTACTAACGGTCGTCCGGTATTTATCGGTGCTGGTTTGCTGGAACAGATTGCTCCATCTAACAGACGTTATTACACTGAATTGACTGCAGAACTGTTGGAAGATTTCTTGTTCGACCTGTCTTACAATGTACTTGGTACTAACGAACGTAAGTTTGTTGCCTTGACTGGTGAAATGGGTATGAGAGAATTCGACAGAATCCTGAAAGAAAAAGTTGTTAACATGAACTTGATTGATACAGTATTTGTAACAGGTTCTGGCGATAACCTTACTTTTGGTGGTCAGTTCAAAACATTCAAGATGACTAATGGCATTGAACTCACATTGAAATACTTCCCATTGTATGATGATCTGATGTACAACCGTAAACTGCATCCGGTTACTAAGAAACCGTTGGAATCATATCGTATGACATTCCTTGATCTTGGTAGACGTGATGGTGAAGCTAACATCGTAAAAGTAGTTCGTAAGGATCGTGAATTCGTTACTTGGACTACTGGTGGTGCTGTTCTTCCGTCAGGTTATGGTAAATCAATCAATACTCTGAGATCTAATGGTAAGGACGGTTATACCGTTTACTTCCTGGGCGAAATGGGTATCATGTTGAGAGACCCAAGAGCTTGTGGTGAACTTATCATGGAAGCAGAGTAATTTACACTCTGGAATCCAAAATAAAGGGGCCTTCGGGCCCCACCTAACTAGATAATCTAATATTTGATATTATGGAAGTAATCGTTAGAATCATTAAAACAAATCCTTGGACCGGGATTACTAAATGGCCCACATGTTTTGATTATGTTGGATCTTATTGGACAAGATCAGGTAATCGTTACACAGGTCTTACTGAAGAACAAGCAAGACGTCTAGAAAAAGAAATTGGTTATCAGGAAGGAGAACTCTCTCCAAATAGTAATTATTGGAAGACATTCGCATGTCAGATTGGTAAAAAAGATTTGATCTTGCATACAGAAAATCCTTACGATGAACTGCAATATTTGTTCCTTAAAAGTCATAAAAGAGTAGCTAATGGTCTTAATAACATTAAACCATCTAGTGACTATGTAATGATTAATAAGGATAGTGAAGCTGAAGAAGCTAACAAGATCAATAAAGTTAAACGTGATGCATATAGAGAGATGGATAAGATGTCTATTGAAGATATGCGTAAGTGTTTGAGACTGTATGGTATTAAATCTGATACTATGTCTAATGAGCTTATTGAAGCTAAGATGACTGAACAGATCGAAAACTCACCTAAGAACTTTATGATGAAATGGGTTGAAAACCCTAATAAAGAAATTCACTTCGTAATCGAAGAAGCTATCTCTAAAAACATTATTAGAAAGAATAGAGCTAACTATTATTTTGGAACAGACTTGATTGGTAATGGTCTTGATGATGTAGTTGCTTATTTGAAAGATAAAAAGAATAATGATATTAAGATGGCAATACTTAATGAAATTAAGTCTAAATAATGAATAATCGTACTGCACATATTTAGTTTAAAGTTATCCTTGATAAGAATGCTTAGGGGGTTGCCTTCGGTGGTGCTCCCGCATTTTTACCATAGGAAATAGACTTATTTCTTAACCAAGGATAGGATGAGATCATAAGTAATAAGATTAGTGGTAACAATGTACTTAAAGTAGGATTTGAAGGTTCTCAATAGAGAATATCAGAACTAGATGCATTAGTACGTACAGATAAGAATGTAACTGCTAATAGAAGCGAATTTAATGAATTCGTATTAGATAATGTGCATAAGGACGGAGAAAGACTTACTATATGGAGTGTAATGCTGAAGTATGGTAATTATCCTACTAACTGTTTACTAGTAGATCATAATACAGCTGGATTATTTAAGTAGACATATAATAATACTCCATGGGTAGAATACCCAGTATCTGCAATAGAGGATAATCAACTGTTAATATATGTTGATCCTATATTGATGGAAGATGAGTTATATAGGCCTACAGATAATAAATATGCTGTTGATATTACTTATATAAAGAAGCCTACTCCTTTTGATTATACTAAGCCAGATGAAGAGCTAGATTTACCTAATGATGTAATGACTGAAGTAATAAACAGAGCTGTAGTACTGGCATTAGAGAATATAGAATCACAAAGAACTGCTGGAAAGTTATAGTTAAACCAATTATCTGAATAATTATGCGTGAGAGAGATTTTCAAATACAGTTTGAAAGATAGTTGTAGACTTTAATACCTGGGTATAATACTACTACTAAACTTAATTCAGATACTATCTTTTCATATATAAATCGTGCTAAAGATGAGTATGTGAAATAGTTGTATAGAGTATTTCAGCAGAATCAAGAGATAACTGATAAATTACGTACATTGGTAGATAAGACTATCTATACTAAATCTGACTTTATGGTAGAGGATAATAGATGGTCAACTAGCTATCCAAATAACTATTTGTTTGCACTAGGTGAAGAAACATTTATTGATATTTATTCTAATGCTTGCCCATTGTTAGTAGTTAGAACCAGGGACGTATTAGAAGCTACTATAGAAACAGTAGACAGAATTCTAGAAAATAGTTTGTCAGAATACCACCTCTACCACAATCAAGCCAGACCTGTTCGCCTATATACGGAGAACAAAATAGTATTGATTACTGATGGAAATTATGGTATTACTAAGTATATACTTACTTACTTAAGAAATGCAAAAGATTTAGGTAAGGATTTGGTAAAAGAATATACAGAGTTACCAGAAGTAACTCACCAAGAAATTGTTGATGCGGCAGTTAGACTATATCTGTCAGAAGCGGCTTCAACTAAATAGTCAGATAAATCTGACGAATAATAAACGCGTTCATGGGCGTGGAAATCTGAAATAAGGAAAGTAGTACATGAACAAAAAAGTTTACATGAGCGCACATTGTTAAACTAAATAAAATATATAATTATGCTTCAACATGTGGATTATATCCTAATTGGTAAAAATCTGCCGGCATCATATACAACTGCTGATGCTTTGAGTGCAGGCGACGTTGCTTTGTTCGACCAGAATAGAGCTATCATTAAGACTGCTGCTGATGCAGTTAATGCTACTTCTCTTTACGTAGGAGTTGCTCAAAATAAGATTAATGTAACTATGCCAAATGGTACAGTTGCTCAGAAAGCTAATATTAAATTCGGTAATGAAATCCAAAAAGCTTCTAAACCGAGTGCAGTTATTGGTGAATATGTAGCACCTGTTCAGGACAAAATTGTTATTACTTTGACTGACGCTACTATCGTTGCTGGTCATAGATATGTTCTGAGAATGGTTTACAAAGATATCTATGAAGCTCCAGGTCAGTTCACACATACTTATGAAGTATATGCTGACTCTAATGACGCTGAAGCTTTGGCAGCTGCTATTGTTAAGAAGATTAACAAACACAAAAATCGTAGAATCCAAGCTCAGGCTTCTGCTGCTGTTATTACTTTGACAGCTATGGAAAAAGACGATAATGAAGGAGTTTACTCATTGAGTGAATACTCTGTAGTTAGCATGGAAGCTACCTTGTATACTACTGTTCCTGGTGCATTGCTGGCTAATCAGCCTACTGCAATCCCTGGTGCTACTATTGTTAAGACTCCTGGTAATCCTGGTAAAGGTTACTGGAAACAAGTACGTGACGCTGAAGTACGTTTCATGGGCTACCAAGGTCATGTATTTACTGGAGCTTATCCTGAAGTAGAGCAGGCTAGAATGGTAGAAGAAGGTGCAACTTACGACTATATTACTATCGAAAACGATAATTTGTATCTGAGTAACGATAACCAATATATCAAAACTACTCCGCTTACTACTGAACTGTATGTTAAGCATTCAAGTGGTTTTGCTACCTCTATCGTTGCTAAAGGTATCGAAGCATTTATCGCAGGTAAAGCAGCCTAATAATAAATTACTGTAATAACTAAGTGGGGCGGGTTGGATTATTCCTTCCCACTCCACTTTTTTTATTTTTATAATATGAATAAAATAGTTGATGCAAATATAAAGGATAACATACTAAAGTTTAATATTATAGCAGATGTATCCATTACCAATAGTTCACAAGTAATAGTATACATAAATGAATGCAGTAATATTAAGAACCTGTATAGTGATGATCCTAAGCTGCAAGATTATGTATTTGATTCTACGAATAGTGCCATATCTGTAACTCCAATTGTTAGAGAAGGTGAACCAGAGCTAGTTACTACTGTATATGCTTATGAGGTATCTATTACTTCTGATATAATTAGTAGCTTTGATTCTAACATGAAGTATATCAAATTATATTGTACTACAGAGAATTATGTTAACGATTACATAGATGGCATAATCTACGATCCTAATACGTTATATGAAGCAGAGATAAAGATGTTACATAGTTATTGTAATACTTGCTTAGATGATAAGCAAATGCAGAAGGTAATGATATTAGTCTTTAAAAGACAGCTTTTAGAATAGGCTATTGCTACTTCTCATAATAAAGAAGCTATGCAATATTATTTAGATTTGGTGCGCTTAATGGGCGTTAATGTTAATAAAAAATGTGATAATAATGGATGCTAGGAATGTAAAGTGTGCTTTAACGGGATGTGTTCCCTGTAATAAAAACTGCATCCAACCTCTTAATCAATTCTTCTATGTAACTGTAGATTACAAAGGTAATTTAGTAATAATATCTGACTATGTTAAATATCCTGAAGTAGAAGTGGACCCAGCTGATCAATAGATTACGTTCCATGATAAAGAGGTTACGGATTTCAATAAACCTGATACTAAACTGTTTTACAATGGAATACACAAAATTACTTGGTAAAGTAACCTTAACAACAGATGGTCTACACGATAGTGCTAGAACATATGATAGACTATGCTTAGTATATGACTCTGCATATAGATCTTTCATATCCATTAAAGATGTACCAGCTAACATTAGTATTGACAATAAGACCTATTGGCAACCATTAAGCATAATTACAGCTGATAATGAGGATTTAATGGTAGATGAGAATCTACGTATTAAATTTGCAAATAAAGAGTATAACCCTACACAGAATAGTGGTATGGGTTATGTTATACTACGCAAGAGAAAAGACAATATAATCACATAGGAAGACTTCAGTCAAGCTAATACCTTATACGTAGTAGAGTATGATTTCTACTTAGGTAGTAGTACTATTACTATACCAGAAGGGTGTGCAATATACTTCAAAGGTGGTACTTTAAATGCAGGTACTGTAGTAGGTACAGATACTATGGCATATGGTACTATAAGTAATAAAGGAGATGCTACATTTGATGGTACTTGGTAGGAATCAGGTACAGGAAGTGGAGGAGACCTTAGTGATTTAGAAGAAAGAGTAAAGAGATTGGAAGAAGCTATGTTCCCATATAAATTTACAGTTAGTGGAGGTGGAGTATATAAGAAAGGCACTACTTCTTCAGTTACTGTTAGATGGTCATTTGTACAAGGTACTACGACTGCTACACCTGATACATTAACTATTAATGGAGAGTCTGTAGCTCCTTCATAGACTAGTAAGACATACCTAGATGTAGGTGTAGATACTGATTATGTGATCAAAGCCACTAAAGATGGAATCGAGTATACTGGTACAGTTACAGCAAGATTTGTTAATCCATCATACTTTGGAGTAGTTCCTAGTAACTTTGTACCTACAGAAGAACTAGTGAAAGAACTTAGTAGTGGTGATATTATAAAGAATACTAAGACCTACGCTACTCCTACATTTACACAGAATGCTTAGAAGAACTGTTATGCATATCCAAAAGCGTTTGGTATGCTAACTGATATCAGAGATATGAGTAATCAGAATTTGAACGGTTCTTATGTTTATACTGAGATAGCAATTAATGACGAGATGTATTATGTATATGTTCTCAAAACGCCATCTACAGTAACAAATTACAAAATAATCTTTAATTAAAAGATATATGATACAAATTATAGATAACTTTGAACATAGAAGTAAACTACCTAATTTCGCCAGAGATCAATTCGATACCCTAGAAGAAATGAAGAATGTTCGTGATGAGGACATTGATGAAGGGCATATATCTTATTGTATATCAACAGATAAACACTACAAATTTAATGCTAGCAACGCTATTGATTAGTCTACAGGTAAGTGGCGTGAATTCAAGGGTGAGAAAGGGGATCCTGGAAAAGATGGTCAAGATGGGACAAATGTTTCATCTAATCTTACTGCATTCGTCTTTAAGTCTAGTGAAACTACACCAAGCAAACCCGTGGGTGGTAGTTGGAATTCAGATACTAATGTATTTACTCCTCCAACAGGCTGGTATACAACAGATCAAAACATGGTTGGTACCATCTGGATGTCATGGGCAGTATTTTAGACTGCTGGAACTATTCAAGGGGAATGGTCTACGCCAGTTAGGATAACTGGTGAAAACGGTAAAGATGGATAGGATGGCAAATCAATAGAATTCATTTACAAGGTATCTAATAGAGTACCAAATAGTTCTGATAAGCCTAGTAGTGTAAATGAAGATGGTAGTGTGCCAGATGGTTGGACAGATCATCCTACTGGTGTAAGTGAATCTAATCAGTATGAATGGATGTGTGTCAGAACTAAAACTGATGATTTATGGTCTGATTGGAATGGTCCAACAGTATGGTCTAAGTGGGGAGCTAATGGTAAGGATGGAGATGGAGTAGAATATATATATAAAAGAACTACTACTAACTTATCTCCAGATAGACCTACAGAAGTAAGTCAAGAAGATGACTTTGTACCTGAGGGATGGACTGATGATCCTACTGGTGTAAATGAGAATAACATGTACGAATGGGTATGTGTTAGAAAGTACAAAGAAGGAATTTGGGGTGAATTCAGTAATCCTGCTTTATGGGCAAAATGGGGAGAGAAAGGAGAACCAGGTAAGGATGGGAATGATGGTACATCTGTTAATATAAAAGGAGAAGTAGCATCAGAAGATCAATTGCCAGAATCAGCTCAACCTGGAGATGCCTACGTAGTAAATGGAGATTTATATGTATGGGATGGATTAAGATGGAATAATATAGGTGGTATTAAAGGTCCAGCCGGTGATTCTGCTTACGTACATATAGCATTTGCTGACGGAGTAGTTACTGATGGTTCTGGAACAGTTACTTAGGTATATGGTTTTACAACTACAGGTTCTACAGTAGGTAAAGCATATATAGGAACTTATTCTGATCATACAGTCGCAGATTCACAAGATCCATTAGTATATAAATGGTAGAAGAACAAAGGCGATAAAGGAGATAAAGGTGACCAAGGTAATGAAGGACCTTAGGGAGTACCTGGAGATCCAGGAGCTGATGGTATAACTCTTTACACATGGATTAGATATGCTGAAGACGCTAATGGTACTGGTATAAGTAATAGTCCAGATGGCAAGAGTTATATTGGACTAGCTTACAATAAAACCACTGCATCAGAAAGCAATAATCCTAGTGACTATACATGGTCAAAGATAACGGGTAGAGATGGAGTACCTGGACCTGCTGGAGAAGACGGTAAAACATTATATACTTGGATTAAGTACGCTGATACTATGCCTACTTCTTCATCTAGTACTATATATGATATACCTAATGAAAATACTAAGTATATTGGTATAGCAGTAAATAAAGATACAGCATCTGAAAGTACAGATGCAATGGTCTATACTTGGAGTCTATTTAGAGGAGCAGATGGTACTAATGGTACCAATGGAAAAGACGGTAGAGATGGTAGAATTGTATATCCTGCTGGTATATATGACGCTACAGTAACTTATACAGCTACTGATACTAAAGCACCATACGTATTATATGGAGAAACATATTATGTTATGAACGTAACCACTAGTTGGACTGGTTCATAGAATGATGGTAAAACTCCTGCAGATGACTATGAACAATACGGCGAACATGCTACATGGATACCAATGGAAAAGTTTGAAGCTGTATACGCTAAGTTATTGATTGCAGATAACGGTACATTAGGTAAGTTTGTGTTCAACGGAAATTACATGTTTAGTCAACAAGGTAAAGATGGAAGTGGTAATAGTTCTAGTGACTATGAAAACTTCAATCCAGACAGACCTGATTCAGGAAACTTTTAGCCTAATCTATACATAGACGGACTTACTGGAAAAATAGTAGCTAGTAATGCTTATGTAAAAGGTTCATATAAAGAATAGGCTAAATTGGTTACTAATTCTGATTATTACTTCTTAGAATATGGCGGAGGTATTATAAGTGTTAATAGAAGTGTAGATGATCTTATGGGGAAAAATACCCATTAGCACGTAAGTGTTGGTAGTGGTTGGATATATAATTCAGGTAATCCTGAAAAAGAATGGTCTTCATACACTATTACTAATGTATCAGATACTCCACTTTTAATAACAAACTATTTTTCAGGTTGTTTCAGAGCATTTAGTTATCTTAATAGTTTATATTATGGAGTAATATTACCAGATAAATATAGTTCTGTTACACTGAGAAGAGTGAGAGTGCCAGATGATACTCCTGTAGATTTTGATGGATTATCTAATGCAGGTTATGTAAACGAAATAGCTCTTATACAGCCAGGGCAAAACAGAGTAACTACTAATGTAACTTGGACAGTAGGAAAGGTTAATTACAATATGATACAACTCTAATGAAAAACATAGTAGATAAATAGCTAAGATACTCTGTTAAAATAAATTACAGAGACGTTTTAGCATCTATATGTATTAACGAACTAGAATCTCTACTTAACAAAGTAGATTTAGTTCAAGATAGATAGATGCTAAAAGATATGATCTGTCATTGTGCAAGACAGATAGGGACAGACATTCCACTAGGATTTACTACTATATGTAATCTGTTCACTCCTTATACAGAACCTGAATGTTTACACGGTAGAGTAATATACAACCTATTCCAATTAGGAGGAGGTATAGAAGAAGCTCCGATTGATGGTAAATAGTATGCTAGACAAAATGCTAAATGGAGTGAAGTTACAGGCGGAGGTGGAGGAGAAATGGAAACAAACACTCCTCTAGTTAAACCAATTATGACAGTATTGTGGACTAATAAAAGAACCGGTAATACTAGTAATTCATTAAACATTAATACTGAAATAGGGGACACCTATAAATGGAGTGGTAACTATATGTGGCAATCAAAGAAAAATTATAAAGATCCTGAAACTATGGAAAGTAATGTGTTTATTGAATTAACAGAAGATGGAATACAATCTCCTACAGTAGAGATGGAAACATTATCTAATACTAATTACTATGTAACACTTAAAGCTCCTAAAACTGGTTATGAAATAGTAGATGGGCAGTTAGTACCGGCTACTGGAGATGACGAAGAAACAGTAAATAGTAAAATTACATTCCTATATCCTGTTTATTATGGAGTAGAAGGTAATATGAATAAACAATTAGTTTCTTCTAACAACATAACTATATCCAACATAACTACTAGTGACAGTGAATATTTTGTGTACAAATATCCTAGTAATTTTCCTAAGCTAACTACTATTACTTAGAATGATGCTTATAATGTTACACAAGCATTTAACTATAGTGAAGAATCATTCACAACTGATACAGGACTTAAATTAACAATGAGAGTATATACTTCTGCTAATCCAGGAGCGTTTACTAATGCTAAACTAAACTTTAAATGACAGAGAGTATAATCACATTCCCGTCGAAGATTGGTAGTAATAACCCTAAGGCCTATGGAGCAGTTAATGCGACATAGGTTTCTGGGCATAAATAGGTTTTTACTACTAGTGATCTGTATACTATTTCTGATTCTATACTTAGCGAAAGTAAAGATAATACTAATAATGATGCTATAGGTTAGAGGTGGTTCGTACAGAGTTCATAGGCTTATTACCAATTAATCAGCTGGGAAAATAGAAATAATAGTAGAGGTTGGTCAGTAGTGCAAGGCGGGAGTGGTGATGGAGGTACTAATATTGTTATATCTGATACTCCGCCTTTAGATACTAATGACATATGGGCAGATGACTCTGAAAAGTCAATTCCTGAATATGTAAATGAAGACTTATAGAGTTTGATATAGGCAGTTAATGCTATTCAACAACAGATAAAGAAATATGAATATGCATTTAACAATCAATTAAGTTCTGGAGATTTTACTAATAATACTGCTGATGCTATTACTAGCATAGAACCAGAATAGCCTGCAGAATATACAGAAGAGTAGAACTTAAAATATATAGGAACTAATACAGCTAGAGAACCAGAATATCCTGCATACTCTGAAACAATGATACCAAATTTAAAACATTTGTGTATTAAAGCAGGTAAGTATACTGATCTATTAGCTAATCAAGATAAATTTTTAAATAACGAATTATTGTGGTGTACCGATACCCAGAGACTTTATATTAAAAGTGAAGGTAACCTTGTATGGATTAATAAATCCGGAGGTGGTGGAGGTGAAGACCCAGACCCAGGAGATGAAGGCATGACTAAAGATGATTTAGATAAACTGGACTATATTGGATTTGTAGCTCCAAGTGGACAAACTTATCGTGTTAAGGTAAGTAATGACGGTAAACTTATTGTTTACATGAAAGAACTCGATACACCTCAAGCAGAACCAACTGGAGGTCAAACAGATCCTAGTACTGGCTGGGTGTATGTAACTTCTTTGTATTTACAGAAATTATATATTAATAGTTTATACTGCGGAGGACTAACTGCAGATGAACATAGCTATAATTACTGTTCACATAATTTCGTAGAACTATCCAATCTAACTGATGCGGATATTAATCTAAATGGACTATCGTTATAGTACTCTAGTGGTGGTACTAATTGGGAAGTTCTTCCCCTTGAAGGGCTAATTAAAAAAGGAGAAACATTTCTTATTAGAGGAGCGCAATGCTCAGTAATGGATGCAAATACTACTCGTATCAAAGTAAACAGTTATGATATGGAATGGTATGCTAAAGACGGACAGTTAATTAAGTTTGATAATACTAAAGCAAAGTTTTATCTTACTTGGGGTAATACTCCTTCTAGTGTAGCATCTCCATATAGTAATGTTGGAGGAAGTTATAAAGTAAGTAAAGGATATATAGATTTAGTGGGATTAAATAAAGAAAATGCCGGTGATGCAGATACTATTGATGCTAAAGAAAATAATCCATATGCTTATCTCAATTCCAACAGATTATTTACTAAGTATTATAGTATGGACCCAGTAAGTCAAGCTACTAAATCGTTGGATAAGAGAAATAATGCCAATGATTGGTATTTCGTAGATTTGACTAAAGATATTATTCCTATGATAGAATCTTATACTCCTAAGGCTACTTATGAGCATAAAAATATATTCTATAATAAAACCAAACTAGATACTACTAAACCGAACTATATTACATGTACTTTTGGTATTCAGGCAACTGCTCCTAATGCTACTAGATGCTTTAACTGGATATCTACTGAGTATCATGACGAATTCTTATGGTATAAGAAGCAAGGAGAATCAGAATGGAACAAAGTAGAATCATTCAAAAATGAATCTGGTATTAGAAAGTATTATAATAGAATTAGATCTGAGTTTACCGATGGTACAGCATTCACTACTCATAAAGTAATAATCAAAAATCTAAGTGCTGGAGTATACGATTACAAGGTAGTTAGAGATGAGAATTACGAAAGTGAAGTATTACATTTTACTGTACGTGAAGGATCAGATGAATTCACCTTTGTTCAAGTATCAGACCAATAGGGATTTAGATGGGATGAATATCAGATATGGAAATCATCTGCTGAATACATCAAAGACAATGTAGCTGATATGGAGTTCACAGTAAATACTGGCGATATGACTCAAAATGGTAATCGTGTTAACGAATGGATTGACTACTATACAGGTAGACAAGCTATAAAGGATTTCGAGGAAATGCCAGTAATTGGAAACAATGACCTGTGTCCTGCCAACATTTATCAGTTAGGTAATGGAGGTGATAGTTCAAAGATTAATCCTAAGAACTTATCATTCTTCTATACTTTTGAAATGGATGAAGAGAATCCTCCTATTTTCAACATTGAGGGTAAAGAAGTATTCATTGATTCTCTATATTCATTCAATTATGGCAATGTACACTTTATGGCTATCAATTCTGAAATTACAGATGGTACTGAGAAGAATGTATATGGACTGAGTACAAACGGTTTGGTATACTCTAATATGAAAACATGGTGTCAGAACGATATTAATAAGAATTCTGATAAGACATGGAAGATAGCGTTTACTCACGAGTTACCATTTACTATTATTACTCAGAATGTAATTAGTAATTTCTATTGGGATAATACAGAGAATAGTAAGATTGAAAGATCTGGTAGTCACTTGAACTATAATACTACAGCTGATAATAAGTATTGGTTTAGTAAATTCTGTTAGGAAAATGATATTAGATTGGCTATAGGTGGACATAAACATACATATGCAGCTACATTCCCATTGAAGGAGAATCCAGCTAGCACTATGAAACCCATTATTCAAGTGACAGCAGAGATGCTACAAGAATCATTTGGTACTACTACTCTTGCTGCTGATAATTCAGATCCACAACTAGAAGGTCAATTATTCCCATCTACATGGATTGGTAATGATGCATATAAGACTCAGAAGCACTTATGTACATTTGAGTTAGTAGATAGGATAACTGCTCCTGTATACATTACTAATCAAGCTACAGGTTATAAACACACTTCTAATAAGGAGTTGCCATCCCCTTATACTCCTTGGGATCACTACTTCTTTCCAGCTACTATTACTCAAACTAGTCAAACAGATATTACAGCTAAAGTAAATGCTGGGCAAAGATATCCTTTCTATACTATTTATAAAGTAACAGCTAGTAATATTCAGTGCATTACTAAAAAGATTAATTACTTATTTACTTCTGCTGGTAAATATAATGTTAATATTCCTAGTAGCAGTAATCCTCCTGCAGCAATTGGTGGAAACGGAGAAATTAATAGTGGTAATGACATAATTGTTATAACAAAATGAATTTAAAAAAGTATAATGAATCTACCGGCACTTGGGATATAATTTCTTCAGGTAATGCTTCTGGTATCATGGTTACTGACCCTCACTTTTTAGAAGAGGGTCAGACCTTTAAATCCGTTAATCAGGTATTAGTGGATATGGACGATAAAGTAGAAGAGACTAAAAGAAATCTAAGTTGGGTCGTATTAAATGGTACTATTGGTGGTGGAGGAGGCGGTGGTGGAACTACTGCTTCTATCAAGCTTACTGACGGCAGTATCGTTACTACTGAAGGCGTACATTATCTCTATTCTACTTCTACTAAGTTAACACTACATTATCTTATTAGTTCTACTAAACCTAATGAGAAGTATAACATATCTGTATCACTAGATGGTAATACTATTATAAGTAATCAAGTAGGTTATTCTTCAGTATAGGGTACATTAGAAATTCCTAATATTGCTGAATTTTCTAGTTCAGCTAGTCACAGTATTGTTGTTACTGCTGAGAATACAGAAGGTATCTCAGTAAGCCCTTACTTGCTTACTGTAGTAGAATCATCTATTAGTCTAGAATCTTCCGTAACTTCTGTAACTGCTACTATAGGTTTACCATACAATATTACTTATAAAATAACTAACAAGGTATTAGGCTCTGAAACTTCTCTTATAGTTACTAATACAACTAATGGTATATCTAAGAGTTATTCTGTAGGAAAATTTACTTCAGTAGAACCTAAGTTATTAGATGTAAACTTCTTTGACTTATTCAATGGTGCTACTCCTACTGCCGGTAGTTCATATACTATATCTGCGCAAGCTACTACTTCTGTAGATACTTAGGTAATCCAATCAGATACTGTTACTAATAAAGTAGTAGTAGAAGATGGACAAACACTAGTAGTATTGGTAGATGGAATTACTACACAAGCTGATATAGAAGCAGGAACAGAACCAACAGAGTTTGCATAGTCTGGTAATATATCATTTTCATTTACTCCATACTTAGCAGGAGTATCAATTATATATTATGCTATCAGAATACAGAGAGGTACTATCACAACTGATATAGGTAACTTCGATGCCGATAGTAGTAATTTCAACTCTAACAGTTATGTGTTAAGAGGTAAAGCTCAAGTATTTAGTTGGTCTATTCCACAAGAAGAATCATACTTGGGAGACTATATTATTACTTTAAGATGTTGGTCTGAAAAAGGTAGTCCTATAACTGATACGATTCTTAGATGTAATGTCATAGCTGCAGATCAAAGTTTGATTCCTACATAGAATCCAAGCAATACTATGTACGCATAGTGGAATATAAAACAAGCTACATTTCCTCAAGAAACATCTGCTAAAATATGGTCTAGCGTTGTACCTAACTTTATTATGCCAGGATAGCAAGAAGAACAATCTGTAACTACTAATTTAAATGTATATGATACTAATGGTATACTATCGGGCTTCTTGAATGAGAATGGATAGAGTAAATTAAGATTGGCTGGAGAAGCATACGGGGTAGTAGATTTACAACCATTCGCTGCGTCTACTGCAGATAATACTAACTGGTCTAGATTAGGTTTTACTATATCTACTACGTTTAAAACAGATTTACATCCGTACAATGACAGAACTGTATTCTTTATAGGAGACTATTCATCAGACAATAGCTTTCAAGAAGGTATTATAGTAAGTCTAGAAGATGTAATATGGAAGTACACAGATGGAGCTATTAAGGAAAGTATATCATGTAAAATATAGCAAAACACTGTAAATACTCTTGATTTTGTAGTAGACCAAAGTAATAAAGAAGTTAAGATATTTGTTAATGGTGTATTGAATGTAGCTAGAGAGATAAAAGATAATTTCACTTGGAGTACATCAAGTAAGATATATTTAGGATGTACTTACTAGAATGGTAAACCTAGTAACTTCAGCGATGTAGAGTTCTATGAAATGAACTTGTTTAGATCTCCTCTTAATGATAAACAGATAGTTATTAATGCACTTAATGCTAGAGTAAGAGCTACATTAACTAGTACAGGTTCTGTAGATTTTACAGAGTATAACAACTTGAAGTTAAAGAACTTCTTTAGTATAACAGAGAATAGTAGTTCTTCAACTCTTTGGGATGACTCTACTGGTACATACGCTAAATTGAATTTTAACAGTCTTATTGGTGATGTTAATAGAAAACCACCTCTTCCAGTAGTATTAATAAACTGTTCCAATTCTGGGTTTACTAAAGCTGTGTATGAAGCTATTGGACCTAATTCAACTATGTACAATGGTTGTACACTTAGTTACTTTGATCCAGATTCAACTAGTGGATCTGCTGTATCTACTACAGATGTATCTGTATAGATTCAAGGTACATCTTCTACTGGTTACAGAAGTAAGAACTTAGAGATTGCTCTCAATAAAATACTTACAGATGATGAAGGTAAATCTATTGGACCAGAGCTATTTCAACCAAAGGCTAGTTGGATGCCTGAGAATCAATTCACATTGAAGGCTGACGTTGTAGATAGTGCTCATGCTAATAATGCTTCTATTGGTAAGTGGATTAATGACAATGCAGATGTACTATTCGATAAGACACCTCCAATGTAGGAATTAGAATCTAGACGTCCTGTGGATTCTATAACTCCTAGTGAAGTACATAATGAGGTAACCATCAAACATACTTTGGAAGGTTTCCCTATCATCCTACTTATACAATTCGATGGTACTAGTACTCAAGAGATGTTGGGTATATATTCTTTCAACTTAGGACGTGCTGCTTATTACAACATGGGTATGAAGTTCTTAAAGAACTTTACTACTAAGATTAAAAATGTAACTGGAGAATATGTAGATCAACCATTGCCTGCTTTCATTACTAAGTATGAAGCATATAAAGTAAATGAGAACTTTGGTAGTATTAATCAATAGTAGATTTACTCATATGAATTTGGAGATAACGCTAACATTATTGAAACTCCAGAGGGTATATAGCATACTGCACTATTCATGTAGGATGACTTAACTGTATTATAGCATGTAGGAGAATTTAAATATAATGGAGCTACTCAAGATGCTACTTCTGTAACTGATAATAATATATGGTAGAGACTGTAGTTACTGTTTACTACACTAGCAGGTATGACTGGTGAAGAGATAAGTAAATACAGATGGAACACTATAACTAAAGGGTATGAAAAAACAGGAGCTACATATCCTGCATAGCAATCCTGGTCTGCTCTTGCCGATGATCTTACTTTAAGACTAAGTATTAGAAATGCATATTCATACTTTATGATATGTGTAGTATTCGGTCTTGTGGACTCATTAGGAAAGAATATGGTGTTAAGATCATGGAATGTAGGAGGATCCACTACAGATTAGAATATGAATAAGTGGTACCCATGTTTCTATGATATGGATACTGCAAATGGAGTAAGTAATACTGGTGAAGAAAATGTTGCTAATACGGCATATATAGACGGTTTCAGCAATGCAGATACTACTACGGGTGTGAACTCTCTTATAATCAAATAGAACGATCCTAATAACGGGTATGACGAATACTCAAGTAGATTGTGGGATGTTCTAAGAGATAGTAGATTCATAAGTACTGGAGTATATTCAGGAAGTGATTATAATGGATTATGGGATCTATGGAGAACCAATAGTTCATTATTAACCAGTTCTTCTATGTTCGTTGAAAACTACTTTAGTGCTTAGACAAAGAACTGTGGAGAACTATTATACAACTATGACTACCGAGTTAAGTATCTTACGAAATATTAGAAAGATGAAGATA